ATACAGGTTCGAATCCTGTCCTGACTACTAAAATTAAACCATGTTAAAACGAATTCATCAGTATTTGAATTGTATATTAAGACACCATAATAGAGAATATACAGGAAACAATGGCATTCAAACAAGATGTAAAGATTGTGGCATGTTCCACAACATATTATAAAACATTGTTAGGCTGTGTATGAAAAGCAAAAAAGTACAAGAGATGCTTGACCAAATGGAAAGAGATCCTTGGTATGTCAAGCTAAGACGTTGGTGGAATGTAAAGATATGGACATACAAATGTCTATCAAGGAAATATTGGGATAAGACACACAGCGGTTACATTTTTAAAAAAAGAGATTTATGAAAGAGTTATATGATTTGGTTGTTTTGGTAGGATTTATCAATAATCTTGCAATATGTTTTGTAGGAATAATTTTGGAGAGACGAATCAATAATCTCAGAGATGATTTTAGAAATGAAATTAGAAACTTAAAAGACAAACAATGAAAATAATAGAAACCAAAATAATATATAGTAGACGATACCAAGATTATGTAAAACTGCATATTTGTCTGTCTGAAGGTAATCCAGTGTTACATTATTTTATAGAGTTTCAAAGTGCATTGTCAAAACTTTCAAGTCTTGAATTAAGACAATTATTAGATAATGAATAAAATAAAAACATGACCCAAAGATTTATCCTTAAAGATGTTGTTACCAATCTGTATTGGCACGGATTTTATACCTCAAAAAATTGGACTGACGATATTTTAGGATCTCACCTATTTTACGATAGGAGTTCGATAGAAGACTTTATACGTTACAATAATAGGGTGTCAGATGGTATGGTTCTTCAAGTAATTGAAATTTGGAAATAAAAGACAAACAAACAAAAACCAGTATATGAACAATTTAAATGGACCAGAAGTAATGCAAGAAGATGGACCTCGGACAGCTATGCTAGGAGATTTAAATGGACCCGAAGAAATTGGGCCTAAACAACGGAAAGAATCTAGGAATGAGACATTGAAAAATTGGGAAATCAACATTAAGTTCTTTAATGTAGGATGTGTAGTGAATGTAGGATGTCAGTCATTTGCTTTTGAGAGCGTAGACAAAATGATGACAGAGCTTAAATTCTATGTTGAGAATCCTGATGAAGCTAGAGTGAAGTATCTTAAAATAAGAGAAGAACAGAAATAACATGTGGACATTCATTAAAAAGCTCCTACCAGCAAGAATAATAGTCAGAAGTTGGTATTGGGTGGAGATTGAAAATGATATGGAAGAAGAGCTGAAAGACATATTTTTTATGCTAGACATAGAAGATTATGAAACAGCTAAAGCATTCATTGCAGATTTTCATAAGAAATATGGTGTTATGAAGAAACCTTATTGGCTATATGAAATGCATTCTCAGATTTGTAGAGCAGAGGGAATGTTAGCTGTATTATCACATCCTTTAATAGAAGAAAACAATGAAGACTAAATTTTTTACCTATTGTCAAAACAATAGTGGAGGAAGTTTTCACATATCAGAAAAAGAAGGAATAGGTCCATATGTTATTATAGAAGCTCTAGATGCTAGACACGCTAACTCAAGAGCTGAGGAAATTGGACTCTATTTTGATGGATGTAGGGTAGGAACAGATTGTCCTTGTTGTGGAGATAGGTGGTATGAAGCTGATGAAAGTGATGGTCACAATGTCCCTATGATATATGGAGAACCTGTAGAAAGTGTAGAAAAAAGCTGGTATAAAGAATATGTTTATATTCATTCTTTAGACAAAACATTCAAAAAAATAGAATTTTTAGAAAATGGCAAATAAAGTATGGCATAAGATTGTTATTGCTACAGAAGAGCAAAATGTAGAAATCTATCCAACAGATGATTATGGTGGCATCATAGTGGAAACTAAAGAACTGGATGATAAGACAGAAAGTTCACGAATGTATCTCAATGAGGATGAAATGGAAATGCTTATTCTCAAGATGAGAGAGATGATGAACTATGTAAAAGAGAAATAATGCTAATAAGTAAGGAAACTCTAGAAGGACTTCGTATTGGAGAACTTACAGACGAGCAATTGGATGAAGCAATTAATCATTACAAGATGTTAGAAAAGCTTCTTGATGTTCATGGAGATAAATATTTTCTTGTTTGGAAGGATGTCTATTATGAATTAATGAGACTTAAGAGTTATAAAGCATCTAGAAATGGAAGAAAAAGCAATACTAAAGTTTAATGGTGGATTATTAGCAATTCTATGCTCTAAATGTAGCGTAATCATCAAAACAGGCAAGGATTTTACAGAACAAGAGAAGCTATTTGTAAAAGGGGAGGTGCTACTACCTCCCCAATACTGTGAAAAATGTATATATGAAAGTAGAAATCTCATGGAACAAAATTGATGACTGGTGGCTTGCTGTAGGAATATCACTGACAAAATATAATTATAGTGATCGGTATGTTCTTACACTAGAATTCTTGGTTTTCTCTGTTTATTTCAGATTTAAAATAAAATAAGAGCTATGACATATGTATGTGAAGTGTTTTACAAGTTTGTTTATGTCGATTCTGAAGGAAAAGATGGTTCTCAAAGCAAATGGTTCTCAAATCGTGAAGGTATGTGGCCTGAAGCACATGAGAAAGCAAGAGAATATTCAAAATTCCTTCAGAAACAAGGCTATAAGGTGACGCATACAGAATTGTTGCACACATCCCATTACAAAATAAAAGATGATGAATTATGGTGAATACAATATTTAAGAAACATGTAGAGAGATATGAGGCTGGTAATGCTGGTTCCTCTTTATGGCAAACATGGAAAGTGGTTGCTGATTTGGGGGATGGACTGTATAGCTGTGTTCGTGTAGACAGCACATATGATCCTATGGGTGCAGCTAGCCCTCAGAAACGTACATTTAAAGAGAAAGATATTCTCAAATATCTACAAAACAAATAATCGTTATGCACGAATATGTAGAATTGGTACTAAAGAGCTACATGCCCAAACAATTAGAGGTGGGTATGTGGTTTATTAGTGATGATAGACAAGTTTGGGCTCTTGATAAAGTTCCTTTAAAGAGTATAGAGGAGTTTGTTGTCACAAATGGTGCACCTGTAGAGCCCTATCTCATCTATGAAGAACAGGTGATAGCCACTCCTGATGAGATAGGATGGTTTGATGATGGTCCAGAATTTGACAATCTCAGAGATTTACAAGTGGATGACATTAATTTCATCAATGATGAATTTGTTGGATTTGTAGATATTGAGGTGGATGAACAGAGACATTCTGAAGGTGAACTTGTACCAATTATGTACGATGGGAAGGTGGTAATATGCTTTCCTGGAACGTATGATGAAGAAGAAGAAGAAGAAGAAGATAACAATTAAAGACTAATCACATGAACCTGTTTGAGAACATTACAATCGAAAGACTGCAACAAATTGAAGAAGAAAGAGAAGCAACACAATTTGATCCTGAATTTCAAAGATGGATAAAAGAGCTCAATGTTAGTAAGATGTATGTTAATAAGGATGGGATAATCAATGCAAGAAACATGATGCAAGATTATTCAATAGCAAAAACTTACAAATTGAGATAAACGACAAGAACATTTTCCATTAGTTAAAGTACAATCAAAAGTCAAAGCACAATTAACGTTTAAAGCACATGAAAAAGAAGAACGAATCTTACAAGAACACATTGCAAATTAAATGGTTGGGTAACAATGCAAAACTCACTTTCAGCTATTTGGCTGGTATCAACCGTCCCATCTATCCTGCACAGGTGACTAAACTTGCTGAGTCAATTAATAAAATGGGTGTGATTCGTCCTGTTGTTATTGCAGAGATTGACTTTATCACTGGTAAGAAGACAAAATACATTATTGATGGTCAACACCTGTTCAATGCCTTGATTAGAAATAATATGGAAATCCCATATGTCACTATTGTCATCAAGGATAAGAAAGACTTAGTTGAAACTATTGCTAAACTCAACGCATCTTCTAAGAACTGGTCATTATTAGACTATGTTACAGCTTGGGGTTCGCTGAATCCAGACTATGTTAAACTCAATCATTATTTCCAAGTGTATGATTTGGATATGGGTTTCTTGACAGCTGTACTCAGTGATATCACCACCGATGGTGGTAATATAACTAAGAAAATTAAAAACGGTGAGTTTAGAATCATCAATGAAAAAGAGAATGTAAAACTTCTCGATCAACTAACCGATGTTCTCAAGATAGTTCGACGTATGAACAGACGTGAAAACATATACTTGTGTAGAGAATACATAAAGTTTGCCAAGGGTTGTGCTAAGTATAATCATGATAGATTCATGAAAAACTTAGCCAGGAACAAAAATAAATTTGTTCTTGCCACGCAAGAAGAAGGTATGTTGAAAAAGTTATTTAGTAATCTTTTATAAACCAATGAGTTATGACAGCCACACTTGTTTATCGCTCCTCTTGGAGCCCATGTAGACCCTCAGTGTACACTGATGATTGCGAGAATCCAAATGTGAACAAGTTAATTGATGCTATTTTCAAACGAAAATCTACAAACAGATTGGTGTTTGAGAATAACAAAATGTATTATTGTCCTTCTGATGACTACAAAAAAGTTGTTAGACTGCGTAAGATAAGGTAAATTTGATGTCCCCACATCTCTCTAATGATAGGTGTGGGGATTTAAACCTTTACATATGGCAAAAGATAAATGCATCTTATGTGGTGCTGAGACACCTTATGATGAAGAAACTCATGTTCATTCACGAAATGGTTATATTGAAGGAGCTGGACAGCTTTGTAAGAATTGTAGCAACGGTAGTAATATTGTTGTTCCCTCATCTTTTATTGAGCATATTCCAAATGATCAAGAGTTAGGCGAAACTATTAGAACTATTTATTTCACAAAGACAATTAAAAATGTCTAAAAAGAACAAAAAGAAGTGATTTATGCCTGATATATCTATGTGCCCAGGAAATGATTGTCCTCTAAAGGAAGAATGTTACAGACATAAAGCTACACCCAGCGAATATCAGTCCTATTTTGTAGAGGCTCCATATGATAGCTTCAATAAGGATTGTGATTTCTTTTGGAGAATTGAGAAAAAGAATAAAACTGAAGAATAATGGACAATGTAATCATCTATGACATAGAAACCATGAAAGAATTCTTTCTTGTTGGTGCATATATTCCTAAAACAGGAGTATATTATGAATTCAGCATCAACAAATGGGAGAATCAAATAGACAGTTTCATCAAGTTTGCAGAACAACATTCTGACTACTATTGGGTGGGCTATAACAATCTCAGGTTTGACTCTCAGGTGGTAGAATGGGTGATGCGTAATCATGAAAACTGGCATGAGCTTTCTGGTCTAGATATTACAACCAAAATTTATCAGAAGTCTCAGGATGTTATTGATGATGCTAATCATGATGTGTTTCCTGAATATAGAGAAACAGACTTGTCTCTCAAACAGATAGACCTCTTCAGGATTCACCATTTCGATAATAAGAATCGTAGGGTGAGCTTGAAGAGACTAGAATTTGAGATGGACTTAGAGAATATTGAGGAGATGCCTATTCATCACTCTAAACTAGATTTGACACGAGAGGAGATTGTTGTTACACAGCAATATTGTCAGAATGATGTTTTAGCCACTTATCAATTTTATCTTGTCACTATTGGGGAAACAAATCATCCTTTATATAAAGGAAATAACCAAATAGAGCTCAGACAGGATATAGAAGCAGAGTTTGGTATTCCTTGTCTCAACTATTCAGATAGTAAGATAGGGGATGAGATGATTAAGAAGTTCTATTGTCAAGAGAAGAACTTAGACTACAAGGATCTTCCTAAGAAGGGAAAGTTTAAAAAGAGCATATCTGTTAGAAGCTGTATTGCTGATTATGTTACATTTCAAACTCCTGAGTTAAATAGCTTCCTTCAGAAGATAAAGAAAATGTCCTTAGGCATGCAAGATGATTTCAAAGAGGAGTTACATTTCTATGATAATGTATATTCCTTTATGAAAGGTGGTTTGCATACAGAGAACAAGCCTGAGATATTTGAAGCTGATGATGAGTATTTGATTATTGATTGGGATGTGTCTAGCTATTATCCAGCCATCATCATTAACAATGGACGCTATCCTTCTCACCTAGGTAGAGAGTTTCTTCGTGGATATACAACAATGTTTGAGAAACGATTGGAACTCAAACCTTTAGCTAAGAAGGATAAGAAAATCAAGGGTATTGTTGGTGCTCTAAAGCTTGCAGTTAATAGTGTTTACGGTAAGAGTTCTGACATGCAGAGTTGGATTTATGACAGACAGCTCACTATGTTCACCACTATTACAGGAGAACTCAGCTTGATGATGCTTATTGAGGCATACGAACTCAAAGGTATTCATGTTATATCCGCTAACACAGATGGTGTCACTATTAGAATTAAGAAGGAAAATCTTCATCTAATGGATGCTGTTAATGAATGGTGGATGGAGCTCACAAAATATGAGCTAGAACGCACTGATTACCAGAAGATTGTGTTTTCCACTGTAAATGACTATATTGCAATAAAAACTGATGGAGAAGTTAAGAAGAAAGGTGATTTCCTCACGGATTTTGAGCTTCATAAAAACAAGTCAGCAAGGATTGTACCATTGGCTCTTGAACAATATTTTGTTCATAATATACCTGTTGACCATACTATTAGGAGTCATAATAATATCTTTGACTTCTGCCTAAGACAGAAAGCTAGTAAAGATTTCCATTATGAAGGATGGAATAGAGCTAGAGGTGAGAAAACTGTCTACAATAAGCTCATCAGGTATTATGTAAGCAACACAGGAGAGAAGCTTCTCAAGGTGAAGAATGCTGATAGTGAGTCTACAGCTCCAGATGTTTCTCAAGTGGAAGCAGGAGAATGGGTGTGCACTGTCTGTAACAACTTAAGAAAAGATGATCATCCTATAGGTGGTGTAAATCTGGACTATTATTGTGAGAAAGCAGAGAGAATTATTAGGAAAATTCAAACAAAAGGTAAGAAATCAAAAATTAACGTCAATCCAAATCAACTATCGCTATGGTGAAGCTACTATTTCTAGCAATGACAATTGTTCCTACAAAAAGTGATGTATGGAGTGAAATAAAGAATTCAGGTGTTAAGCATCCAAAAGTGGTATTTGCTCAAGCAATCATTGAATCAGGAGGATTCAAGAGTGTGTTATCAAAGGATTGTAACAATCTCTTTGGAATGCGCGTTCCTAAGAAGAGGCAAACATTAGCTGTAAAGAAATGTAAACATAAATCTGGTTTTGCAAAGTTTGACAGTTGGCAAGAGAGTGTGTACGATTATCTACTCTATCAGAAAAATGTTCTCAAGAATAAGGGAAAGATGACTGATGAGCAATATCTTAGATATATTTCAACATCATATGCACAAAATCCAGAATATGTCTATCTGATTACTAAAACAATGAAGAAATATTCAAAACTAACATTATGACTATTAAAAAAGGAGACAAATATCTAGATCATCTAGGTAATTCATGTTTTATTAGTTACATGAGACTAGATGTTGTAAAGCTTACATATCCTTTAGACAATGGCAGAATAGATGTTTGGAAAAAGGATGATTTCATTGCTAATGTAAACAGGCTTGCATTTGTTAAACAAAAGAATGAGCCTGTTACAAGAGAGAACGTTGGTACCCATCTTGTAGAATATCAGTTGAGCTTAGTGGGCAAAACTATGGAAGACGCTAAACAAGATGGTAAGTGGTATGATAATATCACTATGACATCAAGACAACATGAAATGTTCAAGTCTTATGCAATTCCTCTCATAAGGAAGATATTTAAATGCAACAAGAAAAGAGCTGAGACAACATTTGCTTGGTTTGATTTAGCTCAAGGACTTAGGGTTAAAGACTGATATATGGAAGCTTTAGTTTATGTCCTAGTGATATTATTAGCTATATTCTACGGAATTCTTTCTTACAATATGGTGAATGGTCCTTCTGAAGAAGAAGAGATAGATGATCCCACCACTACATGCTGGCATGATGATGATCATCATCCAGACCAACCTATTTAGCCATGAGCAAATATGAGAATAATGCAAAGATTACATTCTTTGGATGGGTTGGTTTAATCATCGCATTAGTAATTAGTTTTTTTCTATCCCACTGTTAATTTATGAGTAGAAATTTGTATTACTTGATTGATACCGAAGGATGGTATAGAAGCGTTGTGTACATACTTGGAGAACCTTGGAGCACAAAACACACTGTTGACACCAGTGCTGTTAGGTACACACATGAAGAGATGCTCAGAGCAAAAGAATATCTGAGAAACAGAAAAGTTAAGGTTAATGAAATGAAAATTCATGGCGAAAGGAAGTTTGATAGATTTGGTAACAGGACAGATGTTGGTAAAAAGACCAAGAATTCTGTCAAAAAATCACAATCGAAATAGAAACCGATTTCCTTCTTACAGCAATTGGCTTAAATGGGGAATGCATAAAAAACCTATTGTATTATATGAATCTAAAAATAACGCCACATCACTTTGAAGAGCTTATTAAAAAGGGTTATTCTTTAGATGCTGTGTTTCTATTGAAGTTGATAGAGCAGCAGCTAGATATTCAACCTCTCTGTGAAGGGAGTATGAAAATAGCTGCTCTCTATCAAACTTTAGTGAGAAAAGGACTCATATCTGATAGTGATAAGATAACCACAGAAGGTAATCAGCTTCTCAAGTTTATTGACACTAAAGAGGAAACAAAGATTTTAAAACGTAAACCTGCCACCACAGAATTTGAAGAGTGGTGGAAAGCATATCCAGGTACTGACACATTTACTCACAAGGGTAAGAAATTCACAGGTGCTAGAAGTCTGAGACAGAATAAAGAAGAATGTAGAATCAAGTTTGATAAGATTCTTCTAGAGGGAGAATATACAGCAGCTCAGCTAATAGAAGCTTTGAATTTTGACATCCTTCAGAAGAAAGAAAGTTCTGTTAAGACTAACAGCAATAAGGTGACATATATGCAGAACTCCCTCACCTACCTAAACCAAAGAAGCTTTGAACCATTCATTGAACTCATTAAAGAGGGAGCTGTAATACAAGAAACCTTCAAACCATCTGATGGTACAGACATTTAACTTTTCAAACATGAAAAATGGACAACAGAATAATAACAAAACTTATAAGAGAGGTGATAATTCTCATCTGTCTATCAGTGGCTATAGTTTACGCACTGATTTATGTTATTGATTTCCTAACTGGATTATACAAATTATACAGTTTCTAATGAAACACAATCTAATTAAAACAATAACATGAAAAACGTACATTTATTACCTACGGATAAACTTATAAAATCTGCTGGGGATTTAGTTAAAGACAAATATGGTAGTATTCATATTTTCACCAAAAATGATGGTAAGGAGTATGGAAAAACTACCACTAAATTAAACATCTACATCACTGATAATTCAGAAATTAAAGAAGGAAATTATGTAGTTGTCGATTGTTCAGAAATAGAAATAGAAGAAGTAAGACTTGTAATAGGTTATTACAACGAACAATTCCTTTTTGATGATAGAGGTCAAATACACATGGATTATTGTAAAAAAGTCATTCTGACAACCGACCAAGACTTAATCAAAGATGGCGTACAAGCTATTGACTATGAATTCTTACAATGGTTTGTTAAGAATCCAAGTTGTGAGTGGGTTGAGGTTATGCCTATCGGTTTTGAAGATAGGGATGATTATTTAATCATGATCCCACAAGAAGAACCTAAACAAGAAACACTTGAAGAAGCTGCTGAAATATTTTATTCTGAACAGTCAAAAGCTTACGAAGATGCAACAGAACCTATGTTTGATAATTCAAGATATTTAGTTGCAGGTTTTATTGAAGGTGCTAATTGGCAAGCTGAAAGAATGTATAGTGAAAAAGAAGTGATTGCAATAGTTGAAAAAAGTAGAGAAACAGGATTAACTGCTGAATACTTACTTTTAACTGACCAATTTAAAAAGAAGTAACATGAAACTAATAAACAAAGATGTATATGAGCATTATTGTTCATTGGAAATGTTGCAACTGCTCTATGATAAAGGTATGAGATATCGTGAATGGACAGATGGTGCATTTACACATAACTCATTAGCTGAACATAGGTTCAACCAAGGTGATGTGTCTCATCTAAAGGACACTGTCACACATCAAATTGTTGTTGAGTGGTTGAGGGTTAATCACAGTATATGGATTTATACTTCTTCTCATGAGGTAGATAAGTGGTGTTACCACATAGGAAAAACAATAGCAGGTAAAATTAGTCCAAAAGTTTGCGAAAATGGTTTTTTCGGTTTAGATGATTATGACACTCCACAAGAAGCGACGGAAGCTGGAATCCTTTACGTTTTAAATAATTTGATATGACACAAAAAGAAATAAATCCTGAAGACTATTCCTCAATAAGCAACAAGTGGATAGACGATAGGATAGAAGAACTACAACGAATAGCTAACACAAGAATAGAGCCATTTGTTGAAGGTAAGTATGTAGGACAGCTTAGACTGCTTAAAGAACTAAAAGAGCAGCTTATTCCATTAACAAAACTTTATAATCAAGAAGAATTATGACACAGGAGGAAAAACAACAACTTATAATAGTTTTGGTATTAATAGGAATACCATTCTCAGCTTTAGTTTATGCTTTATTAACAAACCTTCAGGTATGTTAAAAAACAAACAAAATATGACACAAGAAGAATTTATGGAAAGAAATGAGTTCTTAGAAATGGATGGACTTTTTTGGGAGAGTGGAACTCATGAATGGTTCCATGACAGAAGCTCTACCCAATATGCACAAAAGAAATCTGTTCTTTCGGGAACAGGAGAAGTAGATGATGCTTTAAACGTGGCTTGTTTTGTAGTGAGGAACAAGCAAACTGGGGAATATGACAGAGTTATGATGGATGTGAAATCTAATGAAGTCATATATGAAACCAAACAATTAGAAGATTTGGGATATCATATAGATTCATTAAAAGTTAAAAAAAGATTTGAGTGAAGTTTGGAAAATAATACAACTAATTATGACACAAGAAGAAACACAAGAACGCAACAAGCAGATTGCGTTGATGCTTGGTTGGAAAGAAGCTACATTAGAATACAAACTAAAATGGTGTTCTGTTAAAACAGAAGAAAGGCTAAACAGAATAAACCCAGAATACGTTCCAGTTTTAATGAAGGAAAAGGAAGAACCTCTTTTTGAAAGTTCTTTAAAATGGCATTCAGATTGGAATTGGCTAATGGAAGCAGTTCAATTTTTATATAAACACTTTGAAAGTAAAGAAAGGAGTTGGACTTCAATTGAGAGGTATCCGCTTTATACAGATATTGAAACTGTTTTTGTTTTAGTATGTGATTTTGCTAAACATTATAACGAAGGAAAATTATGACACAAAAAGAATTTAACGAGAAATACAAACAATACATACCTAAGGGTTGGTACGGATTATCATTTGACATTCCAGAGGTGACAATCTATCTTGATGGTGTGATGCAAGACCTCATCACCATGCCTGAGTTTGAGCTGAAACAGATTAAACTGAAGTATAATATGGCAAGGTTCTATTTTAATACTAGTTGGGAACAGAAGCATTTGGAACTTGCTTTGCAAGCTCGTATTGAATATAAGATTAACGAAATAGTAAAAAAGATAGACGATGATGCTAAGTCATGAAGAAGAAGCTTTTGAATTAGTAGTTCTGTTCCAAGATAAGAGTAATGGAATAAGAAAAGAATTGGCTAAGAAACATGCAATAATGGCAGCCAGTCTAATTAAAGAAGAGGTGTTGAAAGTGGTGAGTGAGGAAGACTCTACTGTTCATGCCATCTATTGGGATAGAGTGATTGATAAAATACAAAAACTGTAATTATGACACCGAAAGAAAAGGCAGAAGAGTTAGTATCAAGATTTATTGTTCATACTAACCTGTTTAATCCTGATAATCCAAATAACAACGGATGGGAAAAGGATATTGATTCTGCTAAAAAATGTGCATTAATAGCAGTGGATGAGATATTAAACGATTTGAAGGAATCACTTGAAATAGCAGAAGGTTTACATCCACATGCTAAAGGTCTTATTTCAGGTTCTTTAGTAGCTTGGCAGAAGGTAAAAACTGAAATAGAAAAGCTATGAAAGAAGAAAAATACTTTCTTGATTTTAGCAAAACCATTAGAAAATGCATCATTATGTACGAAGTGAAGGGAAGTGTTCACAGCCCTATAATGTACATTAAAAAACCAAAATGGAGATCGGAAGAGGAATTTGTTGAATTTGTTAAGTCATTACAAATATATATAACGAAAAAGCCATGAAAGACTTTATCCCATACAAAGAAGCAGTAGCAGTTAAGAAACTTGGGTTTAATGAACCTTGTTTCAGATTTCAAAATAATATATCACATACTATTGAAGAAAGGGGATGGCTAAATTGGAATTATGTTGAAAAATTTATTTCATTACCACTATTCTCACAAGCATTTAGATTTTTTCGTGAGAAGTATAATTTACATTCATATATTGAAGGTGCATATCCTTGGTTCAGATTCTATATAAACTCTGAAGATGATAGATGGGAAGGTCATAAAGAAATGACTTACGAAGAAGCAGAACTTGCTTGTCTTCGTAAACTTATTGAAATAGTAAAACAAAAACAATGAACTTATACAGATATAGAGTGGTGGAGAGAACTATCACCACTATAATAGCAGGCAATTCTACTGAGCGTATTGAGTATTATGTACAGCAATCTCTGTTAGGTGTTATGTGGGTGGATATGGTTGATAAACATTCTATTCCGTATTATTGGGCTTATCCACAAGGTGCTATTGAGCACTACAATAACCTCACCAAGAAACAAACAACAAAAGACAAAGTGGTTCATCCAATAAAACAATAACACCATGACACAACAAACAAAGGGCAATGACCCAATATCTGCAACACAAGAATACCATAGTAAAAATTTTGGTGTCGTTCTTGCAAAAACAGGCTTAACAAAAAGAGAATATTTCGCAGCAATGGCTATGCAAGGTATATGTGGGAATAGTAGTCTTGCCGAAATATCATCCTATAATTCATTTGCTGAATGGTCGGTTCAACAAGCCGACGCATTAATCGAAGCACTAAATAAAGAGAAATAACATGACGGAAGAAACATTAACAATCGTAGTAAAATTTCTTATTGGGTTTGTCTTTGGATTTTTATTAGGAACAGCATTGTTTAAAAAGAAATAACATGACACAACAAACGGCAGTTGACTGGTTGGTGCAGCAGTTAAAAACAATATATGATATAGATATTGAACGGCTATCTGTAACCGATAAAGCCAAACAAATGGAGGAAGAGCAGCATAAAAATACTTGGTTTGACTCTACTCTCCAATTTGATAATTCCGCAGGAATAGTCTTTACAAGTGGTTTTGAACAATACTACAACGAAACTTATGGAGGTAATAAATGAAATGCCAACACGAAAATTGCACAAGAGACGCAAAAATTAAAAACCTAGAATACCATCCTGATAAATGGTTGTGTACTTTTCACGCTAATAAAGCAAAAGTTGCTGGTAGAATAAATCAGAAGATAAACAAAAAAAAGTATGGAAAAACAGACAGCAACTGATTGGTTAGCTGAAAAGTATAACTACATAACATGGATGAGAAATAGAGACGAAATGTCGGCTGAAACAGCTGATATATTAAGAGCTCAGTATATAGAAGAAGCTAATCAAATGCATAAAGAGCAAACTAAAGCAGCTTACAACAAAGGTTATCAAGACGGAGAAATTGATAGTCTTGATGCGAAGGATGGTGATGTTCAATATTTTGAGGATGCTGAAAATTATTACACCGAAACTTTTGGCAAAGAGAATATCGTCTAATTACACGATGATTTGAAATTATCGCCTAAATACACTATAATGAAAAAGTTAACTAGCGAGCAGCAACTAATTTTGGATGTTGTAATGAAACATTCAGAATTCACAAAAGAGGAAATTTGCAGTGCAAGTAGAGATTCAGCATTGATTAAGACAAAGCATCTTTTGATGTATCTTTACAGAGAATGTCTTGGGATGTCTTTAGTGAACATAGGAAACATTATGCAATCTGGTGATCTTACATATCACCATTCAACCATTTTAACTGGTTGTAGAAGAGCAAAAGATAGATTGCGTGAGAAGGATACAGCTTTCTGCTACCTTCATAACAAAGTGGTGCAGGACCTTATAAATCATGGAATTGGGTTTAAGAAAGAGGGTGAGTCTCTCATCATACGCTATCCAAAAGGATATCGCATCCATGATGTTGTAAAAGTGTTGATGAGTAATTTTAAAGAATTGAATTATGAATTTGTATGAGTTTTGAACTACTTAAACATGAGGTTGAGTTAGGACTGGATGGTCGTAATAGTGGTATTCCTATGGGTTTTAATAGACTCAATAGGTATATTGGCATACGTAGAGGTGTTTATTTTTTGGTGGGTGGTTTAACAGGTTCTGGTAAGACATCCTTTATAGATGATGCATTTGTTTTGAACCCTTTTGACTGGTATATCAGTCATAAAGACCCAAAATTGAAGTTACGACTGATTTATCGTTCAATGGAGAGGTCTAGAACCTATAAACTTGCTAAATGGGTGAGTAGGAAGATATTCATTGACCAGGGAGTAATCATTCCTGTAAGTAAACTTCTTGGTTGGACCGAAAGGCTTACGAAGGATGAGCATGATCTGTTTCTGATGTATGAAGACTATATTGGACAAATGGATGATGTCATCACTATTATTGATGGACCAGAGAATGCTGTAGGTATTGCTAAAGAATTAAAGGCGCATGCTCTGAAAAATGGGCGCATTGAGCAGATAGATGAGTATAATAAGCGCTACATTCCTAATAATGAGAATGAGATTACAATTGTCATTATTGACCACATTGGTTTGTTGAAAACCACTAAGGATCAATCCACTAAGAAACAGGCTATTGATAAGATGAGTGATGAGCTCAGATATGCTCGTGACTTTTATGGATATACGCCTGTTGCGGTGAGTCAGTTCAATCGTGATATTAGTAATCCAATAAGGATTAAGAATGGTGATGTTGAGCCTCAATTGGAAGATTTTGCTGATAGTTCACAAACTCAAAATGATGCTGATGTGGTGTTAGCTCTATTTGATCCTATGCGTTATAAAGTGCCTGATCCTAGTGGATATGCATTAGATAAGCTGAAAGATGAGTTTGGTGCTAAGTATTTTAGGAGTTTAAGACTGATTAAGAATTCCTATGGGGAAGATGATGTTCGTATTGGTTTAGGCTTTATGGGCCAGATTGGTATGTTCAAGGAGCTTAAGAAGAGAAAAGACATGACAGATAATGATTATGAATCAGTTACAAACAAATCCTACTTTTTAAACAATAAATAATTTATGAATTTTAAATTCTTTTCTACTGTTCCTAATGAGAAAGATCTATTTTGGCAGATTATTCTATTTCCAAACATCACTATTCTTAGGAGTCCAAATCCTCTTGACAGATATACAGCTATAAATTTTGAATGGCTCTTCTGGAGCTTTACAATTGTTTCAAATGACAAGAAAAGAGTATATTAATCATAGGGGTGGTAATCTAGGATTGATTATTTACGAGTATTACAAAGAGAAAGCTAGTGTAAATGTTGTTCCTGATATGAACATGTTTCTAATGTATCTCAATATGTGGTGTGCACAAAAAGGGACGGGATTAGGACATTTATATCAAGTTGCTGTACAATATTATGATGCAAAGTTTAATATAACTACAGTGATAGGAAGGGATAACGAGTTTATTATGTGTGTATGACACTAAGAGACAAACGACAGCAAGAGTTTGCTGATCAATGGATAAATGCTGGTAAGTTTGGTATTCTGAATCTATGTCCCAGGTTTGGAAAGATTCGCACCACCATCAACATTCTCAAAAAGCTTAAGCCTAAGAGTATTCTTATTGCCTATCCAGATAATAAGATTAAAGACTCTTGGATGGCTGATTTTGAAGAGATGGGGTATGTGAATGATAATATCACTTACACTACGCATCTATCTTTACATAAGCACAAAGAGGATAGTTTTGATTTCGTTGTAATAGATGAAATACATCTCCTCTCTGAGGCTCAAATAGAGGCAGCTAGAGAGCTTATTGAGAATAATGAGAATGTATTAGGGCTCACAGGTACACTGTCTAGATGGACAGAGGAAACGCTAGAGAGCGAGCTTGATTTGCGTGTGATAGCACACTATCCAATCAGTCTTGCTATTGAGGAAGGTGTTATTGTGGATTATGAAATAATTGTAAAACTGGTTCCTTTAGATGACAAAACGAAGCAAAACTTTAAAGGTAAACTTCGTACAGAGAAGAAACAGTTTGATGCTATTACATGGGCCATTAATCAGTCTGAGAGAGAAGGTAGAAATACAATGTTTCTCAGGCTAGCCAGGATGAGGATTATACAAAACAGTATTGCTAAACTTGAATACACCAAGAGAATATTACAACAGTATAAGGATGAACGTATTTTAGTTTTCTGTGGTGTCACCAAGATAGCTGACTCATTAGGTATTCCTTCATATCACAGTAAGAAAGGAGAGAAGGATATGTTTGATAAGTTTGCTGCTGGTGAGGGATTGAATCACATGGCTGTAGTGAAGATTGGTAACACAGGGGTTACATACAAACCTCTTAACAAGGTGGTGATCAATTATTTTGACAGCAATGCAGAGAATCTTGCACAGAAGATTAATAGATGCATGGCTATGGAATATAATAATCCTGATAAGAAAGCCAACATTTACATTATTTGTACGACTGAGGATGCTGAAAAGAAATGGTTGAAAAAAGCGTTAGAGTTCTTTGACAATAGCAAGATAAAATTTGCTTAATGAGTAGGAATTTTGTATCTTTACAATCCTTCATTAACTAAATTAAAGCACATGTCAAGTAAACTCATCGCAATTGTTGGTCAAACAGGTACAGGAAAGTCCACATCTATTAAACATCTAGATCCTAAGGAAACGTACATTATTAATGTAGCAAAGAAAGAGCTTCCTTTCAAAGGAGCAGACAAGTTGTACAACACAGAGAATAAGAATTACAAAGAGATTGATGATGCAAACGAGATTACACGTTTGTTGAAAACACTCTCAGAGAAAGCGCCTCACATCAAGAATATCGTAATTGAGGACAGTAATTACATTATGGGTTTCAATCTCATGGCTAAAGCTACAGAAGTGGGTTTCACAAAATTCACTCTTATGGCTAGAGACATGGTGGATTTGTTCAAAGCAACACGTTTATTGCGTGATGATCTGAAAATCTTCTATTTCACACATCCTGAAATCATTGAGGATGGTGGCGAAATTATTGGATATAAGATCAAGACCGCTGGTAAAATGATTGATAACCAGATTGGACTAGAAGGTTTGTTCACTATATGTCTGTACACACATGTTGAAGAAGCAAAAGATGGTGTGTGTAGCTATTATTTTGTAACAAACAGGTTCAAAAAGTATCCTGCAAAGAGCCCAGATGGTATGTTTGAGGAGATTAAAATCCCTAACAACTTGAAGGTTGTAGCAGAGAAAATAGATGAGTATTATAAGTAAACAACAACAAACGTTCATTAACAGTTAAATTCAAAACCATGATTCAAGGTAATCAGAGAGAGCAAAAGCAAACACAGGACTTTTCAAAGAAGGTAGGATTGTTTGAAGCAGAAGTTGTAGCAATCAATCCAACAGCACAAGAGTACAAGGAAATTCTAGACATTGAACTTCCTTCAGAAAGTAAAGCAACAGAATATCTTGGTAAGAGCAGAGATGGTAACACCTATTTGCGTGTTGATGTATGGCTCAAAGAAGTTAAGAATGGTGACAAACTGAAAGTGTCATTCTTCTTGGAGGATAAAGAGCGTGAGAATAAGGATGGTAGCAAAAAGCAGTATATCAATAATATTGGTAGGTGTGCTTGGGCAGATGATCCCAACAACTTGGCTGAGTGGTTCTCAAAACGTGACTATCGTGTAGCTTATGTAGGTGAGGAAGAACTGTATGAATTCCTTCGCACATGGTTGGGCAAACTTGACTATATGAAGGATGATTCTGTTCTTCAGGCTGATTGGAAGAAGCTCATGAGAGGTAATGTTAGCGAACTGAAGTCTCAAGTGGAAGGTGCATATTGCACAAACATTGGAGCTCTTGCTACAATCATCATGAAAGAGAAAGATGGTGAGCATAAGGAGTATCAGGGTGTGTATAATAAGGCATTCTTGCCAGCTTATGCTCTCAAGAACTTCCGTCTCATCAACTATAATGATGTCACTGTACAAACCACTCTTCGCAATAAAAAGCTTAAGGAGCTCAAGCCTCATGAGCGTTTTGTAGTGAATGTAAGTGGTGAATATGGATGCCGTGATTATTACATTCTTCGTGATATCAAGGACTATAATGCAAATGATAATCTCGTAGCGTCTGATGCAGCTATTGCTGATGATGATGGTGGTTATTAATTAATGTATAAAACCTAAAATAACCCCTCATCAGAATTTCTGGTGGGGGGTTATTTATATCAGCTATATATGATTCAAGGTGATGTTAAGGTGAGATTAACTCCAAAAGCTGTATTGAATAAAGTATCAGAGTATGATATATTTAGGTTTTACATGCCAGATAAGTCTTGGAAGATAAATCATGTGACACTATCTCCCTTCAGAAATGAAAACAATCCTTCTTTCTTAATAGGCAGTAGAAGTGGTTATCTCACATTCATAGATTTTGCTGACACTAGCAAACGTGGAGACTGCTTTACGTTTGTAAAGATGTTATTCAATCTGAATAGTATGGATGATGTCCTTAGGATGATTGATAAAGACTTTGGACTAGGATTTCTACCAGGAACTTCTACAGAGAGATATAAATCCATTCAAAAGGAATATAAACAACCAGAAGAATTAGGTAAGAGATATTCTTTGATTCAGGTGATAACTAGAAGATTCAATAATGATGAACTAGCTTATTGGAACAACTATCATCAAAGCTTAGATGATCTAAGAGCTAATAATGTTTACGCTATAAAGGATTTGTATTTCAACAAAAAGAGATTTCCTCTAAAGGAAACAGATTTGAGATTTGGCTATCTGTATGATGGTCATTGGAAGATATATAGACCTTTTGCTGACAAGAAGAATAAATGGGTGCCTAATAATGTTCCTATTACAACAATGGATGGTAAAGAGGATATTGTAAATTGTAATGTAGCATTCATTAACAAGAGCAAGAAGGATTATATGGTGATGAAAAAAATATTTCCTTGTTGTTGTGCTGTCCAGAATGAGGGTGTAGCATGTTTCTCTCATGAGAATGTTGAATATCTGAAAGCCAATTCTGATAGGCAAATATTGAGCTTTGATGCAGATGATGTAGGTGTTAGGAATAGTCAAATGATAACAAAGATGTTTGATTTTGAATATGCTAACGTTCCACGTAAGTATTTGACAGAAGGAATCAAAGATTGGGCTGATTTAGTTAAAGCACATGGATATAATGTTATTGAAAACTATCTAAAAGAAAAACAACTATTATGACACTAGCAGATTTGACAAAATGGGTGAAAGAAGAAACTATTAAACATCCAGAGCACAAAGAAGAAATAATTGATCTGTACCAACTTTGTATAGATGAGATTGCAGATGGTGGATCAGCTTTTAATGAAATTCATCTTTGTAAAGAATCAATTGAACAATTAATAAATGGCTGAACTGGATGATTTAATAGGAGAAATATCTCTCCATGCAGAATGGCTTAGCACTACAGAAGGAGATGAAGTAGAATGTATCTCCATAGAGAATCTAGAAGGTATATTGAGTAATTATTTTAACAAAACAATAAAAATCAACACAGATGGCGAACTCTAAAGACACGTACAATGTAACAAAGGACATTTTATTGAAAGCAGAAGTTCCTCAACAGACACGCACGTACAAGCCTATTTCACACCAACAGCTTATGGACCTGACATTAGAGAGCATACACAATGCAGGATTTGAGCTTGAAGTGGAAACATATTCTGCAGCAATGGAGGGTAGTATTGCTAATGGTAGGTACACTATTAAGAATGTAGCTGATAGTGAAATGCAATTACAGATTGGTTGGCAGAATAGCTACAATAAGTCTCTCAGTTTGAAATTTGCTATTGGTACACGTATTATTGTTTGTTCTAATGGTTGTGTATCAGGAGATTATGGTGCCTTTAAGAAGAAGCATCAGGGTGAGGTGCAAACATTCACTCCTAATGCCATCACTGAATATATCAAACAAGCTGGTGATGCATTCCAAAAGATGCAGAATGAGCGTGAGATGATGAAAGAAAGAGAAGTGACTAAGCGTGTAGCAGCTGAACTCATAGGAAGGATGATTGTAGAAGAGGAAATCATTGAGAGCTCACAGCTGAACATCATCAGGAGTCAGATGCATAAGCCTTCTTTTGATTACGGTGCTCCAGGTAGTATGTGGGAACTCTATCAGCACACCACTTATGCTATGAAAGAGACACATCCCTCCCTTTGGATGAATAGACACATTAACGCTCATACGTTCTTTGTGAATGCTGCAGGGATTATTGTTAATAGTCCTATAACCATCACATCTCCCACTGTAAGTGTTGGTGGAGAGATTGAACGTTTTACACAACTTAAAATGGAATTCTAATATGAATTGGGAGAAATTCAAAGATCAGTTTCATGAGAGTTGGCATGCTAAAATGCAACCTTTTATAGAGAGCAAGGAGTGTGATGGGATATATGAATTTCTCAAGAAAGAATCAAGGAGGGGCAAGATGATTGCCCCTCTTTCTTCTAACACTTTCAGAGCATTCAAAGAAACTCCTTTTGATAATATAAAGGTGGTGATGATGGGCATGTGTCCCTATCACACAGCTAAGTTTGGAACATGTGTGGCTGATGGATTACTAATGGGCTGCTCCATTACAAATAGTTTACAACCCTCTTTAGAAAAGTTTTATGAAGGATTGAAACAAGAACTCAAGCCAGATTACAAGTTTGATGAAACACCTGATGTATCCTATCTAGCTAAGCAAGGAGTGCTGATGCTTAATGCTGCTCTCACTACAGAGATTAACAAAGCAGGATCACACATTGCTCTATGGGAACCTTTCACAAAATACCTATTTGAAGAGGTGTTGGATATTACAGGTGCTCCTGTTGTATTTCTAGGTAAGGATGCTGCTAAGTATCAACGATATGTACAACCATTTACATGGTCTTTTACATTGAGTCACCCAGCAAGCGCAGCGTATAAACAATCTGACTGGGATACAGAGGGTGTGTTCACTAAGGTGAACAAGATAATTAAGGATAGTAACAACGAAACAATCAATTGGCTTTACGAATTACCACCTTTCTAAAACAAACATTTATGGAAATTAATGTATCAGAATTACAAGTGGGAGATGAGTTTCTCTTTGCTTCAAATGGAACTATCACTAGAGCTAAGGTGATTAGACCTATAAAGGTTAAGAAAAATCAACCTGAGTACAATCCGAGAAATGTTATTTATTACGCATCAGTAAAATGTAAAGTGGCTGTTGAAGATGCAAGTTACACTTATACATTCCGTGGTTCAATACGCACAGTTACAAAAACAAAGTGTAACGCTTCAGATAAATTCACTGTAGAGAAATTTATTAATCTGAATTATAAAAATCTTTGGCTTGTTAAAAGAGATGACTAATGAAAATAAGACATGGCGGTGAATTAGAGATTGGTGATTTTATAGCAGTGGGTGATGGTATTCATCTATCCTTCGGATGGTATAGAGGGACTGGTAGAAACACTGTTCAGTTCTACCATTATAAAACGCCAGGAATAGTGTATGGTGATTGGGAAGATGCTGTAGCTGATCCTCAACGACATAATGGTAATTATTATAGAAAACTTAGAGAAAGAGGTTTTTCTTCAAAAGCTCTAGGTGTATGTTATGTGTATGGAGAAGGCATTAGCGATAAAGGATCCCGTGTAATAAAACTAGAAAATCCAGAGAGCATATTCACAGAGCAAGACGACCTAGAAGCATATCGTAAATCAAAAGAAGCATTGTTAACTATCAAATTTCCAGTAAAATGATCTTAGAAAAACAGAAAGAAGCACTTGTTCACCAAGATGGTGAAGCATCAGAGTCTATTGGTATGTCTCTTGATCTTGATTCAGCACAGGTGCTGATGCAGATGTTGAGCAAAAACTTGTATTCAGATGCAATTGGTTCCACTATTCGTGAGTGTGCATCAAATGCTTTGGACAGTCACAGAAGAGCAGGAGTTGATAAACCTATTGTTGTCAGTTTGCAGACAACAGGTAGTTACACTTATGAGTTTAGTGTAGAGGACTTTGGATTAGGTTTGGATGCTGATGATGTAAAGAACATCATTAGTAAGTATGGTAAGTCCACTAAACGCAATAGCTCTACAGAGCTGGGCATGATGGGGTTAGGTTTTAAAGCCCCACTAGCATACACATCAAGTTTCTATTTTGTCTGTCGTAAGGATGGAATAGAACGTAAATACATGATGTATGAAGGAGAGGATGTCAACACTATTGACCTTCTTTATGAAACTCCTACAGATCAGCCCAATGGTGTAAAGGTTATCATTCCTGTGGGCTATAGTGACAGGCGTGAATTTATGAACAAGATTAAGGAACAGCTGGCATATTTTGAGAATGTGTATTTCAATGTTGAAGGAATTGATAATTCTTTTAACATTGTACGCCATGAATATTTCCAGTTCTCTCCTCTTGCTAGTGATAAAAGTTTGCACATCTGTCTGGATAATGTCTACTATCCTATAGACTTTGGTAAACTTGGTATTGATCGTATATCTCTTCCTGTTGGTTTGAGGTTTAGTTTGACAGATGGTATATTCCCCACTCCAAACAGAGAGTCTATTCGATATACACAAGAGGCTAAAGATGTGATAATCAATCGTCTGAAGGAAGCGTCTAACTATTTCATTGAGAAATACAATGAGACAGTTACAGAAACAGATGATATTCATGTTATTGTTACATATTATGAGAGTACTTGTCGCAATCTGAAAATTGGTGGATCTTCATGGGATGTGCATCCTTTGGCTAAGTTCTCAAACATTCCTGTAGCTGAGCCTAAGTTTAAGGGTGTGCAACTTCTTGATATGGCTCGTATTGCTAAGGTGGGTAATTATATTCTTGGTGAATATGACACAAGGTTCATTCTCAAGAATAATACAATTCGTGACACCAAACATTATCATTTCAATTCAGTAAGTATCAGGAGGTTGCCTGAAAAGGTGTATGTGTTTACATCAGATAAGGTTAGTGGACTGAAAAAGGACTATCTGAAGAGTTTACATCCCTACTCTAGAAAGGAAGTGGCTATTGTAAAGAAGAATAAACCATTTAAATTGTCTAATAAAACAGGAGATTATGACAATTATGTGAATATTCTTGCACTTAAAAGACATCCTAAGAGTGGATGGAGACAACGCATTCAGGAGTTTCAACTGATATTGGAAAGTGTTACAAAGCAATTTGTCAATCTTGATGAACTTGAAGTTCCACAGAGCTTTATTGATTCAAGGAAGAAACAAAGAGCAGCTGCTATAGCATCTACTGGAAAAGAGAGACGTATAAAGCTGAAAGGAGAAATCATCTGCAAACAGGCTGAGCATTTGGAACGTTGGGTGGATGGTAAGAGTTGTAAATGGGTGAGTACAACATATGATATGTCCAAGTTTCACCAGAATAAGTTTATTTTGGTGTATGGTAAGCAGGAAGATGCTGAAAAAATGGACAAGTGGTACAAACCTGGACGTGAACACAACATTAAGTTTGCAATTCTTAGCGATCGTGAACTTAAGGTGGTGAGCGGAATACAATTACATAACTTTATATCCTTCAATGATTTTATGAAAGGAAAGACCAAGCCTTTTCAAAGAATAGCTACAGCTTGTATTATTAATAAGTTGAAAGATGAGTTTCCGTATGTCTTCCGTGCTGGAGAATCGTTGAAGACCATTTCTTTTGATTTATCAAATAAGATTGACACTCTTGCAGACTATCATCGTAATAATTTCAAGAATATTGATGATGAGTTTAGAAATGGAATTGTTGAGCATGCAAAAGAAATCAATGCTTTTGACCCAGAAATCTATGTTATTTACAAACAAGTTGAAGAAATATGTAGAAAGTTCCCGTTCCTGAATGCACTTATGGAGGACATGAGAGGATATGACACTTCTAGAACTAATATCCTCAAGCAAGCACTTGTAGATCTATTCAAATATCACAAGCATAGAATAGATTGGAAGAATTATAACATACGTTTGAATGAAGATCTTCCTTTAGAACAAGAATTGAAAGAGGAAACTGTTGAAGAATTAATCTAAAAAACTTAAACAAAAGAACAATGAGCATTTTTAGCCTGAATTGGTTTAAATCCAAGAAAAGAACAGAAGTATCTATTGAAGAGAAGATAGACAGTCTGAACAATCAAGTGAATAATACAACCCCTCCTGCAAAGGAGGTGGTTGTTGCTAAGCATTATAGGAAAGTGAAGCTTGTGAATAATGTCCTCACTGTTGTGTTTAACGATGGGGCTGTTATTTCTAAGCCTAATGCAACAGTGGAAGATTTCACTAATGTTCGCAACTCAACATCTGAAAAACAGATTATGGCAATAGTTGCAACAGAGGAGATTTATGAACAAAGGAAGAAGGAGATACATGAGGCTCAAAGAGCCACTGCTCTTCGTAATGGCATTCAAATTCTTGCTAATTTAGATGATTTTGTATTGGATGGCAATTCTGTCTATCTGAAAGGAATCAATCGTACACTTCCTCAGCTTTTAGTTGAAGAATTTGTTGGTATTGTAGATGGGTATATTCCAGGTGAGCATTTGCAAGATGCTTTGAATGAAGATGAGCAGTATCAATCTCTTAAGCGTTTCTTTATGTGGTGCTGTTTGAATCCTCGTGCTGAAGTGGCTGATAAGCTTTACAACTTCCTTAGGAAGAATAGCTTTAAGATTAATAAGCAGGGTTTCTTTGTTGCACTGAGGAATGTTGTCACTGTTAGTGAGGATACAGAACTGGTTCAGTTTGTCAGCAATGCCTATAACAAGGTGAAAGCTGTATGGAAGAAGAATCCTTCTCATTTCCGTGTAGTGATGAACGATGAAGGTGTGTACAGTATGGAAAAGACCACTAACACTGATTCTAAAGGAACAATTGTTGGTAATCTGGACACTCTGTATGCAGATATGCCAAACATGAAAGGTAATCGTTTTACAGATGATTATACACGCACATTTGATATTCGTGTGGGTAAGCCTGTAAACATGAATCCTGGTGAATGTCGTTGGAATACAGATGATTGTGGAGCAGAGGGTTTGCATTTCACAGCTGATGAGATTCACTATGTAGGATGCGGTGATCAGTCTGTACTGGTACTCATCAATCCTATGAAGGTTGTGGGTATTGGTGAGACCAAAGGTAGATGCTGGGAATATCTTCCAATCATGACTGTTCCTCGTGATGAGGCTACAGAGATTCTGCATGATTTGGATTTTGACACAATGCAGCTTGATGAAAGTTATGCTGTACGTGAACTTGAAGGTCTTGCAGATAAGGCTAAGGATGGTTTTGTTTATGAATCCACTAAGCATGAGTTCAATCTTCCTCATATATCCACTAAAGAAATTGAGAACATCGTTTCTTCTTTGGATAAAATGAAGAGTGAAATTAGTTCTAGGGTTCAGATGATTGCTGATTGATAAATAAGAGGGGCTGTCCTAAATTTTTACTATTTTTGTGACAGCCCCCTTTTTATAACTATATGGCAATCAAGAAGAAACGAGCAACTAGAAAACCAAGAGTTGCTAAGACGAGGAACAGTGGAACAATGACAGAAAGTGCTTTCTGGTCATTCATTCGCAGTGCACTAAGACAGAAGAGCAGATGGTGGAAACCTATAATGGAATGTAAATTAGCTGCACGAAGAGAATATAATGGGTCATTAAAGAGGCAAAAGTGGGAGTATTTGTGTAATGAATGTAACAAATGGTTCCCTGAGAAGAAGATTAACGTAGACCATATTGTTCCTGCAGGTGCATTAAATTGTGCAGCTGATTTGCCAGCTTTTGTAGAAAGACTATTCTGTGAGGTGGATAATCTTCAAGTGCTTTGTGAAGGATGTCACAATGAAAAAACAAAATTAGAAAAGGATGGAAAAACAAGAAGAGATTAATCAGATAGTGATTAATAAAGAAGCCTCTTTTGTAGAGGTGTGGCATGAGGGCTATATAGAATCTAATGGAGAGCGTCATTACTTTTGGCTTATTGATCCTCAAGGTGTAGATCCTAGAGGTAATGAATATGCTCCAGAGGTGAGATGGTTCTTTGCAAGGGTTCCTAGAGAAGTGAGAGCAATGCATAATTCTATTATTGAAGCTTTTAAACAAACCAAGAAATGATTACAGGAACAGCAAAAACAGAAGCTATCTATCGGGCTAACATGCTTGATAGTTCGTCTAGCTTGAAAGAGTTTAGTTTAGACAGGAAGAAGTATTACAGGAAGTATGTCCTGGGTGAGCAAGTGGATGATAAGGATACACAAGCTGCCACTACAGGAAGAGTGGTAGAAACACTGCTACTAGAGCCTGAGGAGTTTGATAATAAGTTCTATATGTCTGCATGTGCTTCAGCTCCTACAGGACTGATGCTTGCATTTGTAGAAGCGTTGTATAGCTTCACTAAACAAGCAACTGATGATGATGGAAATGTGACTAGAGACTTTGAAGCTATATCAAAAGATGCTTACGTAGAAAGTGGATTCAAGATTAAATACGATGCTGTAATTGCTAAGTTTGCAGGATCTGATGCTGAAATCTATTACAATGAGATTAGGAAGGTGAGGACTCAAAACCTCACTGTCATAACAGCTGAAGATGTAACCAATGCTGAAAGGATTGTAGAAGAACTTCGTACCAATCCTGTTACAAAGGATGTAGTTAATCTTGTAAGCAGTAAGAGGTATAGCGTTTTCCATCAGATGCAAGTGGAAGGATATGTGGTGAACAATCACATGTTCAAGAGCATGATGGATAAGGTGGTAGTTGATCACGAAGAGCAAACTATTCAGGTGTATGACCTAAAGTGCACATGGAGTGTAGAGAACTTTGTTGAAGAATACTATCTCTATCGTAGAGCATACATTCAAGCCTATTTGTATTTCCATGCAGCTAAGCATTTTGGAATTGAGAATCTTGAATTGAATGATTATAAAGTGTTACCTCCCAAGTTCATTGTATGTGATAGCATAAACTATTACAATCCTCTTATATATACATTGAGTTACGATGATTTGGATGATATATACAAAGGATTTACATACAAGAATAGAGAATATAGGGGAGTGCGACTTATGATTGAGGACCTTAAATGGGCAATTGCAAACAACACTTGGAACATTTCTAGAGAGAATAGTGAGAATCAAGGACTTGTAAAAATATTTTGATGGAGTTGAAGAAGACAATTACTAGCATTTTTATGGTACCAACGCTTAAGATTCCTAAAGAAGCGTTAAAGAGTAATGGATTTATTAATGGTTATGTGAAGGATGTAGGCAGAGATGTGCAATATGAAGGATGCATCTATCTGCTATTCCAACCTAAAAACCTAGATAAGTTCAGAGAGTTTTTGATGGATGAGTATGAAAGAACAAAGTCTGTGATAGATGATTATGACTATCCAGATGGATATGTGGTTATAGTTTACAAGCTAGATAGTAAGTTTTCTAAAGATTTTAATCTCATTAAGAAGGGTAAGTATTCCAAAACTTCTATAGAATTCCAGAATCTGTTTCCCAAGGTGGTGAAGATTAATAAGAATGGTGCACAGAGAGATGAAATCAGTCTTCAATATCGTGTGTTTAATAGAACAGAGGATCTTGTGAGGTTCTGGGAAGATAGACTAGGTGTAGAGTTTGATGATAATCAGGAAGTGTGGCATATATTTGAGGAACAGAATGAGATATTGAACATTCAAAAAATTAAAGAAGATGTCCAATCGGGAATTGTTTAATAAAATGAGTGAATTATATTCACCACAAAAGATGATAGAGTTTGCAGAGATGTTACTATCTATGTATAACATTCTTATGAATGAAGAAATGACCTCTGAGGAGCGTCTTCTAGATCTTCAATATGATCACTACTGGTGGACTGAAAGAATTGAAATCCTTAAATCTGCAACAGAATGATTACCAATGAGTTGTTACAAAACCATCCTTTTGCTACAGAAGTTGTGAGAGAATGGTTTATAGAAAAGATGCAAAAGTCTTTTGTTAGCTCAGATGTTCCTGAAGACTTTAAAGAAATGATGAGGAAACAAGGGCTTCCTGATGAGAAGCTAATAAAAATGTTTCAAAACAGTCCTAGGGTGTTATTTGATGTGTTTGATGAAAACGGCATTAGAATTAACATTGTCTATGATTATTTCAAGGAGATGTTTAAATGGGGCATTAACAGCTTTACATCTGAAGAACGTTATCCCTCAAGAATAGAGGCTGAACATGCTAGTGTTAAAGTTGCATTTGCTACATTAGAGGATAAACTATTGTGTATTCGTGACACAAACAAATTAAATGCTTGAGTTTCAACATCCTATTCCTGTAGTGGTTGAAGGAGACAAAAATGGATATGCCATTTATGTCACAAACAGCGGTACATTTGAGAATGATGTATGGTGTGTAACTCTCTGTGATGGAGGACACGTTAGACATTATACATCAGATCAGGTGAAGATTTATGCAAACGCTACATTTGAAATTAAAAAACCAGACATTATGACAGATGAAATTGTTGAACAAGTGGTTCAAAAGTTTAAACAAAGAAGTTCTGTAGGAATCAATAAGTATGGAACCACTCTTCATGATAACAATCATGATAACTATCTTCTACATTTGCAACAAGAGTTACAAGATGCTACATTGTACATTGAAAAACTTATGACGCAAAATGCAGAAATAACAAATTTAGTTAACACCATACCAGATAACGAATCGCTTGGTGCTAAAATAAGAAGTTTGGTTAGTTAGAATTATTGTTTTCTTTTGGAGGATAAGGGGTTGCAGACTATATTTGCAATCCCTTATTTTTTCACCCCTAAAAGATTATAGCATTATGACTCTAGGATTAGATGCACTGAGTAAATTAACAGTGTTTAGTAAGTATGCCAAGTATATTCCTGAACTCCAAAGGAGGGAAACTTGGGATGAGATAGTGGACAGGTATGAGCAGATGATGGTTAAGAAATATCCTAAACTAGAGGCTCAGATTTTAGAAACTGCAAAGTTCATTAGAGAAAAAAAAGTATTACCTTCTATGAGGGCTCTTCAGTTTGCAGGTGCTGCAGCTGAGGTGAACAATAGTAGGATTTACAACTGTTGTTATCTTCCTATTGATAGCATATATAGCTTCAGTGAAACTATGTTCCTCTTGTTGGGTGGTACAGGTGTAGGCTATAGTGTTCAGAAACAACATGTTGCACAGCTTCCTGCTATTCAAAAACCTGGTAAACAGCGTAACTATCTAATTGAAGATAGTATTATGGGATGGGGTGATGCTGTAAAGGTGTTGATGAAAGCCTATCTAGAGGGATCGTTCATGCCTAAGTTTGACTTCAGAGCTATTCGTAAGAAGGGTGCACGATTGATTACAGCTGGTGGTAAAGCTCCTGGTCCTGAACCTCTTAAGATATGTCTGGCACATATACAGGCTATTCTTGATAGAAAGCAAGAAGGAGAACAATTGTCTTCTATAGAGTGCCATGATATTCTCTGTCACATTGCTAACAGTGTACTGGCAGGTGGCATCAGAAGGTCAGCCATGATTGCTTTGTTCAGTCATGATGATGAGGAGATGATCACATGTAAGTATGGCAATTGGTGGGAAACAAATGAGCAACGTGGAAGAGCTAATAACTCTGCTGTTCTGAAGCGTGGAGAGGTGTTAGCTGCAGAATTCTTTGATTTGTGGAAGAGGATTGAAGCTTCTGGATCTGGAGAACCTGGAATTTATTGGACTAACAATCTTGACTGGGGCACTAATCCATGTTGTGAGATTGCTCTCAGGCCCTATCAGTTCTGCAATCTATGTGAGGTGAATGTGAGTGATGTTGTTAATCAGGAAGACCTTAATAATCGTGTTACAGCAGCAGCATTCTTTGGTACTCTTCAGGCAGGATTTACAGACTTTCACTATCTAAGACCTATATGGTCTAGAACCACTCAGAAAGATGCCCTCCTTGGGATAGGAATGACGGGGATTGGATCAGGAGAAATCTTGAAACATAATCTTGAAGCAGCTGCACATATTGCAAAACTCACAAATTCTCTCATCAGTGAACAGATTGGAATCAATGAAGCAGCTCGTGTAACATGCATTAAACCTTCTGGTACTACAAGCTTAGTGCTTGGAACAGCTAGTGGTATTCATGCATGGCATGCTCCATTCTATCTGAGAACAATGAGGTTTGGTAAGAATGAGGATGTTGCAGCTTATTTGATGGTGAATCACCCTGAGATTTGTGAAGATGACGTATTACGTCCTCATGATACAGTGTGTGTACGTATTCCTGTAAGAGCTCCTGAAGGATCAATATTCAGAACAGAAACAGCTATTGACACTCTGGAACGTGTAAAGAAGTTTGCTACAGAATGGATTAAGGCTGGACATAACACAGGAGAGAATACACACAACGTGTCCGCTACAGTTTCTATTGATAAGAGTAGAATGTATGCATCACATAACATGAATGATGGTAAAGGTGTTCAGTTTACACAAGTTGATGAGAATGGATATTTAGATGAATGGGAAGTGGTAGGGCAATGGATGTGGGATAATAAGGACTATTACAATGGACTTAGCGTATTGCCTTATTGGGGAGGAAGTTATGTACAGGCTCCTTTTGAAGACATTACAGAAGAGGAATATCTCAATCGTCTGATTAGTTTGAAGTCTATTGATCTCACTAAGGTGATTGAACTGGATGACACTGTTGAATTTGGTCAAGTGGCAGCATGTGCAGGAGGTAGTTGTGAAATCTCAATCTGAGTTCATAGAAGGTGTTCATTACTACCTTGATGGTGGTAGAGTGGTATTCACTGAGAAGTTCCATATACAGCGTGGTAGCTGTTGTGGAGCAAAATGCAGACATTGTCCTTTTGATCCTGAGCATAAGAAAGGAGAGAAAAAGTTGAAGAAACCTCGTTGATTTATGGGTTAATAATGCACCCCTGGTGTGTCTACACTGGGGGTTTTCTTTTGTTAACCTCCTTAAAATTTTGTAAATTTGAAAACAATAACTACATATGGCAAAGCAAAAATCTGAAAGCTCTGGAAAGGGTAAGTTGCAAGACACACTTGACAAATTGAATAAAGCTTATGGTGTAAACACTGTGCTTGCACTAGACTCAAAAACAAATGGTGATTATGATGTAATTAGCACTGGGTCAATTGGATTTGACTACATCACTCTAGGAGTGGGTGGATTTGTAAAAGGCAGGCTCTATGAACTTATGGGATGGGAGGGTACAGGTAAGTCTACCATCTGTGGTCATGCAACTGCTGAGTGTCAGAAGAAAGGAGGCACTGTTTTGTATATAGATGGTGAGCATGCTGTTGATAAGAACTATTTCCAAGTCTTGGGTGTAGACACTGAGAAGTTGTTGATTTCTCAACCTAGTTGTGGTGAGGAAGGGTTTAACATTGCTATTGAAATGATCAACACTGGAGAGATTGATTTGGTGATTATTGACAGTGATAGCAGCTTGATTCCTAAGAAGGTGCTTGATGGTGAGGTGGGTGATAGTTCTATTGGTAAAAAGGCTGTATTGAATAGCAATGCCTATCCTAAGCTTAAGACAGCTCTATCTGCAAAAGATGTATGTGTTATAGTGATTAGTCAATATCGTGAGAAGATTGGTGTGATGTTTGGCAATCCTACAACAACACAAGGTGGTCATGCTCTTAAGTTTTATTCTGATATTCGTGTAGAAGTGAGTAGATCTTTGGCTAAAGAAGGAGATGTCACTTATGGCAATCTTACAAAAGTGAAGGCTACAAAGAATAAACTCAATCCTCCTTATCGTGTAGCAAGTTTTGACATTGTTTATGGTGAAGGGATTGACAAAGTGGCAGAAGTGATGGAGCTTGGTAATGAATATGAGGTGCTTAAAAAGTGGGGTCAAACTGTCACATTCAATGAAACCAAATATGATTTGGAAGATTTCAAAAGGATGTTGTTGGACAATCCAGAGTTTTACGATGCTATTAAACAATCAATTGTTAACAAAATAAAGAATATAGATGTCAAAGTTATTGAAGATTCAGTTCAAGAAAATTTATGAGCAATCTAAACTACCTGTTAAGGGTAGTTTAGGTGCTGCAGCTTATGATGCATACGCACACAGCATCACATTTGAAAAGAATAACACTGTTGTCATAGGGCTAGGATTTGCCACAGCTATTCCTATTGGCTATAAAGGAATGGTTGTTCCTAGGAGCGGATTTACAAAGATGCCCTGGGTAATGAATAACAATGTGGGAGTGATAGATAGTGACTATCGTGGAGAGTGGATGATGAAAATAAAACCTTTACACGGAAGTATATCAGAAACTCCTCTTCCTTTCAGTGTTGGTGATAGGTGCTGTCAGATATACTTTGAAGAAGTGTTGGACGTAGAATTTGAAGAAGTGAAATATCTTCCTGAAACAGATCGTGGAGAAGGAGGCTTCGGTAGTACGGGGGTGTCTTAATAATTTTACATTATTTTCCGTTTATTTTTTTGGAAATGTCAAATAATCTTTTTACATTTGCCAAAATCTATGATATGAATGTAAAAATAGGCTCTCAAGTAGGTAACTGGGAGGTTACTTCTGAGAAGTATAAAAAGGACGGAATTTATGTAAATGACTGCATTTGTATCTGTGGAACAGCTAGACCTGTACCAACGTGGAGTTTAAACAATTCAAAATCAAAAGGTTGTGGATGTACTAATGTAAAAGGGCGATTCAAAGCTAAATGTGTTGGAGACCTATCAGCTTCATATTATACTAGCTTTAAACACAACAGAAAAGCTAAAGAAATTGAGTTTTCTGATGATTTAAGCATGGAGCATCTATGGTACTTGTATGAACAACAAGGAGGCAGATGTGCAATATCAGGAATACCGATCTCTTTAAATCCTCAATGGTCTCAACAGAATAAAGGAAGACCTACAAAGATAGTACAAACTGCATCTATTGATAGAATTGATAACTCCAAGGGATATGTTGTAGGCAATGTTCAATGGGTACATAAAGATATAAATTATATGAGAGGTGGTCTATCTATCATGGAGTTTATAATCTTTTGCAGACAAGTGGTAAAACACAACACTAACGTTAATCTTAGTGAAATTAATTTTGATGAAGTAACGTTCTCTGGAAAGAGAAAATACTTCGGATCTACAGGTAAAAACTAACAACATGGCTAAGTTGATAGTATCATTAGAAGAGGAGAATACAAGTTTGTTTTCTAAGCAATATCTCAGCCTTCCAGAGCTTCATGAAGAAATTGAGAATAAGTTAGAGGGTCTGAAGGTGATGGATAAGAGAAAGAAGAGAGAGATACAGAAAGCAAAGGATGATGTCAACTTTCTGATTAAAATGTATAATGCCAAGGCTAAGTTTAAGACTTATGATATTGTAAAATAAAAACCTCCAAAAGTGTAAAATGAGCACATGCCCCACATGTGGAGCAAAGTGTGAAGGATCACATTGTTTCAGGCACAAGCCAAGAAAACCACTACCTAAAACGTCCAGTAGATTTGTTAAAAAACAGGACAATTCTCGGAATATTTCCGAAATGAGAGACTTCTTCTTACAAGTTTGGAGGAGACGTTCTCATCATTCTGAAGTGAGTGGTAAATATTTAGGGTCTGAACCTTTGACAGTGTTCTTTCATCACATCCTTCCTAAGGAAAAATATCCTCAAGCTGCGCTAGATGAAGAAAACATCATACTTTTGACATTAGAAGAGCACGATCAAGTGGAGATGGATGTATATAGATATGAAGAAGTTAACACTAGACGTAATGTTTTAAAACTGAAATATGAACCCACCGAAAAGAGAATACAAGAATGACATTAAGTATAAAGTCACTCTTAACGATGAACAAAAAGAGGCTAAGAGACTCATCATTGAGAACCAGATAGTGATCATCACTGGTAGGGCAGGAAGTGGTAAGTCTCTTGTTGGTGCACAGTGCGCTCTTGACTTCTTGTTTAAGAAGCAGTGTGAGAAGATTTTTGTCACAAGAGCCACTATTGAGGTGGGTAATAGTTTAGGTTATCTTCCTGGTGGTATAGATGAAAAATTCAATCCTTATCTAGAAGCATTTCAAGAGAACCTTCTAAAGTGTCATGATCCACTGAAAATTCAAGAGCTCATTGCTGCAAAAAAGATTCTCACCTATCCTGTACAATTCATCAGAGGTAAAACTATTGATGATTTACTTATTGTAGAGGAGGCTCAGAACTTATCTAAAGCACAGATGTTGGCTATTCTTACACGCCTTGGTAAGACAGGAAAGATTATTATCAACGGAGATTTGGAACAAACAGATATTCGTGATAATGGCATGAACGGACTATCGTATGTAATTGAGATGTCCAAAAGAATAGCTGATATCAAATGGATTAAGCTGAAGGAAAATCACAGAAGTGACTTAGTTGGTAAAATATTGGATTATGAATATTCAAAGAACTAGTTATGGAATTGTATAATTACAAAGCCACTGTATTGAGAATACTTGATGGTGACACCATAGAACTCAATATAGATCTTGGATTTACAGTTCATTGGAAATCTACATGCAGGTTCTATGGAATAAACACTCCTGAGCTAAAAAGCAAAGACGCTCAAGAGAGAAAAAGAGCAAAAGAGGCAAGAGACTTTACAAGTGAATGTCTTCCTATAGGAGCTTCAGTGATTGTGAAAAGTAAAGAGCTGGATAAGTATGGAAGACCTCTTGTGGATTTGTATTACGGAGAAGATAACATTCATTTAAATCAGCTTCTATTAGACAAGAAGCTTGCAAACATTCTTAATTATTAAACCAATAGAGTTTATGACAGTAGAACAAGTGGCTCAAGTGGCTCACGAAATCAACATGGCTTATTGCCAAGCAATTGGTGATAATAGTCAACCAACGTGGGAAGATGCTCCTGAATGGCAAAAAAGTTCAGCAATTAAAGGTGTAGAGTTTCATCTAGCAAATCCAGATGCTGGTCCAGACGCATCTCATGTAAGTTGGATGAAGCAAAAAACAGAGGAAGGCTGGAAATATGGCCCCATAAAGGATGCAGAAAAAAAAGAACATCCTTGTTATGTTCCTTATGAAGAACTTCCAACAGAGCAGAAAGCAAAAGATTATTTGTTTAAGCAAATAGTACATTCATTAAAAAACCAAATAGTATGAGCAATCAATTTTTCTACACTCGTAAAGAGTTGAAGAGCGGTACACCTGAGAATCCTGTGTACAATGTGTTTCGTGATAGCTTCAATGTGAACAAGGTGATACGCACCGTAGCTATTGAAGATGGTAGAGTGATGGTGCTTCTGGATGATTTGCATGAGCGTGCACAAGATGTACCTGACATGGATGCTAAGACTAATAAGATTAAGGGGTATAAGCGTCAAAGGAACACCTTCCAGAGTGAGATATATTTGGAGGGAGAGGATGTCGAAAGGTTTTACATAACAACATCTATTAATTAATGAGACCTATTTTCTTCTACTGGGATGGTGGGATAAGCAATAGTAGGATGAAAGTCTTACAAGATTGTATGTATTCTACAAGAGTGCACAATCCTGAATGTCCTATTGTATTAGTGAGCAATAGTATATCAAGCAGTTCGTTTGATGACACTTATAGAATAAGTGTTATGAAATGGGACAGATCATTGATAATGCAATCTCCATTTCCAAAGGATAAGATTGATCTCTATCTGGATGGTGATAGGTGTATTACAGGTTATAGAGAGCTTTCTGATTTAATAAGATTGGCAGTTCTTTATAGATATGGTGGTTCCTACATAGATACAGACGATCTTTGCATCAAACCTATTCCAGTAGAAGAAAATATTATTTGTCGTTCGTACGATCCTCACACTGCACATTACAATCTCGTAACTCCTGAAGATTGTATTCCTGGAGTGTACAGAGAAATACGTGGGTATGATCACATCAACTTCTTTCCAAGAAACGACTGTTGGTTAAACTTTGTACCAAAGCATCCTTTGATACGTGATATATTAAGCAACCCTAAACTAAATGGGATAAACAAACCTGTTTATATTGGGGACGGATTCTCATGGCAATCTCTTACATTAGAGGCATGTATGAAATACATCATGCACATAAATGACATATTCAGAACATCTCTTACACTTCTCTATCTATTTGAGGATTTTGTGTCAGCAAGTTCTTTCTGGGACAGGTGTCATCATGGAGGAGAAATGTGTGATTTGTACAATGAAATATTTCCTGATCTTAAGGAATATGAATGGGGATTCTATAAGTGCACTAAAGACGTAGCAGAGAGATTCCTAGAAACAGTGATAGACAAATATCCTCATCTGTCACACATGTGGCTTCATAGAAAGGATGAGAATCCAGAATGGATGTTAGAAGACCTAGATGCTGAAGGTAAGTATGCTGTATCTACATGGATTTATAAAATTCAAAAAGACAAAATAAAGAGCTATATATGATTTCCGTATTGACACTAACATACAAGAGACCTCATCTTTTAGAAGAAGCTATTGAATCATTTCTTAGACAATACACCACTCATCCAAAGGAAATGGTTATCATAAACGATAACAAAGATGTAGACTATGTTTACAATCATCCTGATGTAACAATCATCAATTGTAAAGAAAGGTTCTCATCTGTATCTAAAAAACTTCAATGGGGATTTAGTCAGTGTAAGTATGATTACATTTACAGACTGGACGATGATGATTTGTTAACAGAAAATGGGTTACAGAAAGCTTGTGATTACATCATCAACAATCCAGGATATGATATATACAGAGCTTCTGGTTTCTATTTCTTTGTGAATAATAAACTAGATGGGTGGACAACTAGTATCAATAATGGAAACATCTATAGCAAAAGCTTTGTTGAAAGAATTGAGTTTCCTGATACATGTATAGGAGAAGATGCAGACATCACGTTCCATAAAGGAGGAACTTGGTGGGAACCAAAAGAGAAAGATGCAACAATGATCTACCGTTGGGGAATGGGAACACTTCACATATCAGGGATGGGGAATCAACCTAATGACATCATCTTAAACAAGGCTGATAAAGTGTTAGACAATAGAGTGGGTACAATAACGCTACATCCAAAGTTTTTATCAGATTATTATGAACAAATAAAAAAAGCCCCTATTTAGAGGCTTTTCTTTTATATTGCTTCCAAAGAATAGCTGTTCTAGACCAACTATTCACCCTGTTGTGCATCGTTGAGAGGCATGTGAAGCTAATTATTTAGAAAGTCTTTTCTGTTTCATAGGCCATTGAGGACTCTTGAGTCTGAGTTTCGTATCAGCCTCTTTCATATAATTGTCCTTTGGTCTAGGATTGTTCACCTTTGGAGCCTTTCTTGGTTTGCCACTTTTCATTAGCAACCATTTTTACACTTCTTCATACCACCTTTACCACTAGTGTTCTTACCAATAGTGCGACCATAAGTAGACAAACGAGTGGATGTGCTACTCTTAGAAGGAGAAAGAGTTGCTCCATTACGAGCTTTCTTAATCTTACCACCTTTACGCATACCTCCTACTTCAGGAACTTCGGGTCTCAGTTTAGCCATATTCTTCTGGAGATATTCTTTACCACGTTCTGAACGAGTTGCTCTTTCTACTACTCTTTTAGTGACACGTTCAGCCCTATCAGGATTCTTAGCACTCAACCTACCAATCCTTTTAAGTTGCCCACGCCTAAGGTAAACCTTCTTACCACCTTGAGCCTTTTCACCATCAGCTCCGCTTTTAGCAGCAGTCTTTTTCATTGTATATATTATTTAGATTTTTTTAGTTTACCACCATTCTTAATGACACCACGTCCTTTAAGAACATCAGCACGAGTCACTTTACCATCTCCTGTGAGATCAGGAAAGCTCTTTCCAGACTTAGCTTTCATTATACCACCACTCTTCATTTTCTTCTTAGGAGCAGGTTTAGCTTTGGCTTTAGTTTTATTATAAGTGCTAGGCCCTACCACATCTTGCAAAGCAGATCTAGGAATCATTTTACCAGGAAACATCTCACTAGGAACAGAATCTACAGCAGCCTTTTTCTTTGCAGGGCTCATTATCTTAGTTCCTTTCTGAGCCTTCTTAATTGTTTTCATTACTATCTATAATTTTAATTGTTAACAATTCCATTTACGAAGAGACTTATTAATCCTGCTGTTGGGATCATTAGCAGTTTTAGCAGAGGTGAGGCGCTTCTTCATACCAGACATTCTAGCACAAAATGATTTACGTCTACTAGCAGCTTTACTTCCTGGTTTAAGTTTGGAAGGTTTAGTAGTGACAGCAGTTTTGAGTTTGGATCCAGGGTTAGCTTTTCTATAGGAAGCAACACCTTTAGCATTCAATCCTCCAGAAGGATTCTTACCCTCTTTTCTTTGCCAAGCTGGACTCTTTGCCATATCTATTTCTTTTTAGCTTTAGCCATCTTCTTGAATGTCTTAGCAAGAGCCTTAGCTCTTCCTGTACATCCAGGCTTTGTAATAGGGGTACATTTACCTTCAGTTCCTCTACGTTTAATAGAGGCTGTGGCTTTCTGTATCCACTTTTTGTCTGTAGCCATGACTATTTCTTTTTAACCTTTCCACCCTTTTTCATATTACCAAGAGTGCGTTCTTGCACCTTTGTCCAAGCACCCTTGGGATCAACCATAGGGGCTTTCTTGGTGGTTTTTGTTACACCACCAGCTTGTGCCTTTTTTAACTTTGCCATTATGCTTCAGTTTTCAGGAGTTCGTCCTTGCTGTTAGTAAGGAAGTTTTTAGCCAAATAAGCAACAGCTGCCTTACCAGCAACAACAGCAATATCCAGAAGTTGCTGTACAGTGGGAAGAGAACCTGCATCAAGAATAGTGTAAATGCCTTGTGTAATAACAAGCAGTACAGCTACAACAATACCGTTAGACAGATCCTTAAAATTCAGATTGAGAAAACCGCTTTTCATATATTATAGTTTTTATTTACCTTTTGCCTTTATCTTACGCTCCTGTTTGAGCATAGCTGCTGTAGGCTTTTTACCAGACTTACCAGCAGCTTTGTTTTTCTTAGCTGCTGCACGAATGTTATCCCAAAGTCCTCTTTGAGAAACACTTCCGTCAGCACGCTTCATCATTTGTTTTGCCATAACACATTATTTAGACATGCTAAGAACTCTAGGTTCTTCAGCAGTTTCTTTAACAATACCAGCTTCTACAGCTGATGCAAGAGCACGTTCAACAGCTTGATTTGCTTCACTAATCTGAAGAATACGTGCAGCTTCTTCTGTGCTTAATATAGAACGAAATGCATTTAAAATCATACCGAATTCAGAACCTGTCAATTCAAACTTGTCTTGAGGAGTCCATGTGTACCTTTTACTTGGATCATAAGATGCCATAAAATTTATTTTTTGGTTTGAACAAAATTATGTATAGGACTTGAATCTACCAAATTTATTTCAAAGGCTATTGTTGCAGACGTTTTGATACTCTTAGACAAGTTGAGCTTTATATGGAAGATGTTATGTAGTTTGAGTATTTCTTCCAATAGCATTGGGTTATATTTAGGAAGACTAGGTACTAGTCTAAAGTGATATGAAGTTGGTGTTTTGGTTATCTCAAGAGTGCTTAGTTCATCTACAGAGTCAATCACTCCCTCTAGATGTGCAAAATAAACCATTTCATTATCGGGCATCACTTCAGGGAAGAACCTCTTGTTGACAACCATTAGGATAGAGTTAGTAGATATTTTGTTTTAGCTGCTTCTCCACTTAGCGCATCAGCTAAATTAGCTATATCGTGATAGCTGTTTGATTCAGCATATCTTTTTAAGTTACTAGAGAAGTCCATAAGTGCTGTGACAACTGAATTAGAGTCTGCACTACTCAATGCTTCTATTGTATATACACCAGGACGCTTACCTGTATAACCCATAAGCTTTTCTATCACACCATCTTTAAAGTCATGTACATAATCATACAATCCTCCAAGAGCTTGATGCTCAGCATAACTCTTTGTCTGCCAATGCAATAGATGTAGTTGCTCATGGAAATATGTAAGCTTCCCAGCTATTGTTTCCAAGTTTAGTTCTCCTGATTTCATCATCTCTTCAGGGAATAATGATTTTGCCATGTTGTTTGGTTTTATTATCCAGGACTAGTTGTTGTTGTAGTTGTAGTAACAGGTCTAGTTGTTGTTGTGGTAGTTGTGCTAGTAGAAGTGCTAGTAGTAGTAGTTGTACTTGTGCTACTAGTAGATGTTGTAGTTGTTGTTGGATTACAACACTCATAAGCATCAATTTCCTCCCAGTTACCTACAGCAGGCTTAAACCTATTGAGGATTAAACTACCAGAGATTACACGACCTGTACCATCATAACGTACAAATGCTTTTAACGGTCTTTTATTTATACTTGCCATATTATATTAGTTTTAAAGGGCTGTTGTAGTTGTGGTGGTAGTGGTTAGTTCTGCAGTGGTTGTGGTAGTAGTGGTAGTAGGAGTTCTAGTAGTACTAGTTGTAGTAGTAGTAGGTACACCTGTGGTGGTAGTAGTGGTAGTAGGATTGCAGCACTCATATGCTGGTATCTCTACCCAATTACCAACCTTAGGTTTCTTTCTTCTTAGAATCAGGCTGCTAGGAACGATTCTCCCAGTACCATCAAAGCGTACATAAGCTTTGAGAGGGCGTTTGTCAATTGATGCCATGATTAGTAATTTAAATTATACTTGTTAAATAATGTTTTCAGTTCATTTGCGTAATACCATGTGCATCTTTTCTTGGAATTCTCATCATTTAGAATAACATCTAAATGAGGATCTTTTGAAGGATCTGCACCTGTATGATATTTACCTTTATAGAAACAGTTATAACCATCCATAAAGGTGTTTACAATTCCTGCATTATGAAGAATAGGATGAGTTTCTAGTTTTTCCACCATGTCAGGACTCCAACTAAATCCCATTTCAGGAATAATCTTTACATCCTTTCCTCTCACCCAAAGATTCCAAAGAACTGCCCACATATCTGCACACCAACTTTGAAATCCTTTATTCTCATTTTCAAAATACAACTTGTTTATATGCTGTAGATATCTCCTAATCAGTATGCAATCATTCATCACCTTGCTCCAAAAGTCTGCATCTATATTCTTAAGGAGATATTGAGCTCCACCACTATCATCATTCTTTCCCTCAGCTTCCTCTCTACTAATACCAATTACGCTACCTATCTCAGCAAGGATGTCTCTTGTTTTGTATTCATCAAGTTTTTCAGGAAGTACATCCCTCACCTTGCTATCAAAATAGGAAGCTCCAATGTAGCTCACTGTATCAGAAACATAACAAACATCATCATTAATAAACTGTTGAACATCAAACTTTTCTGTAAAAAGAATGTCTGAGTCACAGTAGAATATAGCTTGGTTGCTTAATTCAGGATGTTCTCTCCAGTGTCTCCATAATGTATAAGGTCGTAACACTGGAATATACACACCTAATTGTGAACTAATTTGATGTTCATCTTTGTAAAAATGAAACTCAGCTTCTGGATATAAGTCCACTATCTGTTTCCAATTCTCATTCTTCTCTCTAAAGTTGGGAGTGAACACTAGAACAATTGCTTTGTCTGATTCATTCCTTTTCTTCAGACTTTCCAACCACAGATGCACTTGCCATGTGTAATAAGTGTCATCTGGCTGAACGCATACATACTTCAGATCCTTCATAATGTAGTTTATTGGTTTATAAAAAATTTGCGAAAGATAGCGTTTTTCACTACTTTTCGCAAAATTAAGGTGTTATTGTGGTGGTGGTTGTGGTGGTGAAGTTACCATTTGCTTGAGCTAGTTGACCAGAGATTTTCTCTAGCTGCTTACTAATTTGCCACAACAGATTCTCTGTAGTGCCCCAACCTATTCCTCTAGATGGTATTGGCATTATCTTATATTTTATTATCCAACATTAAATATGGAAAGGTTAACAGATGGAGATGCAGGTCTAGTTGGATTACTTCCTGCAGCAGTTGGTAAAAGTCTCATACCAGTGGCTTGTGACCACCAATAAAACTTAAGATATTGTCCAGCAGTCAATGGGATTGTATCTGTTATTTTTGCAAGTGTCTGATCATTTTGTGCTCCAGTGGTAGTGAATGTAAATGCTGAATTAGGCACAATTACATCATTAACCGTATACCAAACAGTTACATTATAATTTGATGCACCACCTGTAAATGCAAGTTGAAGACCAAGACTTAAAAAGTAAGTTCCTGCATTAATAACATCTATTCTATTACTAGTCAATGTAAACCCATTAGCAATTTGTGTTGAATTAATTAACACCTGATTAGCTGTGGTTGCTCCACCATTTGTTTGTAAGGTGGTATCAAAAAAGGTTGCAGAATAAAGACTAACTTTTGATGCAGCAATGTTGTCGTTAAGGGTACAGAGCTGACAGCTAGCTTGCTCCATTTGCTTAGCAATCTGCCACAACAGGTTGTCCTGTGTGCTCCAACCGATCTGTCTTGATGGAATAGCCATAAGTAAACAAAACTATGATGTTTATAATAAAAAACAATGAACCTTAGTAAATTGTAATAACGAAATAGGTTAAGCAACTCTAACTAAACTTATTAGCCTTGACCTCTATACTTAGACATGGGTTTATCTTTAGGACCCTTTCTCTTAGAAGCCTTTCCATTCTTTCTTCTACCAAATGTAATCTTGTGTGATTCACTTGATCCTTTACCCTTTGCCATTATATTGATTTTAATTGGAAATGCATACCGTCCTTTCTAGCCCATGTGCCTCCCCAATCAAATCCATTGTCTGTGAAGCATTTAACAAATCCTGCACTGAGTTTTGGAGTTTGATTGAGACCGTTTTCAAAAGCGTTTACATCTATGGCTATTCCCCAACTATGTAAACTCATGGAAGAAAGTCCACGTTTCTTACGAATGTTGAAACAACCATCCCAGGTTTTAAGTTCTTTTACATGCCCTGTAGCTATCAGAGCTTTGAAAGCCTTGGACAGAGGTAATACTAAATCTTTATTACAATATATCTTCTTAGGAATTACACCTATCTCTAGTTCTGTAGGAACATCCCACAGGATTAAATGTGGGTTGGAGTTTGAAGGTTGTCCGTATTTCTTAAGTGCCTGTGCTGATGATACCATTTATCATTTGAATTTAAGTTTCCAATAAGCATTCACACCATACATAGCATCTCCGTATGTGTTTATTCCAAAGGATCCTCCAATCATAAAGTCATTCTTTGTCTTTAGGATGCCTCCCACTCCAATCTGATGGTAGTTGAGGTTTGTTTGTAAAATGCCTCCTAAATATATCTGACTGGTTTTTCTCTCAGGCATCATTACTGTTTCAGTGATGGTGGGATATTTAATGTTTAGTAGAGTGGATCTTCCTACTAACATATTATTCTGAACAGTGTCAATAATTTTTACATACCCATTGGTGTCAATTCTGATTGTATCATGGAATATGTTCATTGCGAGCAGTTTGTTTACCACTTCATAATACTGAGCTACGAGTTTTGAATAGTTTGTATCTGGTATGTAATTGTTCTGGATGATTGTAGTGTCATTAGAAGAAATAGATTCAGTGAATTGAGGCGTAGAGTATATAACTGTATCCTTTTCTATCCAAACTGTGTCTCTTTTTGTGATTGGTTCATCAATTGTCTGGGGCTTTCTCCACCTATCAAGGAGAAGAAGAATTACCACGATGAGTATTAGAATCCCAATTATGTTATTCTTTAAGAATTTCATGCTTTTATATTAGCATAGATACCACTTATGTACTGACCAAGTAGTAAAAGTCCTCCTAAGATAGCAATCACCCAATACACCTTTTTTTTAAACTCCTCATGTCCTTCCACCTTCTTTTCCAAATCTTGGATTTTCTTTTTCAGAACATCAATGTCACTAACAAACCCTCCAGTTTTTGTCAGGGGGTTGCCTAAGATAGCATCCACTACCTGTGTTAACTTCGTATCTATGGATACAATCTTTTCCTCCATGTCATACAGACGCTGGTCCATACTTTTAAGTTCGCCTTTTACTTGTTCTTCAAAAAGATTCTCCATAATATTGGTATCTATCACATGGATGATGAAAGATTTAAAAAAAAAAAACACGCCAATCCCTCTCCGAAACAGGAATCAGCGTGTATATAGTTTTTTGACAGAGTAGTGTCTGTGTGCAAACCTATGTAATTCTTTTGAAACTACCAAATATTTTTTTATACCTTTGTAACAGAAAACCAAACAGTTATGCCTAATAGTTATACATTCTTTAAAGCTGAAATTAGACAGTGGTTTATTGATAATATTCCTTCTGATACAAGGATTTTAGATGTTGGTCCTGGTCAAGGCACTTATTCAGATTTACTTAGAGATCTTGGATATAGAATAGATGCTGTTGAGATATGGGCTCCCTATGTAGAACAGTTTAACCTCAGGGCCAAATATGATAATGTTTATGTAAAAGACATATTGAACTTTAATGTTAGCTCTTACGACTTTATTATTCTGGGAGATGTATTAGAACACATTCCTACAGAAGATGCTCAGGAACTTCTTACCAAGTTCGATTTGATGGAAAAGAGATTCATGGTTGCTGTTCCTTACATGATGCCTCAAGATGGAGCAGAATACGGGAATGAGCATGAAACTCATCATCAGGAAGACCTTACGCCAGATGTAATGTTAGAACGTTATCCAGGACTAGAGAAACTTTATGATAATCAGTGGTATGGATATTATGTAAACGTTGACACTAGGTTTGAGAAAGCCTATGTTTTATATGCTACAGAGAGTTATAAAGACACTGTACAAGCATGTGTTTATTCTATAAAAGCATATAGTAAGATTCCTATAATTGTTTACATGCTCAACTCAGATGAAGAGATCAATGGAGCTGTTACAATAAGTTGGGACTGCAAAGTTAAAAATGTTCCTCAGCAGAAGTATATCAATAGAGATGACAGAGATATATACAACATACTGATACAAAGACCAGCTATTGTAAAAGATGCTCTTAAATATGCTAAAACTGTAGCATATGTGGATAGTGATAGTGTAGCCACTAGGTTTGTAGATAGAATGTTTGATCTCTATCCTACTAAATCTACTCATCCATATTTTACAGAAGGTATTTATGAATGGATGCATCACAATGGTAGAGGAGGTGCTGAAAGTATGGATGATCTAAGTACAACGTTAGAGCATCCAGCTTGTGAGTTGTTTGGTGTAAACCAGTATGTTAGAAAGAAATACGTACAGACAGGATATTTTGTAGCTGGACAATGGTGTAAAACATTCTTAGAAGAGTGGCAGTGGATGTGTAATCATCCTAAGGTTGTAAAAAATCCACAATACTATGCCCCTTATCATGAAGAAACTATAGTTAATGTCCTCCTTTGGAAGTATGATGTAAATGATGGGCTTCCATACATATACATCAATGGGTCTTTGGACGTAGTGAATAGCTCAGAGTTTACAGGACAAAAAGAACACATAGGACATTTCATCGCCACTCCTGCAGAAAAGAAAGACCTGTTGTTCTATCATGGAGAAAAAGATCCTCTTACAATGTACAGAATGTTGGAACGTATGAAGAATAGACCTAATATATTGTTTCTAGCTCCTCATCTATCTACAGGTGGTATGCCAGCTTTCTTGTTAAAGAGAATAAAGGCATTGATGCAATTCACTGATGTAGAAATAGTTGTTGTGGAATATGCCAATCATAGCGATGATTATGTGGTCCAGAAGAACCAGATAAGAAACTTAGTGAAGTATTTCTATACACTAGGTGAGAACAAGATGGAAGTGATAGACATTATCAAAAAACATGGAATAGATGTAGTGCACATTGATGAGATGGTAGAAGATGGTTGGAATAATTGGCCAGAAGAACTTAGGGAAGCTTTGTATGTAGATGACAGAGCTTGGAGAGTAGTGGAGACATGTCATAATATTGTATTCAATCCAGATATTGAAAAGCGCTATCACCCAGATGCATATGCATTCTGTACTCCCCATCACTTGAAAACATTTGCTAACATGCCTTCTAGAAAGGAAGTGATTGAGTTTCCTATAGAAAGGAAGGATGATATAGCTCTCAATTTTGGTAAAGGTTATCATGTATTGAATGTAGGACTATGGACCCCTGGCAAAAACCAAGGAGAAGCTGTAGAGCTGGCTAAACAAATGCCAGATGTACAGTTTCACTTTGTAGGTAATCAGGCTGGTAACTTCCAACACTATTGGGAACCAATCATGAAAGATCTTCCTTCTAATGTGCATGTGTGGGGAGAGCGTGATGATGTAGGTAGCTTTATGAAAGGATGTGATGTCTTCATGTTCAACAGTACATTTGAGTGTAATCCGTTGGTAATTAGGGAAGCTATAGGATATGGTAAACCAATTCTTGCAAGAAATCTTCCTCAGTATGGAGATATGTTCACTAAGTATATTACACATCTAGAGCCTGATAGGATGAAAGAGCAATTGTATGACTTATTGAAAAATGATACCACTTACACTATTCCTGAGAATCAAACAGAGGAATTTGGTAAGCGTCACTTACAGTTATATCAGGAAGTTGTAAGTAATGGTTGTCAAACTGACGTTGAAAACATTACAATTGCTCATTATTTTGTTCATGAACCTTTCTTGGAAATAACAGGAAACTCTGATAGTAAGTTTACAGTGAAATATTTTGATGAGAGTGGTAAGTGTTATTATGATAATGTAATAGGAATTAATAGTTGGGTGAGAATCAACAGAAGATGGTTTACTAGATGGACAATAAAAATATGGAAGGATGAAGAGATGTATTATGAATACACTCTTAATTACGAGAATCAACGTGTTTATATATCCTTTGATAGTAAATCGTTAGGAGATACAATAGCATGGATGCCTTATGTTCTTAAGTTTAAGAAGAAACATAACTGTCATGTTATAGTGAGCACATTCAAGAACTTCCTCTTTAAAGATGTCTACCCAGAACTTGAATTTGTAGATCCTGGTTCAAGAGTAGATAATATTTTTGGAATGTACACATTAGGTTGGTTTTATAATCCAGATAAAGAACCTGAACTTTGTAACACTATTCCTCTTCAGAAAGCAGCATCTAACATCTTAGGTGTTGATTATCAGGAACTCAAACCACGGATAGCATTTACACCTAGTAACAAATTATATGATAAATTTGTTACAATAGCTACTAATTCCACAGCTGCTTGTAAGTTTTGGACTAAGGAAGGATGGCAAGAAGTTATTAATTTTCTCCACGAGAAGGGATATAAAGTGATAAATGTATCTATAGAAAGGAACTCATTTGACAACTGTGAGCAACTAGAAGATACATCTATGGAGAACACTATGAATACTATTCATCATAGTGAGTTTTTCATAGGACTTTCTAGTGGTTTGAGTTGGTTAGCCTGGGCTCTGGATAAGAAAGTGGTTATGATAAGTAACTTTACAGAAGCTGATCATGAGTTCCAATGTATCAGGGTGAGTAAAAAGGATGTGTGTAATGGATGTTGGAATAAATCACACAACAGATTCAATCCAGGAGATTGGTATTGGTGCCCTGAACATAAAGGAACAGACAGACAATTTGAATGTCACACATCAATAACAGCTAGTGATGTTATTAATCAAATACAACATTTGTTATGAGAGAGTTTCTATGGGAACCTGAATGTTATCCAGGATTTAGAGAGCATGTAGAAAAAGAAATCTTTGTAGATAGAATCTATGAGAGATATTTTGAGGTTGAGAAAGGGGATGTTGTGTTCGATGTTGGTGCTAGTCTAGGACCATTCACCTATTCAATACTTGAAAAACAACCTTCTCATGTCTTTGCATTTGAACCAAGCTTTGAGGAATATAAGACGTTAGTGTTGAACACTCGTAAAGGACCTGTTACACATATTAACAAGGGTGTATCAAATCATATTGGAGAATTCAATTTTGAATATGTGTTCAGTGTTGGTGAGAATGAAATACAGTATTCAACCACCTTCAAAAAAGTGATTGATGATTACAATATTCAAAAGATAGACTTTCTAAAAACAGATTGTGAAGGAGGAGAATATGATATATTCAATCTGGAAAACCTTATTTGGATTAAACAGAATGTCAGAAAGATTGCTGGTGAGTGGCATTTAGGAACTCCAGAATTGAAAGATAAGTTCAGAGTGTTTAGAGACACCTATCTTAGGATGTTTCCTAATTTTAAGATTAGATCTTTCAATGGATTCAATGTTGAAGAAAATCTTTGGACAGAACCATTTATTGAAGTGTTCACTGAACTCATCATCTATATTGATAATAGGCACTAATCTTTTTGTAAACAAAATTGTTTACTAAGTGTAAACAATACTGTATAGGTAGGGAGGATGTATCAATATGTAGAACATCCTCCCCCTCTATTGGTTTTTCAAAATCTTTAACTTGATAATCTTCTTTTTCTCTATCTTCTTCATAAGTCAAATAGATCCAAGAAACATCACTTGTTAAAGTTCTTAAATAGTCTCTGGCTTCCTTATAAGGATAGACAAGTGATAGGATTACATTCTTTCCTGTACTATTTAGGAAGTGGGCTATATCACTAGCCCTGTTCAGGTTCTTGATTCTTCCTTCTCTAGAATAGTCTTTGTTTGCAAACAATTCTCTCAAAGCATCACCATCTATATTCACATATGTACTATCGTTAGCCAATATCTGACTTGCTAATGTGGTTTTTCCACTACCAGGTTGTCCAAATAGTACGATTATCATTTGTAGTTGAATCTATTAAAATACCATTGAAAGTTATCTTTTATCCATTTACAAACGTCAGCTCCTAATATTTTTTGAGCATCGCTTCTTAAAGGTTCCACTTTCTTTCTAATTGTATGATCTCCAAAGATTCCATGAATTTCATCATCTTCCTGTGTCACTTGCTCTACATTATCAAAATCATGAATGAAGTCTTCAATTCCAAGATATTGATATAACTGTGTCATTGTTGTCTGTGGATAGAGACACAAGTCTTCATACTTTATAAAATGAATATGTTTATCAATTCCTTGTCTGAATATTTCATTTAGTCTTTCAATTGCAAGTCCTACAGGAGGACCTGCTAACCATGCATCAATTCTTTTTGGTGTGGTAGTTCCTTGACCTGTTGTCCAGTTGAGAATCTTATCTTGCTTATCAGGATGTTTCCTAAAGTTTTTCTCCATGCTACAGAAGATATCTCGTAAGTCTCTTACCATACAAACTATCTTAGGTTGAGGATATACAAAGTTGAGAAAATCATAATGTATTCCCCATCCTCTAGACTTGTCTAGAATATATCTTTTGTCTGTAATTGCATTGTAATATCCTTTAAGACCTTCATGACAAAAGCCTTTAAAAGCTTCCTTCATAATAGCAGGATCTTGAGCTTTGAACTCACCGCTGTCTGTGTAATTAGATCTTGCTGCATAAATCAGTTCAAGTACACCGCTGGTAGGAGTACAATAAAAATCAGGTCTCTGTGCAACAATGTTTTGCAAAAGAGTGCTACCAGTTCTTGGAAGTGAACTCTGAAAGAATATTTTCTCCATTTAGTTGGTTTTGAGAGATTCAATTATCTCTTCAGCATTGAATATCTCTGTTTCATTATTATATGGAAACTCTACTGGGTTTCCTACAATATTAAACTTCTGTAGGTAACTACCTCTTAAGTCAGGTTCTATAGTGAAAGGATTTGCAAGAATATTATGATTCCAATCATATCCAAACACTGTAGGACTATTCACTATCCAACACACTGTTGAAGGAAGTTTATATGCAGCAGCTGTATGTTGAGCAAAGCTATCCATGAATAACCTCTTATCACTTCTTTCAATAACAGCAGCAATCTCTCTAAAGGTAGCAGTTAAAGTGGTTGTATGTGGAATAAAAGGTTGATTCTCTCTTCTAATTTGCATTATAAAATAATCATCCTTCAGAGCATTAACAACATCTTGTGCCACTCCAAATGGAATATCTCTAGACCAACTATATAAAACATCTTGATTCTCAGCTCCTCCATTAGTTTGAATAATCAATAGAGGCTTGTCAATATTGAAGTTACGAAGATAGAATTCTCTTTCTCTCTGTGTAATAAACAACTCAGGAGCTTCCCCATCATAAGAAAGACCATACATCTCACACCATATTTTAATAAGATGCTCCTCACAATAGAGATGTTTTTTCTCTAGATAAGGATCTTGTAAAAAAAAGTGTTCTGTAAGTTTATCCTCAATAAAGTCTTTATAGAAATAAGATGTTTCACCAAAGTGTAGTATCCTGTCTATATTAGGGTTACCTCTAAAAACATCAGGAAATCCAGAAACAACAATCAACAGATGATTTGGATATTTCTTTTTAATAGCAGAGCATACAGCTGTTGCCATAATACTCTTTCCTATTCCTCCGTTAATCTGGAAGATTATACGCTTCATGTAGAAATTATTGGTTTTACAAATTTACAAAATATTATACAGTTATAATATCTGGACGATTTACAAATTCTACAACTTGCGTACCAACAGTATTTGCAATTGCTGTTAAAACTACACTATCATCTTCACCCCAATCAGAAAGCTGTTCTTGTGTAAGAACAATATATTGTTCATACACCACATTAAATGGTGGTAATGCTGGATCTGCAGGGGTACCTCCGTTATTAAATATTCCAAATACCACTCTAAAATTAGTAGACTCTCCTCCTAAAATATATGGACGAGCATAGGCACTCATATATTCAGCATCAACAACTTTAAATTCAAATGCTGAAGTTTGAAATACAATTTTTCCTGTAGGATTGATCTTAGCAAATAACATAGTTTATGTTTTTAAATGATTCCAATACTAAACCTATTCTTAAATACATTGAAATTTTGTAACTCCTCATCAGGAGTTAGTGCTCTAGTATAAAAAAGAGCAGTTCCAATCCTTCCTCTTAGCTGAACACTACTTCCATTACTATTACGATTAATCATCCAAGCATTAGTGAAATTGACAGTTCCTAAGGATCCGTATGTGTTCGTAATCCTACTAGTATTATTTATTCTAATTGACATAGATAAAGTGGATGTGTCTCTCACTCCTGATACAAAATTCCAAACGTTTTGAGTTAATGTAGCGCTTGCAGACCTTCCACCACCGTCTGATACCATAGTGATATTACTAGGAGCAGTTGTTGTTAATCCAAATGTGTTCCCACCACTATTACTTGATGTAAATAGTCCAGCATTGTCATATTGTCCTTCTGTGTACATTATAACAACTTGCATAGTTAATCCTGAAAGACCAGTGTAAGATGCTGCACTGTTTATATTGAATACAGAAGAGAAAGGTGAGAAGTCACTGAAGTATATACCATTAAAAACATTGGGATAGAACGTAAATGTACCATTCATTGTGGCATCATAACCACTAATCAAATCTTTCCAAGTTGTTCCTGTTCCTCCATAAGACCTTGTTTGGGCAGCATCGTACCACAATGCTAGTCCATTAGTAACCACTGGTATTCCTGAACTTGCTGCTATACCAAGCATTTTTAAGTTTTAAGCTGTTAAGTTACCAATTAAATACCATTCGTCAGTAGCCACCTTCATAAGTGTTACAGCACCATATTGGGCATTGAGCTTACGCCAACTGTTAGCGCTTCGCAAAGTTACGCCAGCACAAGCACAAACAGTAGTTTGACCAGCACCATATTGCGTAACATTCAAACAAGTACCAATTGGGAAAGCCACTTGACTACATGCTGGAACACATATGTTGTTTGCAGCTCCGACATTCATTTCAACCGTCTTACCAGAATCAGCCAAAACTAATGCATAAGAAGCAGCTTGTCTATTGAACTGTGTCAGTCCATTAAGTTTACCACAAGAACAAACGTTATTGAAATATGCTGTACAAGCATCAAGACCAGTGAGTCCACAGCCCATAACAATTGTATAATTGTTACAAGCTAAACTGCTCTGACCAAATGCTAAGGATCCACAACAGAATGCCTTGTTTGATTGTCCTCCTATAATAGCACTACTTCTACCAAGAGCACAGTTGTCAAATCCTCCTCCTACACTAGCATAAACACCTGATGCAGAGTTAGCACTACCTCCTGCTACAGTTGCATAAGTGCCTGCAATATTAACTGCACCCCCACCGACAGTACCGTAGTTTGAACACACACAATTTCGTGATCCACCTCCAACTGTTGCTGCTACAGCTGAACCAGCAAATGGACATATTAATCTATTTCTGTCTCCACCACCAATAGATCCAAAAGGTGTGTTGACATCTATTATATTACAAAAACCTCCACTTATTACCGAACAACAGCTGTTCAGTATATTACAATTACCTCCTCCTATTGTACTATGTACTACATTACAAAGCTTATTTGAAGATCCTCCAACAATAGCTGAATAATATCCACCGTCAATTGCATTAGTACATCCTGATCCTATTAATGAAAATTGTCCAAAAAGCATTGAGTTGCCCTGACCTGAACTTATTCCAGAACCATTACTGTAAGTTGATATAGTATTACCATAACCGCCTGATATTACTGATTGACCAGAGAAATTTAATATTAAGTTAAGACTACCTCCTCCAACAGTTGAATCAGTTGAATTAATACTGACACAATTTCCACTACCTCCTGAGATTGTTGAATAGTATCCTGAGGCTGTGTTATTACATCCTCCACTAACAGTGGCATAATTTCCTGTAGTGGTGTTGAGTTGACCACAACGAACACTAGAACCAGTCCCTGCACCAAGTATAATTACAGGCGCACTTCCTGAAAATGATGTACCAGAACTTCCAGAAGTTCCAGACGTACCAGCCCCTCCAGTAACACCGCTTGTTCCACTAGTTCCACTAGTTCCAGTTCCACCATTAACTCCAGAAGTACCTGATGTACCGTTATTACCATTAACTCCAGAGGTACCGCTAGTACCTCTAGTACCTGATGTTCCAGACGTACCTGAAGAACCAGCAGCACCATTAACTCCACTGGTTCCACTCGTACCACTTGTACCTGCTGCACCAGTTCCACCATTTACACCAGATGTACCTGAAGTTCCTGAAGAACCTGCTGCACCGTTGATTCCTGACGTACCACTAGTTCCATTGTTACCATTAACACCGCTAGTACCAGATGTTCCATTTACACCAGAGGTTCCAGACGTTCCATTATTACCGTTCACTCCAGAAGTTCCACTTGTTCCCCTAGTGCCCGATGTTCCTGATGTACCACTTGTTCCAGCAACACCGTTAACACCACTTGTACCTGAAGTGCCAGAACTACCTGCTACACCGTTAACTCCTGAAGTGCCAGAAGTACCACTGCTTCCAGCTGCACCATTTACTCCTGATGTTCCGCTTGTTCCTGAACTGCCAGCAGCTCCATTAACACCACTAGTCCCACTAGTACCATTTACACCCGAAGTACCTGATGTGCCAGCTGCGCCATTCACACCAGACGTTCCACTTGTTCCGTTAACACCTGAAGTTCCTGAAGTTCCGTTCACTCCACTAGTTCCAGAAGTTCCGTTATTTCCATTCACCCCAGATGTACCAGAGGTTCCTCGTGTACCTGATGTACCAGAAGTCCCTGTTGTACCACTAGTTCCAGATGTACCAGATGACCCTGCTGCACCGTTAACACCTGATGTACCGCTAGTACCTGATGATCCTGCAGCTCCGTTAGCTCCACTAGTGCCACTTGTTCCAGATGTTCCATTCACTCCACTTGTACCACTAGTCCCAGAGGTGCCATTATTTCCGTTAACACCAGAGGTCCCAGAAGTCCCTGTAGTACCAGAGGTTCCACTAGTACCAGATATACCTGACGTACCGCTACTACCATTTGCACCAGAAGTTCCAGATGTGCCATTCACACCTGAAGTACCGCTCGTTCCTGAAGTGCCGTTAGCTCCAGATGTCCCAGAGGTTCCATTTATACCAGAAGTTCCGCTAGTTCCATTGTTACCAGAAGTACCAGACGTACCTGTAGTTCCACTAGTGCCAGACGTACCATTAATCCCTGAAGTACCACTTGTACCATTAATGCCACTAGTCCCTGATGTACCATTGATTCCACTGGTTCCTGAAGTACCATTGACACCAGAGGTTCCATTTGTACCGTTGATTCCACTAGTGCCACTCGTTCCTCTAGTTCCACTAGTTCCTGATGTTCCACTAGTTCCATTCACTCCAGAGCTACCCGAAGTGCCTGTGGTACCACTTGTACCTGAGGTTCCATTGATTCCTGAACTACCAGAAGTACCGTTCACTCCAGACGTACCGCTCGTACCATTAACTCCACTCGTACCACTCGTTCCTGATGTGCCAGCTAAGCCTGAAGTACCACTAGTTCCATTAATTCCAGATGTGCCTGATGTACCAGTTGTACCACTAGTGCCATTTAAGCCTGAAGTTCCAGATGTTCCGTTCGTTCCATTAATTCCAGAAGACCCACTGGTTCCACTTGTGCCATTTATTCCTGACGTGCCACTTGTACCTGAAGAACCATTATTACCAGAAGTGCCACTTGTACCATTTATCCCAGAGCTACCAGATGTCCCACTTGTTCCTGTAACACCACTAGTTCCAGATGTACCGTTTGCGCCTGAGGTTCCACTTGTTCCATTAGTTCCATTTGCACCTGAAGACCCACTAGAGCCAGATGTTCCGCTGGTTCCATTAGCCCCACTGCTTCCAGAGGTACCGCTAGTTCCTGTGGTGCCTGAAGTTCCACTGCTACCAGATATTCCACTAGAACCCGAAGTTCCAGAACTTCCACTTGAACCAGATGTACCATTAGTGCCATTATTTCCATTAACACCACTAGTTCCACTTGTTCCATTTGCGCCTGACGATCCACTACTTCCACTAGTTCCTGAAGTCCCATTTATTCCTGACGTACCGTTAGTTCCAGATAAACCTGATGTTCCACTCGTACCTGTGCTGCCTGAAGTTCCAGAGGTACCGTTTATACCAGAGGTCCCACTAGTTCCGTTAATTCCAGATGAGCCAGAACTGCCAGATGTACCGTTGATTCCAGATGTACCAGACGTTCCGTTTATACCTGAACTACCTGCTGTTCCTGAAGATCCACTAGATCCAGAACTACCGTTTGTTCCACTAACACCACTTGTACCTGAGCTACCGTTTGAACCAGAAGTTCCTGATGTCCCATTATTACCGCTAGTTCCAGAGGAACCAGATAATCCTGAAGTTCCACTACTACCTGATGAACCACTTGTTCCTGATGTTCCAGGTAAACCATTATTACCTGAAGTTCCACTTGAACCTGAAGTTCCTGAGGTTCCAGAAGAACCGCTCGTCCCTGTTATACCTGAAGAACCAGATGTTCCTGAAACTCCACTAGTCCCTGAAGACCCACTTATACCAGACGTACCATTAGTTCCGTTACTACCAGATGTACCAGAAGTTCCGTTGTTTCCTGAAGTTCCACTTGACCCACTGGTTCCAGAACTACCATTTATTCCAGAACTGCCAGATGTTCCATTTATTCCTGAGCTTCCGCTCGATCCTGAGGTACCATTTATTCCACTAGTACCAGACGTGCCATTCAATCCTGATGAACCTGAACTACCAGACGTACCACTTGTACCATTAGTTCCTGAACTACCTGAGGATCCATTAGTCCCATTTATACCTGAGCTACCACTTGAACCAGATGATCCACTAGTGCCTGAAGTGCCGTTGTTACCACTCGTGCCAGATGAACCGTTTATTCCTGATGTACCTGAGGTTCCATTAGAACCACTTGTTCCTGAACTTCCACTAGTTCCTGCAGTTCCTGGTAAACCACTACTTCCACTTGATCCACTTGTTCCTGACAAACCAGATGTACCAGATGTACCATTGGAACCTGAAGAACCACTAGTTCCTGCTGTACCATTAATTCCAGATGTCCCACTAGACCCTGAACTACCGCTCGTACCAGCACTACCGTTTATTCCACTTGAACCAGAAGTTCCATTTATACCCGAAGATCCTGATGATCCATTAGTACCAGATATTCCACTGCTACCAGATGTACCATTGAGCCCACTTGTTCCAGAGCTACCAGATGTTCCTGAGGTTCCATTACCACCTGAGGTGCCACTTGATCCGCTAGTGCCAGAGGTTCCTGAAGTGCCACTAGTTCCTGATCCTCCACCACCTGTTATTACCACTTGAGCATCACCACCTCCCAAATCATTCACTGTAGCACCTGAGAATGTAATTTTGTCAACGTTAGTCACTGTGGTTGTGCCATCAGTCACTTCAACTATTGAAGATGTCCCACTGCTACCAGAGGTGCCAGAGGTGCCTCTTGTTCCTGAACTACCTGAACTGCCTGAACTTCCATTTGTGCCTGATACTCCACTTGATCCTGATGTTCCATTGCTACCTGACACACCACTAGACCCTGAGGTTCCGTTACTACCTTGTATTCCGCTTATTCCAGAGGATCCAGAAGATCCAGATGTACCATTAGAACCACTCAATCCAGAAGTTCCTGAACTTCCAGATGTTCCAGCTGTTCCTGATATACCAGAGCTTCCACTAGTGCCGTTAGACCCTGATGTTCCTGATGTTCCTGAGCTACCGCTAGTGCCTGAACGTCCAGAGGATCCTGATGTACCACTACTTCCTGAACCACCTGATCCTGAACCACCTGATTCACAAACAGCCTCTAGTTTTTGTAATATTACCTCAAGATTATCATTTGTTCTAATCCCTGTACAGATTAAATTGGGTCCTTCATAGAAGACACAAGTTGCGTTCAATATGACAGGGCATGGCTTTATGGAACACAGCACTGTAGGTGTTGTGGGTATATTTATAGGAGGGCAGTAAATAGGAACATGGATACTACCAGAAGTACCAGAGGATCCACTAGATCCTGAACCACCATAAGATAATATAGAAGGTAGTACGTTCATAATTTGAGTGATGTATAATTTTTAATATATACGATGTATATATTAACAAAATTATCTGTTAGTAATATATATTCAATGACTTATGAAAAATTAAACTACATAATATAGCGATATCATCTTCTACTTTCCTTCTGAATAGTAATGTCAAATTCTTTAGCGAATTCAGGATCCAGGATACCACCGTAGGTAAAGATAGATTTTGTGAAAGGAAACATCTTACCGAAATTCTTAATAGGTTGAGCTTTCTTTCTAACCTGTTCAACAGTGAGATCAGAATCTGATGTATCCACTCCAGTCATTTCCATCATAGCGTGATCAACAAATCTTCCCATGTCTGAGAATATACCAATCGCAGGGAACAGTGATCCACTAAGAATCTTTTGAAATTCAGCAGGATTGTAGAAGAACGAAAGCTCACTAATGAATTTATCAATTACACGAAGCTGATATCTATAAAAATTCTTACTAGCTCTATCATCTTCATCATCAGGAGCAGCAAATCCTAAAGCAAACATTGCGCCAAACATAGACATGAGAATAGAAAGTTCCTTAACCTGGTTTCTGAGATTGATTCTAATCATGTCTATAAACTCATCTCTATCCATCTCCAAAGGTTTGCCTGTACGTTTTTCATACTTTTCAGCAAACTCTTCGTACATCTTATTCATCAATTCAACACCTTTATCATTGACAGCCAAGATGTTATAGATGTTAGTTGATCTGTCTCTTATAGATGTACCTAATACATAAGCAAAGAGTCTAATCCTACCAATGTCATATTTCTGTCCTGTTGTTATTCCATCTTCTCCTATTTCTACAGAGAAGTCATCACTCACCTTTCTAAACTCTCCAAAACGTGTATCCACTAGTTTAGGAATCCAGTTTTTGAACACCATCATTGATTTTGTCCAGACACTCATTCCCATACGATTGAGATCACTATCTGAAAGTCCACCAGTAGCATTTCTTGATATACGTCTGGTTAAGTTAGTAAGACGTTGAAGCTCATCTATATTAGATAAATCAAGACCAGGGATTACAAGTTTACCATTTTCAAGTTTCTTTGTAACACTTATGGCTTTGGTTTTCTTCAATTCTTCTATTTCTTCATTAATCTTTGAAGCCACTTCTTTATACTTTGAAGAAGAATCATACCTGTCTTTATACTTCCTTTTGACGAACTCACGAATGTTGACAATCTTTCCATTGTCTATCATTGTGTTATCAAGAAGAGTGAGGAATATAGACTTCTCAATGTGCTGTTCAGGATGCTTCATGAAGAAATATAGCATGTCTGAAAAGTTCTGTCTTGTGAGAACTGTTAAACCTGCCTCCTGAAGTTTGTCATACGTAGGATCATCTTTCAGAGGCATAAATATATTCACAAGTTGAATAAACATTTCACGTTCTTCATCATTCTTGAACTTATTTCCAACAAGCTTTGTTTCATTAGCTAGCACTTCTCTAGCCTTGAAGTAGTTACCAGCTTGTGTAGCAATCTGTATGTTAGCACCAAATGCATTCACAGCACCAGAAACAAACTCAAGTCCAAGTGCTTTTAACTGAAATGCTCTGTTTGCAGCATCCATAGTTTTCACCAGAGATGTAGCAGAAGGATTCTCATCTATTTTGAACACCTCTCTATTGGCTACATTATTCACTGCACTCTTCATAAAGTTCATCACCTTACCTACACCAAGTGGTGTGTCACTATCAGACAAGGGATACTTCTGTTCATATAGTAGTGCTCTAAGGAAGTCATTGAAGATTTTTGCATTACCCTCACTAGTAACTTCTCCTTTAGCCATTACCTTTGGTCCACGTTCATCGTAAACAACTTCACCAACATTATTTGTATTAAGATAGCCTTTGAAAGTTTCAATAGTTTTAACAAGCTGCAATTGATCCTCCACTTCAGAAAGATATTTGTACTTCTCCATGTGGTTGATGTACAATATCATATTCTTGAAGATGTCCTCACTTACATCAGAATAGTCATTTGTACCATCTTCCTTACGAGTGAAGTCATACGTGTAGTATTTAGGAATTGCATTTTCCAATTCACCTGTTAACTCGTTTATTTTTCCATATCCTACATCATCAGTTTGTATCTGTAGACTCTTACCAAAGTTCATTACAGCAGAGACATCAAAGTCCCATGCAAGACTTTCTGCCATTCCTTTCCTTATAAAAGGAAGGAATGTAGAAGCCACCTTATTACTAATATATCCAGACTCTTTAGCTTTATTATTCATCTCATTGATGAAGTTGTAAAGCTCAAACAGATCATTATCTTTTAGAAGTTCTTTATATTCTTCTGACTGCCATTTAGCTAGAGGATGTCTTTTAATAATGTAATTCTTCCAACCATTGAAATCTTTCCTATCAATATCCCATTTACGTTTTTCCTCAAGTATCATCTCATCCATTCTATCAGGATCATCATCATACAACTTTTTGATTCTTTCTATCTTCTTATCAAGCAGTTCTTTTGCTTCTTTCCTATATGCATCTACATCAATGTTATTTAACAACCAGTTTTTATCATGATTTCCTTCGAGTGCATTGTTATCTACACCTTCAAAGAATTCTTTCTTGAACTTGTATATTAGCTTGTTAACCGTTTTGTTTTTATCATCCTTCTGATAGATTTGTTGAACTAGTTTTCTAACATCCCCACCTCTATCAACAAGTTTTTTACGAATAGCCATGAGTCTATCCACTTCACCAAGTGCATCTCTAGAGGCTCTTCCTTTTGCATTTGTGACAAGTTTGAACAACACTTCCAATGATGCCATAGGAAGTTCTGATATTCCTCTAAAGTTTGAAGACAAACCTTTTACAACAGCTTCAGCATTTAACAGTCCCTTTACAAGATTTCGCTCACCTATGAATTTATCAGCAAACTTTCCAGACACCTCTCCAATTTGCTCTGCAGAAAGACGAATCTTTCTAGCTTCATCACTAATGTCTTTAAGTAGATTCTTGTTAAATGCAACACCCTCCTTAGCTTCTTCAGTGGTAGCATCTTTTTCCATTTGTTCATTATAGATGAGCTCACCGATTAAGTCATCTATTCTACCAAATACAGTGGCAAACGCATTGTACTCTCGCATGTCTGCAGCCATTTCAGAGAGTTTCTCATCTGTAAAGTCTTCACCTTTTGTATTAGCGGGTCTATCCTTATAAATGGTGTTATAGTCATTGAGTATTCGTTGACCTTCTTTCTTCATCTCTTTAATTACATCTACAAGAGGAGCAATGTTGAGAGTTCCCTGGGCTGCACGAATTGCTTCCTTTAGAATGTTCAACCTATCACGTTTGAATTCACGCTCATCTTCATCTGTCACCACCTTCTTAGAAATCTGTTTGTAAGAAGCATTGAGTAGTGAGATGAGTTTATCAAGACGTTCAAAACCAGTGGTTTCTGTTTCTTCAGATACAGGAACCAAACGTAAGTCTTCAATCTCTTCTGTGTTTACAGATCCTATTGAAATTCCTGTAACCTTAACAGGAGATTTTTTATCTCTAGGATTTTCTTGTTTAATATCCATCAGAATAGGAATTGCCCTATTCATCCCCATTTCTTTCACTCCATATCTATCACGAAGAATATCTTTATATCGTCCGAGCTGAACATTATATGCTCCTTGTTTATACCAAGCAACATCTTTAGCACCAGCAGCAACACTCATGAACTTCCAGTCAATGATATTACCTTTGCCATTCTCTTCTACAATCAACAAGTCTATTGTACCAGCTTCTTTCTCTTTAGGATCATATATAATCACCTCAGAGAACACAAGAGGATTCTTACCATCCTTTGAGAACTTAGCTATTAACTCAGTGTAATACTTCTCAAGTTTGTCATATATCTGTTCATCTACATCTGAAAGTTTTAATGTACGAGGTTCAGGATTTACCTTTCTTGTTCCATCAGAATTGAAATATCTTCCATGTATCTCTTCAAAATATCCATGCCCTTTAACACCAAACTCTCTTTTGAACTCATTGAATTTCTTCTCTTCTTCTGTAAAAGTCTTATCACCAAAACGTTGCCTATACCAAGCTTTTACACGATCAGTTACCCTTTTAGTAACACGTTGAAACGTACCATCAGGTTGCTTTACCTCATACCAGTTAGATGCTTCTTCAGTGTCTACCAAAAGAGGATCAATAGATTTCTTATCTTCAACCTTCTTAATACTATCTTTTGTCTGAAGGATGCGTTGTTGTATTTCTTTTTGAGCATTAGAGATTTGATAATAAACTCCTTCTCCAACAAGTTCACCTTCAACACCTTCCTCTATAAGAGCAGCAGCTTCCTTGAACACATCAATGTTAGCTGCTTTATACATCCCTCTGAACCAATCAAGAATCTTCTGCCACCAGTTGTGTACAATGGTTCTGTTGGTCTCATTCATCAGTTCAGGGAATTCTGTAGTGCCCTGATTATTATTAATAATTAGTTCAGCAATCAGTTTATCAACAGCTTCTTTCTTAATCTTACGAATGTCTGGCTTTCCATTAGGAAGTTGATAAGCAGGATTGTTTTTGTATTGTTCAAATGTTTGTTTGTATATAGAAAATCTATCAATCTTGGATATCATTTCTGTAACTAGATTGGGATTCTTCTTCTCAATAATGGCTGTAGCTATGTGCACCATCTCTTCTGTAAGAGCAACATCCTCTTTACCCTCTGCAACAGCAATTATCCTACTTGTCAAATCAGCAATAGCATTAACACTATTTTCAACAGCAAGCTTTGTCCCTTTCAAATACTCAGAGAGATCCTTAACATCCACGCCCATTTTCTTCAAAAGCTCTTTCACTTTTGAAATAGTTTCTGGAGAAGCAATTGAGGAAGGCATTCCTTCCATTTGCATCATTGTCTGAGGAATAACCTCAAAGTAATCTCCTCTATCAACAGCTAAACCTTTATTTAATAAAGATTTCCAAACCCTATTTGCAGAATTATTTATATCTTGTTTACCAAAAAATTCTGATTTTAAAGTTTTACCTTCTTTTGCTAATTTATTTGCAAGAGCTAAATAAACTTTTGTACCAAATCCTTTACCTTGAAATTCTTCATATAATTCTACTCCAGCCATTCCTATAGAAGAAGATATGTAACCTTCATTATCTACAGAAATAACTCCTGCATATCTACCATTTATTTTAATAGGATAACTTGTTGCTTCTGGATTATCTGGATTAAATCTTGGGTTATCTAAAGTTAGATCAGGAGTTGAATCAAATAGTTCTTCCACTCCTTGTTTAATACCTTGCTGTTCCCTATCAACTTCTATCTCAGCCAATAAACGATTGCCCCCTGTTCTCTCAAGAGCAGCTTTGAATTCTGGGCTATTTGGATTTATACATGCCATATCAATAACATTCTTTTAGTTTTTTAATTGCCATCTGTCCTTCCAAAGTAATACATTCCATTATCTCTCCAAGAGCCTCATCTTCTGTCATTTTGTATTTAGCACTATAGTTTTTGAGGATTTGCTTTTGCCTCTCAGGAGAGAATGCTTTTTCAAATGTCAAAGGAACTCTAGGAGCTGTAGGAGCTTGTTGTGTGGGAACTGACCTCTTATAACTCTTAGGATCTTGCAAGAACTTGCTGATGATTACATTATTATCAACATCCTCCACTTGTATAAATCCATTCTCAATTACAGACTTGTGATCAACATCATAGAACTCATTAGCTCTGAAGCTGTCTCCCCATGCATTTACAGCTTTGTAGACAAAGTATTTCTTACCCTCTTGATCGGAATGTTCTAGAGGTGTACCAGAATTATCATACACTTTCCTGAACAAACCTTTATTCATAAAAGAGAAGTCTCCAGCTTTACGCATTTTAGCCTTCTTATCCTTTATCACTTTATACAATTCAATACCTCTAGCGTTTGCTTGTTCTATTTCTTCCTTTGTAAGAAGATCATTTTCCTTCTCCCAGGTGTACACTATGTAATCAAAACTTGCTTCTCTGTTGTTCTTAGAACGTGTAAGTACAGGAGGAATCTCTCCTTTGGCTACAGCATCTTGTACAGGATTAGGCAAGAACTTCATTGATGGATTGTAATACTTCTTACCTGTTTTCTTTGATGTAATCAATGCTGCTTTCAAATAAGGAGTGATATCATCATTGTTCCAGTTGTTCCTTTCAAACACACCAAGCTTATAGAAGTCATCTAAGTTAGACAATCCTTCCAACTTGGAGAGAGTTGCGTTATAAATTTTCTCAAAGTCTTCATAAGGAATAAGAGATGTGAATGATATTGGAGAACTTGACAAACCGCTTTGAAGAATTGCTAAGGTGACAATTCTGTCATACAGAGGATTCTTATCATCTTTCAAACGATCTCTAAGTTCACGGAAGGCATATATCACATTGTTCTGATCATACACCTTGTTCTCTGCCATGTTCAGCTTAACGTTATTCACCCCACCTTTTGCAGCTCTCATGGAAGGAATACCCTCAATGATTCTTATTATTTCATTATTAGCAAGAGGATCGTTACTTTCTTTAAGCTGATTTACAAAGTTCACAACTTCCCTACCTACACCACCATCATTGATAAGGATGTCTGTAATTTGTTTATTAAGATTTTGGTCAGTTTGTACAGCCCAGTCAAACAAGTCAGCTACAGCTTTCTGAGCCACCTTCACAAAATCCCTATCACTCATATTTACATAAGGTTTCAACACCTTCTGTATTACTCCTCTCACCTTAGGACTATCAGACTTCAGAATTTGAGCAAATGCATCTCTCACTTGATTTATATTCTGAGCAAGCTTTCCAACAAAGGAATTTGAAAGCAATGTATCTACAGAACTGATGATGGTGTTCTGAGCTTTGATTTGCTGCATTTGCTTCTTGAAAATCAGATAGGGATCATTGAAACTAGCTGTATCATAGTTAGAGCCTTGAGTTACATGGAACATGTGTTCTGCCATCTTGGCATATTTCAAGAACTCCTTCAGCATCAGGTATTGATCTGTCTTCTCCTGAGCACTCATGTCAGAAGGAAGCTTGCCCAGATTTTTCTCTAGTGCGGTTTCTGAAGGAATTTTGAATGACTGCAATCTTCTATCCAATTCAGTTTCAGACATCTCTTGTTCATATCTATAACCCATCAATTCAACAAAGTCATCAATAAACAACCATGAATAACCAGCACTTTCTATTGTACGAAGGTAGTCACGAATAATAGGCTGGTTCATGAAATAAGCTACAGTGTTTACAGGAACACCAAGCTTAACCAAGAACAACCATGTGCTTGCTACATTGGGTGTAGCACCAAGTTCCATGATCCAAGGACCTTTGGAAATGTCCACATATCCATCAATGAACATACCAATGATATCAGATATGTATTCACCAGCCTTGTTCTTAATCATGGATAAGGTGGGAACCATTTTACCGTCCACCTCAATAGTGTTGTACTTCTCAAATTTAATATCTGGATTATCTGTAAGCCAGAATCTATCATCTTCAGAAGCTCTATCAAGCCTATTCTTATCTATATAAATAGGTTGACGTTGATTGAGAGAGTGATTAGTCTGGTTTACAGCTGCAATACCAATTGCATATTTACCTGTTACAAATGCATGACGCAAGCTTGACATGAATGTTCTGTCAAGCATATTCTCAACATTCTTGTAATCAAATGTTTGACCTATAGTTTTCTGAGCAATCTTTGCAGAAAGCTTCTTAAGAACTTCTGCAGAGTTGGGCTTAATAAGGTTTTCATAGTTCTCATCACTTGTGATGAGATTTTCCATACTCTGGATGTAACCATTCTCCAAGCTCTTTTTGTACAACTTCTTGACAATCTGATCTTTAGAACGAACATCTTTCATGAATTCTGCTGTAAGTTCTTCTTCAGAAAAGAAGTTTCCAAATATTGATTTTAAGAATTTACCAGCAGCATCATCCATCTCATCTTCCATGAGAAGAGTTTCTTCAGCAATATACCTATCAAGCTCTCTCATTTGTTCAGGAGATAGGAATTCTCCTTTGTCAAAGAGTTCCTTAAACTTGTCTATTGCTTGCTGACCAATTCCAAAATAAGGAATCAGTTTAGGCTTACCGTTCTTAATATATACGTTCTTGAGATAGATGGAGAGTTTATCTATATCAAAGTCAGATCCTACCTTCTGAACCAAAGCAGCAGGGATGACAACACTATCTTTGAATTCCTTAGGAAGGAACTTCTTGATAACAATAACATCAACAGAGTTTTGCTTTTGTGTAGGAATACGATAACCTACACCAGACAATACCTTTTGTCCTTCTTCTGTATTATTTAAATAGTTAATAAGTTCTTCATCAGATAGTGGACTATCAAACCACCTACCAAGCATCACCTCAGCTACACGCTTACCGTCCTTCTCATAGAACTTGAGAACCTCAGACTCATAGAATCCATCTTTCAGCTTACGCACACCACTTTCAAGAAGTGTAGAAGGAATCTGAACCTTCATACCACCATTGATCTTTGGAGAGATGAATTGTTTGTCAGCTATGGAGTAGATAACGTTTCTCACTTGCTGATATGCAGGAGTGGCTTCAAGCACCACCTTACCCTGAAGAAATCCAGCAAGAGCATCTGATGCATTATCATTTATCTCCCTCTTCAGCATTTCATCACGAAGAGTTTGTGCAGCTTTAGAGAAGTCTGTTATCTCATATTTTCTTTCAATAATTTTACCATCTTTATCTTTAGTGATGGTTTCCTTAATACCCAGTCTCTCAAGAGTGGTTTTATATCCCTCCTCAATAAGAGCTTCAAGAAGGTCTTGATTCTCTTTTATATTTCTATAAAGCTTAGACCTCTCAAGTTTCTCACCGTCACTAAGTTTATACCAAGCTTTGTATCTGTTGTTAAATGGTTGACCAGGAAAGAAATCAACAGGTACACCAGCTTCCATGAAATCAAGAGTGATGAGCTTTGTAATCTGACTACCTCTTGTAACATCAGATGTATCCTTAGAAGGAACTTCAGCCTGAATACTCATGATGGAGAAAGGAACGTTTGTAATGTTCTTTTCTGAATAAGGAGTATTGTTGAACTGCCCATCTATGTAGGTTTCGTGAGGATCTTGAGCTCCCACCTTTCTACTACTAGCAAACACTATGTAATCAATATCCTCTTTCTGCATCTTTTCATAAAGCTTGATGGCATTAGCATCACTATTGATTTGCTTCATGATGCGATAGGACAAAGGATAAAGAGCGAACTTATCCAACATTACATTATTGTACGAGCTAGCTGTACCATTTTTAGCAAGCTTGCTACCAGATACAATAGGCTTAATTGGAGTGTATGCACTTTGAATGCCAGGATTACCAGCAGCCAACAAAACCCTTTCCTCTGGACTCATGTCCAAACCCTTATCATTCTTTTCCCAAGCTACATCATATCTGTATTGACGCTCCTCATCACTATTCCAATCACTAGCTCTAATCCTGAAATGACGGTTTGCTCTCATGTTGATTATACCAGCACCATCAGTTTCTTTAAATTTTTCGTAGTTATGAAGATCAATTATTCCTATTACATCTGCATGTGTTGCTGTACGGAAATAGTCTCTTGTGAACTTTGTAAAACCAATGTCTCCACTACTGAAACCTTTATTCCAAATGTTATTAAAGGCTGTGTTCATCTTTGGAGAACTATTGATGATAGCCTGACGAGGAGAGTTGAAGTTTTTAATACGCTTGAGTTCATCCTCATATTGATAGGGATCAGAATACAGAAGCTTATGCATCTCAATATTTGCAATCATGTAGTTTGCAGTGAGAGCCATGAGTTCTACATTCAGCTCCTTTTCTGTCATGTTCTTAGGAAGCTCTGTATTCTCTATACTAAAACCTTCTTCTGTTTCTTTAAGAATACCATATCGTGAAAGTACAATTTTGAGTTTGTTCATGTCTGTAGTCATGAAGTCCTCAATCTTTCTGTTTATCTCCTTCTCAAAGTCTTTATAAACTTGTTCAGGTGTTCCAGTGGCACTCACCACTTTATTATGAAGATCTCCAAGAATACCCTTGAAGAAACGCATTTCTTTAGATTTTCTACCTTTAGCAACAGGACGATCTTCTCTTACAAGTTCCAACTCAGACAGGAAATACCCTTTAAATATCTCATTGATATCTCCCATTCCTTTTCTTACAGAAGCTGCAGAAATTGCATTCCCAAGTTTTATCATCCATTCAAGAGATGCATCTCCAGGAACCAGATTCAAATACCAACCTTTGACATTGAGATTGAGCTCTTGTACAAGCCTTTGTCTGTATGTGAGACGAGAGGATTCTTTACGCTTTCCTTTTGCCTCATCCACTGTACCACCAACATATCCAATCTCAAAGAGGTCTTCTGAACCTTCTTTTATCTTACCGTTGCTAGCAAACATCCTGCTAAGAATATTAGAGTTCTTAGCAAATGAGTCTGTCAGAAGGTAGCTATATTGTGTACCCCCTACAGATTCCTTATTGAACACTTTAACCTTAGAAAGGAATGTTCTTAAATCACTAGCAGCATTTGTACCAATATAAGACTGTGTACGTTCACCAGACACACTGAAATATGTGCTGCTGAATTCAGGGTTACTAATAGCTGCTCTTACTAAAGCAAGTTCAAGAAGACGACCTCTCATTCCAAGAGCCTTACCAGAGAAGGTTGCTATCTTTTCAGTTTTAGCAATGCTTGCTTTAATACCAAGAGTGGCTTCCTTGAACTTTTTATATTGGTCAGAGGTCATTTTGTTTACATCCTCTACACTAAACGGAATACCAAGTTCCTTCAGAAAGCTAGTTAACCCTGCAGGAGTAGCTAAGTTAGTCACCTTTGCAAGCTTGCTAGGATCCCCCACAAATGCTTTTTCTTTTTCATTATATGTGAAGAATCCCTTACCCTCTTTTGCTTTGAACACAATAGAGTTGATGTATTCATTTCTAATCTGTTCTCCAGCAGAAGCAAGATTTGCCTCACCAACAACCACTTCTCCATTCTCAAGGATGAATACATTCTTAACACTAGGATTCTGTTTTTTGAATGTATTCCACAAAGAACTTATAAGTTGCAGTCCATGTTGTGTTTTGATTTGCCCTAAATCAACACCCTTCTCCTCCCAAGATCTTTTTGTAATCCTCTTATACAGAGTTCTATAGTTTACATCATTCTCAGCCATCTTGCGAAGGTTCTCCAACATCTCTTCTATACTAGCAGAGTTGTGAAGATTATTCATCAAGCTGATGTATGTCTTTCCTACAGGAAGAAGAAGTGCTCCACCAATAGAAGAAGGGATAATCTTACCTTGTGCATTCACTTGTGGAATAGTGGACAACAGAAGCTTTATTGCAGAGCTTGCTTTCTTGAAATTGTCAATCTTTGAAGCGTCTTGATAATCACTTTTGCCACTGTTATGTTCATCTCTCACCATCAGATTTTCGTCCTCATCAAATTCAATCTGATAGCTCTTTAAATATTCTTGATGTCTTTCAACAATTGTTTCCCATTGATCCTTAACATGTTGCATCAATTGAAGAACATTGGATATATAAGGATTGACTTCTTCTTGTGTATTTTTATTCTCTCTAACAAGAGCTTGTGCTTTACGAGCTTTTTTAGCAATTGTTCTATATATTTGATATCTGAGATTGTCGTAAATTTCTTTTTTATTACGTTTTTCAACTTCAAACAAACTCTCATCTGTCTTAATCATGTCAGTGAGAGTGAGATAGGTCATGTGTTGAATGATGTCATTCCTCTCTCTATCATTGATTCCTGCAAGACTAAGTACAGCATCTGAGTCAGCAAATGCATCCTCTACATCAATGATGCCTTGTTTGGCATAAGCAAGACTGTTTACAAGAGGTAGATTGGATTTGTAATATCCTTTACCAATCTTGCTGAACATCTTCTCAACCTTGGAATCTGAATCACGACCAAGGAAGAACTCTTTAATAGTTGTCAACATGTCAGCAAACAACTTAAGAATATAAGGTCTTCCCTTTGCAGGTTTTTGAGGAATCTTCTTAAACTGAATGTAATCTCTAAACTCTTCAGCCAATCTTTCTTCAAGTTGTTCTTCTGTAGCTTTAGAATAGCTCACATCCTTCAGAGATGCTCTATCAAAGAACTTGCCGCTCCTAGCCCTCATCTCATCCATTACAGACTTCTGTTCTGTAGGATCAGAGAACATCCTCCATACAGCATGGAACACTTCATGATAGACAGTGCCCACTTCAGCATTTTCATAGATGTATATTGCACCATCCTTGAACATACCCCAGGCTTGTTTACCATTGGTAGCTTGAATGATGTTCTTTACACGATAGATAGGAACATTAGGGAAATTGGCTTTCAGCCAAGTTTCCACTTGATTCCAGTTTTCAGGAACAAATGCTTTGAGTTCTTGTTCAACAATTACACGAAGAGCTTCATCACTCTCTCCAATTATTTTTTCATTTACAGCATCTATTATAGACTGACTGATAGGTTTACCAACTTTAGCACTAGCATCAGCTACGGTTGCTTCTGGAACAGCTTCTGGAATGGTGATAACAAGTTCTTCCTCTGTTGCTCTTATTTGATCAAGTGTAGGAGCAATAGCATTGAATATTGTCTTCTTAAGTATTTCTCCAGGATCCTTACCAGCAGCTTTTATTTTAGCAACCACTTCATCAAGATCACCACCCTTCAAGATTTTAATCTTGTCAATTAAATTTGCAGGTGTTGTATCAGAAGGTGCAACAAATATTATTTGCTTTCCTTCTGGAGAAACATATATGTTTTTTGATTCTCCATCAAGAACATATCCACTAGTAGGAACAGCTACAGCTTCAGGAACTCCAACAGTGACAGTTTCAAAAGGAGGTTCTTCTGTAGAAGCAGGGGTTGAGGGAATAACTGAGGGAGCTTCTACTTTAGGAGCAGCTGTAGGTGTTGCAGGAGCACCAGGGGTGATTCTCTTAATGGTAGCCACCTTCTTCTTCTCAACAACAGGAATTACAAAATCATCAGCTGTATCTGTTGTATAGAAATAGATGTCTGTTCTGTTTATGTCTTCCTCATTAGCAACAGGACGCATGGTGGTTGCGAGAGGGAGCTCTTCACCACTTCTCTTCTTTCCATCAGGAGTGGTGTTTGAAAGCAGATAGGATTGATAGTTCTTCCATGTTCTACTAATCACCTCACCTTTAGGAGATATGGACAATATCTCTTCGTAAGATTCGTTCAGTTGTTTTGTATAATGAGACTTAATGTTGTTGTACATGTTGGACAACAGAAGCATAATCTCATTCTTGTTTTCTTCAAGTGATGTAGGTGTGAAAGGAAAATCCTTACCTCTACCAGAAATAGAGAGCATAAACTTACCTGTCTCAGGATCTTTCTCAAAGAATATGCTATTATATCCTGCAGGCTTTCTTTCCTTATTCTGATCTACTGGAATACCCCAATAGACAACAGATTTCAACCAGTTGAGCAAACGCTCAGACTCAGGACTCTTGATTCCCACCTGAGGATTGAGCATGTTCTTAGCCAGCTGATGAATAACCTGATAGATGGTTTCAGCTTCTTTCTGTGTATGTTTTCTGTTCTGAAGCTTAACAAGTCCATTAGGCAACTCAAGAACTACACTACCAATAGGTGTTCTGAGTGTTGTTGTACCTTGTTCAAGAACAGCAAGATTGCTTCCTTCAGAAGGAAGTGTGGGGATGTTAATCAGTTGGCTAGATTCTAGATCAGCAGTTGAGATGAGATTTGCATCTTCTACAGATGTTCTAGTTTCGTAGATGATTTTACCATCAGCATCTGTAACATTCTGAACTCTTCCAAAGGATGCACCAATCGCATGGCGATCACGCAAACTAGGATTTTCAAGAACAGATGTTCTCCATGCCTTGTATTGAGCAGTTACAGAATCTACCACTTCTTTAGGAGTGTCCTTACGGAACATACTTGCATTATCATACTCAGCACCCCATTTCAATTCAGCATCAGGGAACACTTGATATATTGCAGTGTCCAAAGGATTTGCACCTTCAGCAATAGGTTGTCCATCTTCTCCAACAAGAGATATGTTACCATCAGCATCTTCCTCCACCATTACCAGCGCAATGATTTCATCTTTCTTAATGTCCTCATTTATCTGACCAGCCTCATCCATTCTCAGACGATCTGTTAAGCCAGGGATAATTTCATCTTCGTTTTTAGATGTTACATATACACCACGAATGTTTTCTCTGTTTGGAAATCTCTCAAGATTGAATCCAAAAGTGTTAGCTCGTACTTGATGAGGTTTACCTCTCATCACTCCCGCTGTAGCTCTAGGAAGTATAATGGTAGATTTCTTAGCTGTAGGTTCATATTCCTTACTGAATGGTTCAGTTTGAACATCGTTATCAGCAGTGCCTAATGCTTCAGCAAGAAGTTGTTGATTCTTGAATAGTCTTTCTTCTTCAGCTTTTCTAAGTTGATAAGCATCTGCCACAGATTGAAATCTATCAAGAATCTGCTTCTTAGCATTATACTCATTTCCTAATTCATTCAACCTGCCATAAAGATCAGCTATCTCTTTATTTGCATCCTCAAGTTGTTTCTCACTAACAGCTACGTCTTTCTGTACATCCTGTAGAAGAGCATAATCAGCAAGATATTCTTTCAGAGTCTTAACTTCTGAGAACACTGGGTTATCCTTCATCCTCTCCATGCTATCCTTTATGTAGGAAGGATAGTCAGCATCAAATTTCTGCAAAGCAGATTGCAGCATAGAGATGAACTCCTTGATGGCAGATTCAATATCACCAACCATCTTTGACAATGTATTAATATTGTCACCTGTTTCTTTGACAAGTAAGTCAATCCACTTAACTTGCTCTTTTAGTTCTTTAAGAAACTCTCCAGAGTTTTCAGGAAGCTCATCAAGGTTTTGTGCAAAGTCTTCAAAATAAGAGAGATTAAACTCAAGCTCATTTTTCTCAGCAGTGAGTTTAGCAATCTCATCTTCAGTGTCTTCCTTCATACGAGAAAGCTTAGTAAGAGCTTTACTAGTAGTGGATAGAATTTTACTAAACCTAATATTTTGACGACTGAGTTCAGGATACTTAGCTTCAATAGCTTTTTCTCTTTTTGTACGAGCTTCAGTTGCTTTTACCTCACCTATCTTTCCTAAGTCATCTTGAATGCTTTGAAGATCTTTCTTCTTATTTTCAAGCTTACGATTCACTTCCTCAAGACGAGATCTGGTTTCCTCTTCAAGCTCTACAATAATTTCAAGACGATTACCTCTATTTCTTGCAAGTGTATCTTCAGTTTTCTGACGAGCAATCTCTTCAGGAGATGTAAATTCCTGTCTAGCTTCTGCTTGTTCAGAATTTTCAATTGTCCCTACAACTTTTATACGAGCCTCTTTAAATCCTTCCTGTACTTGGAAGTATTCATTCTTAAGAGCTTTTCTTTTGATTTGTCCTTTATCATTTTTATAAACAAAGAAAAGTTTACCATTATCATATTCTATTCTTCCTTGTTTCTTTCCTCCAAAATTTTTTCCAAAGTTGTATTCAAATATTTCGTTCTTGTGTCTACGGAAATAGTTAACGGTTTTATTACTACGAACTTCATCAGCCCTAGCAATTTTATAATCAAAAAGAACATCTTTAGATATGTCTCTTATCTCTCCTTTGTTATCCTTAATCTTGATTGTACCATCTGCATTCTCACCAAGTATAGTGAGAGCACTTATAGTGATAGGCACCTCAAGTCCATCTTTATCATAATCAAATGCCTTTCCTACAAAATACTCAACTCCTGTAGCAAGTAAACGATCTTTTTTATCACCTTTAATTGTAATGAGTTTTGCACCTTCAGGAGCTTTTTCTACATCTTCTTGTTCTTCAGCTTTTTCATCTTCTGGTGTACGCTCATACTCCTTGAATTTCTCAGGAGTCTTTTTTATTTCGTTATATTCTTTCAGGAACTTATCCCTACGAATACTCATTTCAGCCACATCCTCAAGAGATTGAGCAATGTCATCTTTCTCAACGTCAGAGATGGTCTTCATGTTTGCAATGCTATCAATAGCAGCATTGAAACTATCCACCTTACCTTCAATAATATCCTGGACAACACTATCAATGTTAATACCTGCAGCAGCAAGTTTAGGAGTGAGTTTAGGGATACGAACATCATAATCAGCCACTTTAGAAGCAGCATACACCATCTGATCAATTACAGATGAAGGATATACACGTTTTCCTTGTTCATCTATTTGACCAGCATATCGTAAGTTGAGAGACTGATATAGAGATTTTACATTATCTGCAGTTTGTTGCAGCGATATAACACGCTGCAGAAATGCCTCTCTTGTATCTGTAGGAAGAGCTTTTCCCTCAGCTACAAGTTGAGCAAATCCTTCATCTGTACTAGCCAGAGCTCTATAGTCATTGATATCAGCTTGCACCAAATCAAACCTACCATACTTAATACGAGGAGAGAGATAGTTAATTACATAATCTGCCTCCTTATCCTTACTATTCAATACATCACCTTTCTTCAGAAGTTCTTCTCTTTCTTGTTGAAGAACAGTTCCACGGTTGACAGAATCAATTGTATCTTTAGTAAAGTCTGAAAGTCTATATTTATTGAACTTCTGAACAGCATCAACTGTATTCTTGCTTTGTTCTACATCCTCTTTATACTTTCCTCTGCCTTGCATAATTGCACCAGACAAGCCACCAATAATAACACTCTCAATACCTTCATCAGTTCCAAAGGTTTGTTGTAACCCTTCTGAAAGACTGCTGAGAAAGCTTGTAGGTTCATTATTGTTCTTCTTATTGAAATAGTCTTTAACACTTACACCAATTGCATACTGAGCACCTTCTTCAAATGCTTCAGATGTAGAAAATGTATAAGGTCTGATTTTGTTAAGAGTTCCTAAAATCTTACCACCAACAGAAGGTTTTGCAATATATTTTCCACCCTCTTCAACAATATTTTTTGTTTCTGATATAAGAGAATTAATCATTCCCTTTTCAGCAGTGAATGAAGAACCTAATATTTTAGGAAATTGAATATAGTTGGTTGCTGTAAGCAATCCAACATTAGCCCAGAAAGATGAATCACCTACTTGTTCAGCTTTTCTATTAATAGCGTCCATATCCTCACCTTGAGGATATACACCATTGTTCTCAGCCCTATATTCTTCAATTAATCTATCCCTTTCTTCATTTAGATTCTGCAAAGCTTCAAACCCAGCTTCACCTGTTGTAGCTAGTCCAGAAACAACAGCTCTTCCTCCAGGGTTTAATACTTTATAAGAGCTGAGGAATTTATCAGAAAGAGATTTAATTTTACCATACGTATCAGCCACCTTATTAGCAGAAGCAAGTCCTGCTTCTGTAGCAGCTAACACTTCAGCTTGTTTTCCAATTGATACAAGACGAGATATACCAGGAAGTGCACTAAGTCCTTTGATACCAGCAGCATATACACCTCCTGACAATGCTGCACCAGCAGCGTAGCCAAGATTTTTTACAATACCATTCCAAAGGAAGTTTGCTGTAAAAAGATTATCAGGAGAATACCAAGCTGCATCTTTCTCAACATTAGTGTAATAGTTAGGAAGAAGATTATTATCAAGTTCTTTATTAAGATTATCTAGTGCCCTGTTCATTTCATTATCGTAGAAAGAAGAGGGGTTACCAGTGGCTATCCAATTACCAACACCATTAACAAGTCCCACCGTACCTTGTAAAAAGGTGGTACCTGTAAGAACAATTCCTTTCCCAACACCATTGACCATTTTCTCAGCCCAAGTCTGACCTTGAGCATATGCATCTTCATTGTTATAATCACCAGGTACAAATGAATTATATCTAGGATTAGACATTTCACTAAGAGGACGCATGATAGATCCGCCTCTCATTTGACCTGTGGAGGATTTTCTAACAGAAGCATCAAGTGCCTGAAGAGCAGATACTGATTCAGTTCCTCTACCAGGACCTTCAGGTGTAGGATTATTAAGACCTCTAAAGTCAACATTAGGAAGTGGCTCTGGAGCACCACTAGGTTTATATCCACCAAATTGTTGTTCTAAACCTGATCTATCAAGTAACGGTCCTTGTGGATTCTCTGCCATTATAACGGTTTTTTAGAAGCCTTTTCCAATAGTTGCAAATCGTTTCTAGTAGCTTGTCTACCATCATTCAGTAATTCATGAATAGCCGCATCTGTAAGTTGCGACATGATAGGAACTACTTCTTCCTCACTAAGCATTCTAGGATAGCCAATATCATTATGGTAGGTTTTTGTAATAGGATCGTACATGTTAAGTCTTAATGAGTATGTCCTCCCACCGTCATTACTAATCACTGCACCAGTAACTCCATAACTTCTTATATTAGGAAAGTCAATTGCTTTAAGATTTGAATTCTGATATGTTATATCCCCTTTTGTAGGATTAGTTGATAGAAAAGAACTATTAGGATCACTAAACTTTTGCATCATCCTTTGATAAGGTCTGAATGCTCTCACTGCTGGAGAAGGTTCAAATCTATCACCAAACATAGCATACTTCTGTTCAGGAGTCATATTGAAAGTGGTAGTACCAGCTTTACCTCTGGCTGTAATTTGATATATAGGAGGACTAAATTCTGTACCTTCTATTATTGTTACACTGCCTTCAGCGTCCCCACCCTCTGAAATTCCTCTTAATATGTCTTTGTTTAGTGATGGAGATTCAGCAATTGCTCCTTTTTGAGAATCAGCAAGGTCTGCTACTTTACCAAATAAGGATGATAAACTCTCTTTCTGTGCTTTTGTAGTTGTAGGAATATTATAAGAAACACCTTGTGCGCTCAACACTCTTCTTTTAACTTCCTCTTCTATAAACTCGTTTTTCTTCTTAAGAACATCATTGTATTTGACATTCACATTTTTTGAATAATAGTTCAAGTTATCTGTTAACACTTTATCTGCCTGAGTAAATCCTTTTCCAAGAAATCTTGCTTTTTCTGCTTCATAAAGCCTATACTCTTTTTGAGAAAGTTCATTTTTTGCTCTATTGTCATCAAACGTAACATTAGCTCTACCTCCAGCTTCTGCCGAACTTACAATTTTGTAATTATTAATTTTTGAATTAAAGTCAACTAGATCTTTTGGAGTGTAGGTGAATCTGTTTCCTTTGTTATCAGTATAGTTAAGATTGGGAGCATTTTTAGGAATACCGCTATACACATCGCCATACACTCTATCAGCTTCTGAACTAATTTTACCAATCATCACTTTATTCTCTTCAGCAACTCTTCTTAATCGTTCTGTATTATCAAAATGCTGTTTTACTACAGGATCCACTCCATTTGGAGATCTTAAATAAGCTTCTCTTTGTTGATTCAACCAAGCTTGATCTTTTCCTTTACTAGCTGCAAAATCAGCATCTGATTTTGCAATAGCTGATGAATAATTCTCTGTTTGGTTTACTACAGTACCTAAAACAACTTTTGGGAGAGTGTTAGGATCAACAGGACCAGGAAGACCACCGTAACCTTCAAGTTCAGTTCTTTTCAAACGGTTCTCTTCTTTTTTCTCAAAAAGTTCTTGTTCTCTAAGAGAAAGATTCTTTTTAGACAAATCATAATCAAGAAGAAATTTCTTCCAATCCTGTTCCTTCTTTTCTCTTTCTAATGCAATTTGTGCAAGAGGGTTATTTTCATATGTCTGAGAAGTTTCTGTGAACGAGAATGCATTAGAAAATCCATTCATGAAATCAGAAGTGAACAATCTTGCTTTTGCAGAATCTATATCTCCACTAGCAAATGTTTTTGAAATATTACCATATTCAGTGGAGATGTTATTTAAGATTTTATCAAGATCTTTTATCTTCCTATCCAGCTGTGCCTTTTCTACAGCAGATGATGTAGAGCTTTTAGCATTCTCAAGAACATTACGTTGTTGAGCAAATGAATCGTATTTGTTTTTATAGGAAGAGTTAACAGATTTTACAAATTGTTCACCGTCAAGATTTGCATAACTATACCTACCATCAATTTCCATCTGTTTCCAGTCAGAAGGAGTGAGTCCTGCAAGAAGAGCTTGTTGAATTTTCTCAGGAGAAATACCTGCCATCTTCTCTCTTAGAATAGCATCTTGAATTACCAAATTACCTTTACTATCTATTCTGAAGGCATCATCTCTAATACTTGAATCTTTTGTAAGACTCTTTATTACCTCAAGTGCATTCTTTTTGTAATTAGTGTAAGGGTTATAAGTTCCGTTAAATGTGTCATCTAAACTTTTGCTGTTCAGCCATTTACTAGCTCTATCTTTAAAATCCCAATCATTTGAAGGAGACCCTTTACCTTCTTTATTGAAGGTTGCCATATCATTCAAACCCTTTCTATAGGCTTGTGTAGAAGACAAAGCATTTACAACATTACGATCTTTGACAATCTGATTTGTCATACCTGCTACAGAGTTAACCAACTGAAAGTTGGAAAAGTCACCAGCTGCTACTGTTTTGAGATTGTTCCCAAGTTCATTCAACTTAGATTGCAAATATGCTTTATCTATATCACGAACTACGTCTAGTCCAGCAATATTATCTATCTGAGATTGAATCTTCTGAACGCCTTCATCATAGCGCTTTTGCTTTTCCATACCAACTTTCACCATAGCTTCCACAGGAAGCTGCTGGATGTATGGATTAAATTGCGGTATAAGATCTGTAAATGAAGCCATTTTATATCAAGTTAGCAAATGTATTATTAACGATTATATTTTCCAAGAGAAATAACAATTTTTGGTAAACGGCTATAACTGAATTAGTTATAGATTTTTAAGAGCTTTTACAATCGAACCGTTCTTACCTTTCTTTTTAGGAACTAAAGGAGGTGTTGCAAGACTTGGTTGTTCACTATCACCTGTGTAAATAGTTGGGATGTTGAACTGACCAAGTTGGAAATTCTGAGTTCTAAAATTAGGACTGTAACGATAATTGTACATGTTCTCATAAACTTGCAACTCTCTATTCTGCAATTTGTTCTGAGCATATTTAGAAGCAATTGAATTGAGAGCAGCCTGTGTTGTAGCCTTTGTTTTACTCATAGCTTCAGACTGCCTTACATATTGCTTATCAAGAATTTCTAGATTTTGAAGCTGTGTTTTATTCAGAAGATCTCTGTTCTCTCTTGAGATTTGATCTCTCACAGCTTGATTTATACGGAATTGCTCACCTAATACCTTCTGGTTTGCAGCATATTTTTGAGCAGCTAATTGATTTTGAAGAGCTGGATTGTAACCAACAATTCTCTGTTGTGATCTGAAGGTAGCTTCGTTTTCATTTAACACATCCTGAAGAGATACATTATAAGGAGTGCTTAATTGAGGCTGGAACTTCTGGGCCTGAACAGGTTGTAGTTGATTGGTAGATAGTGCAAACATTTCACCACGCAACTGATTAGGATCCAATTCTTCAACATCACTAGGTCTTATGTATGGAAGAACTTGACTGATTAAATCTGAAATTTTAGATGTTCCGTATTGAGGAATTTTAATGTTATCTCCAGGTTTAATAGTGGTTGTTCCAATTGTTGTAACAAGTGGAAAATCTGGTATGCCTGAAGTTCCATCTTCATATTCAACTGCTGCACTAGCAGTTTGTTCTCCTAATTTACGATCCTCTAGAAGCTGTACATTACTATTAGTTTCTTTGGCAAGTTTATCAAAAGCTTTTTGAAACTTTAAAACATCAGCTTTATTCTTAGGATTGAAGTTTGTCCAATCATACCACGGATTATTTTTCTTCAATGTTTCAATATCGTCAAGTGTTACATTTCCATAAGCAATGTTTGTTTGTCTTTGTCCTTTAGGAACTTCAGCCAATGCTGTTGCTCTTTTTGGTTTTTTTGTACCAGCTTGAGCTTTTGAAATAAATGCACCTTCTCTAGCCATAATTGTTCCTTTATCTGTGGCTTGTAGTCCAAATTCCTCAACAGTGTCGTTCATAGCTGTTTGCAAAGCTGCAGCATCCATTTTATTCTGAGCTATGTCTTTAAGCTTTTGATTTCCACCATCTATCTGAGCTTTCAATGTATTGAAAGCCAATTGATCATAAGGAGTAATTACATCAAGCTCATCAAGTTTATTCACTGCACTGTTCACCTTCTGATTAATCTTATTTTCATTCTTTGAAAGATCAGCAACGTATTTCTTAAAATTGAGACCGTCAGCACCAGGAAGCATACCTTTAGGAACTTTTAGATTACCAAATACTACTAAACTACTATCACCACCAGAACCATCTTTCATCTTCATAGCTGGCTCATTACGCTCAACTTCTACAGGACTATTACCAAATGTTACACCTATACCAGTGTTACCTTTTCCATCAGATTCTTCATGAGACTGACCTTTGAACATAATTGTTTCTCCATCCTCAGGAAGATATGGATTGTAAGACATAGGTTCAGCATATCCACCCCAATGGGTTTGGAGTTCTCCACCTTCTTGCATCATCGGTCTTTCTGTAGACATAGCTCTTGCACTAGGGGGAGTGTAATCTTTTAAGTGTCCACCAGCCCTAAGCATATCAGCATCCTTAGGAGACTTCAGCAAGTCTTTCAATTTATGTTCTCCAAAGGTAGTGATTACTTGAGGTTGCCATGAATTACTCACCCATTTATACTCATCATCAATGTTCACAGTTCCACCATCTTTCATGAACGAACCAAACTGACTAGCGAGTGCTTGATTCATAGCACCTTGTTCCATATTTTGTAAACCTTGCTCCATGTACTTTTTGGTATCTCTACCAATAAAATACTCTGGTATAGCACGTTGTAACCCTAGTCCTAAATCTAACACTTGCATTCCAGCATCTATCATTGTGCCAGTTTGAGCATCTTGAATATATCCTCCTTCTTCAAACTGTTTAAGTCTACTACTTTCATCAAGAGGTTCATATCCAAGATTGTCATACAAAGTCCCAGGACTATAAGTATTCTGTATTTCAGCACCATTCTTCGCCATACCAAGAACATCATATCCTCCACCATAAGGCATCACTCCCATTTGATCAGCCTCAATAGGATTGTCTTCAGGTCTTACATATTGACGTTTTGCAAGATCAGGAGTTTGTGAAGCGGCTTGTTTAACTATTTTACTAATATCTAAAAACTTCTTAGCCTCTTTTCTTTGTTTAAAAGCATCAACAACAGCTCCTACATTTTGAATAGTTTTAGCTAAAGGGGTTCCTCCAAGAGCACCAAAGTTGAACTTTCCAACATTTTTTGTTTCTTGAGGAGTCATTCCTGTAATATCATATGCAGTGGGACTCACCTGACTTTCTAAACTAGGAAGACCTTGTGGCGTATAATTTAGAGAAGGTGTTCCACCGAACTCTACAGGCTGCATGAACTTAGGGGCAGAAGCATTATATTTAGGAAGTCCTTTTAAACCCCACTGTTCAATGCCTGTTTGAGCTTTTTTAAACTCTTTACCATGAGCTTTCATGAATGCCTCTTCTGTAGGATATTTCTTATAGAATTCCTTTTCAGACTTTACACCAGCGAGTTTGAGCATTTTTGCTTTCATGTTATTGATATTTGTCTAACCAGCCACCTTTTGTAGGCTTGTTATAATTTGTAAAGTTAAGAAGTTGATCAAGCTTTTCAATGGGTTTAGCATCAGCTTGATTTATGCTAATTCCTTTTTTAGCTATAGGAAACTCTGTAACGTATTCACCATCAAATTCATAATCCTCTCCAGGTTCCATATATTGCATATCTCCTGTATTGGATATTCCTATTAATGGTTCATACACATCCTCCATAGTGATGTCTGTGGAAGGGATGATGACAGGGTTGCCCCAGTTCTCAGGGTTCCAATATCCTTCAGGGTCTACAGCAATTTCTCCACCATCTTGAAAAGATTTTGGTTGTTTACCTAAATCAAATATAGTGGGAACATTAGATGTAAATTTTTTAGATTCTTCAGGTTGTTCATAGAGTTTTGTGTATGGAGAAGTTTTGATTGCCTCTTGAAACTCTTCTTCAAACCCAGGGTCTTTATTAAGTAGTATCTGATTTATATATGTAGATGTTTCTTTAGGAAGCATCTTCATCCAATCTAATGATTTATATATATCTGTATTTTGTTTTGCTTTATCAAGAGCTTTGGTCAAATTACCCATTCCCCAATTATAACCAGCAAGAACTTTAGCTAGTTTAACCTCTTCCGATTGATTAGGATTATTTAGAGCTTTTCTATTATACAAATCATCCATTACCCACTTCTGCACTTTTACAGAATATTCAGGATCAGTAAGGTCTCCAGGTTTTTCTTTTGTAGCATTGAGATAGTGCTTGTGTGTAATAGGCATTATTTGTGTAAGTCCAACCGCACCTACAGGAGAAACAGCTTCAGGATCAAGTCCTGACTCTCTGAATGCTTGTTTAATCAAAATATCTTTTGGTACACTTTTTCCATCTTGTGCTATCTCTACACCATCTCTACTGATAGTTTTAGGCTCAAAATCAAGTCCTGCTTGATAGTAGGACATCATTTTACCACCGTTATTATACTCTTTAGTGTTCTTACTAATGCTTTTAATTTTCTCTTTAAGCAAAGGTTCAATTATGCTATGAGCTTCATTCTCTACAGTTCCTTTTTTAGTATATGGTGTTGATGTTTTCAATTCCGCAAAGTCTATGTCAGAATAGTCTAAAGGAGAAGTATCCTTACCATATTTCAACTTGTTCTTCAGGTCTATGATAGGTTTCTTTACATATTGTGGTAAATCATTGTTTAACCATTGCGTTCCTTTTTCAATAAAATTATCTTTCATTTGTACATGATGTGCCATTTCAGCAATCCATGTATCAATATTGTTTGCGTATATAGTTTTTGTCAAAGGGTTATAATGCCCTGGGACATTTTTAAAAAGTCCTTCTCTAATTGCAGGATTGACTTTTGGAAAACCATATTGTTTACCAAGAGCCATTATTCCTGAGTACGTTCCCATCTCACTATCATATTCTGATTCTGGATTACCTACTTCTTTTCTGATTTCATCTAATATGTTGTTATAAAAATCTCTTGTCTGTTTATCTTTTGATCCAACAATAGTTATTTCAGGAAGATTTCTTGAATCAGTAAAAGTTTCTTTTTCAGTGATGATTGGTTGTTTAACTCTTGTTGAATCTGCAACAGCTTTTTGCTTTATTCCATTCTGAGCACTAGCCTTTGTCTTCTTAGCATAAGGACCATTACTAGGAGCTCCATGTCTTGCATACATATTTCCTACAGCACCTGGAAGATTACCACCCATTGCAAACTGTCCACCCCATGCAGGACTGTAATTACGTCCTTTAATATTGTTACCCATCCCTACAAATCCTGGAGGTAATGTAGCATCAACATCATTGGGATTGGGCTTTTTGCCATAGTTATCCTTGGTCTTTTGCTTTAATACACCACCACCATTTTCATATTTATCAAGCCAGTTGTTCATTACTTATAAGAAATTTGAGCAGGTGTATAAATGAATTGACTAACGAGATGAGCATCATGTCTGTTATCAAGGATGTGCCTAACCTTCAGTTCTTTAGCCCTTAACGGTTCCTTCTTAAAGGATCTTTTGCCATAGTCCATATTGGATTGGTTTACCACCTTATCTATAGACAATGATTCGCATGTACGTACAAACAGAGGTTCTTGTTTATTCTTCACCAATGACCAGAAAGTATTGTATTGGTAGAAGTTATCACTCTTAGTGAATGTTATGGTTTTACTTTCTGTTCCATAGATTGGATATTTCATATAATCTTTCAGGTTGTTGATTGGTTTTGCAACCAGTTCAAGCACTCCTGTAGATTGTTGACCGTTGTACAACACTGCCTTATTAAACCAAGCATTGTCAGTTTCTACCTTGCGATTGTCATCAGATACGCCATCTGTATCAGGAAAATACTTATATGCCTTTGTGTAATCCTTAACACACTGCAATATCTCGTCATGATATTGATATGCAAAAGGATATTCAATGATGTAGGGTTCTATGTTCCCATAGAAGTAGTTATATATCACTGGATTTTTCAGGTGTCTCCAGATACAAGCTGTTGTTGTCTGCTTATATCCTGCAAATGCTAAATCATATGATGTCACTGTTCCAATTGGAAAAGTTTTCTTCTTTTTACATTTTCCAGTGGACTGTAAAGTGATTAGTGTAACATCATCACTAACACTGTAGCTAGTTCCATCAATCATTTTTTCTTTAGAAACATCACTTGCTATGATGTTTCCAAATTGATCACTGATTGTGAATGGGCCAACATTTGCTGCTGAACTAGTTAATTTTATGATGATTGTTTTTGACATCTTATTCTATTTTAACATGATAGGGTTCCACAACTATTAGCAGAAGATTGTGCTGTAACATAAGGAGAAGTTGGTGAAGTCTCTGGACCAAGTTCATATTGGTATCCATCATCACCACAAACCCAAGATTGTGTAATAGGTGATAGGGAGTATATAATTGATTCATTCACCCCACCATTCTGTACACAGTTCAAGTATTGTGTAGCAAGATAGTAACGTTCTCCAGCAGTTGTAGTTGTTGTAGTTGTGGGTGGTTCTGTTGTAGTGGTAGTGGTAGTTGTTGCAGAACAATCAAACACACTTATTATTACACCACTTGAATTAGTTTCATAACAAATATTGTTGTATGTATAAGCTATTGTCTGATAGGGTGTTCCATTTGAATTATACAATATACAACCTAATACAGGAACCTGACAGTTTGAATATTTATCACCTGTTGGAATTCTTGCTAATGGTACAGGGCAACAATTTAAGTTCTTACCTATATATCCATCAACTAATAAATACAACACTGTTGTAGTTGTAGTGGTTGTTGTAATATTACTATTTTCACAATCTACACAAGTCTCATATACTGTCGATGGTACATTTGCAATTGGTTCACCACTAGATGTGTCAGTGATGAGCCAACATTTTCCATCATAAAAGAAACTCTGTCCAACAATTCCTCCATCATTTGATAAGAAGAGCGCATTTTCAAGAGGATTGCTACACCATTGAGCGTTATAAATATATTCAATTAGTTCTGTAGTAGTTGATGTGGTTGTAGATGTGGAACTAGAAGTTGTAGAACTTGTTGTTGTAGTTGTTACTTCAATAGTTGTTGTAGTGGTTGTGGTCGTAGGTTCAGTGGTGGTTGTTGTGGTGGTTGTGGGAGACTCAGTAGTGGTGGTAGTAGTGGTTACAGGTTGTGTGGTTGTAGTGGTGGTAGTTGTTATAAATTCTGTAGTTGTAGTTGTTGTAGTGGTAATAGGTTGTGTTGTACTAGTTGTTGTTGTTACAGGTTCAACAGTGGTGGTGGTTGTTGTAGTTGCAGGTTGAGTTGTAGTGCTAGTGGTTGTAGTTGTGATAGGTTCAGTTGTGGATGTAGTAGTTGTAGTAGTAATGAGTTCTGTAGTTGATGTAGTGGTGGTAGTAGAAGGAGGTTCAGTGGTAGTAGTAGTTGTAGTGGTTGGTAATTCTGTTGTTGTAGATGTTGTTGTAGAGGGCATATTAGTTGTTGATGTAGTGGTTGTAGTGGTTGATGATGATGTACTTGTGGTAGTTGTTGTTACACAACTATTTTGACATTCAGTCGTACCACCTGTAATGATCAAACCTGTACCTGAAGGAATGTCCCTACTACATACATTTATAGATGAACCATTGTCAAGAATCTCAGTTGTGGTTACACCTGAACAACAATCAGTCCACTGAGCAGTTTGTTGCACACCACTTGAATTCAGGATGCTGTATTCATAGCAAACTAAAGGTGCTTCGGTGGTAGTGGTAGTGGTTGTAGTTGGTGTTTCTGTTGTGGATGTGGTTGTTGTTGTGGGTGTTTCTGTAGTGCTACTAGTTGTTGTTGTAGTGATAGGTGCGATGGTTGTGGATGTAGATGTAGTGGTGGTGGTGATTGGTGGAATTGTTGTAGTTGTTGTTGTGGTTGGTTCTATAATTGTGGTTGATGTGGTAGTAGTGGTAATTGGTGATTCAGTTGTACTTGTAGTGGTTGTGGTTGGAACTTGAGTTGTTGTTGTACTAGTTGTAGTGGTAGAAGAGGATGTAGTTGTTGTGCTTGATGTGCTAGTGGTAGTAGTGGTGGTGCTGCTTGTAGATGTTGTAGTAGTTGTAGATGTACTACTGGTTGTAGATGTAGATGTGTACTGTATAGCAGTGGTTGTGCTCGTGGTACTAGGAATAGGACCAGGAGTTCCCAATATTACATCAAAATCATCACAACATCCATTTATACCAGAATAGAAGAAATTGTTTTCTCCTATGTACCAGTTTGGCAGATAGCTATGGAAGCTTATCCAACTTTTTGTATTAAAGTTAAAAGATACTGTCCAACTTTTATTACAGAAATATCTGTCATCTGTTAGATATATCACCTCACGTATGGAAAGTGAATCGTACATTTTATCAATGTAGAATTCATTCTCTTCAGCATCATATTTTACATCAGTGGTCTTTGGAATATAATCAAGTTTTGTAATAATCACCCTATCATACTTACTATCATATACACCATGTAAACCAACTCCTGTGAAATGATTATCTGTAGGTACATTAGGAAAGTAACGCAATATTTCAAAAGCAAGATGGTCTGTAAAGAACCTGTTCATTCCTGATCCGAATGCAGATAGATCTACAGCTTGTGTACCAGTGATTAAGAAAACTTGACCACGTTTAGCATCTATTGTCACTTGTCCTTGAGGAATCTTCAGTAACATTTTGTTCTGTGTTCCTACATATCCCAAATCTGTTTCTGCAAAATCAATAGGAGGTGCACCTCTAAAGAGTGTAGGGCTTCCTACGTATGCAGCTTGAGGATTGCTTGTATCTATCGTAAGGAGGTTATTATACATAAGTGTCTTGTTCTCAAAGCGAGCAAGAACAGCTTTGTTTTGAATTCCATCTAACGATATAAGATTGCCATAGTTTTGAGGAAAGTCATAATAAGACAGAGGTCTGTATATCAACCAACTATTCACTCTGTTATCAGAATCAATGTTCTGAGGATCAGAATACACTGCTCTGAAGGGATAATATGTGAAACAAGGTTTATCCCAATCAACTGGCAGATGAGTGAATGTGTTTTCTCTATTCTGTTTAGAATATGTGGTGTTATAGTAATACGTATTGTCCTGAGCAATGGGTACAGAAGTTTCTTGGAGCCAACTATCAGGAATTGCTGAACTAACACGAGGCCAGAAGTCTCCTTCTGCATTGTTGAATGCTTGGCGTAAATCTACGTTTACAGAGGATTCACAATAGAAGTTAGGGATACCGTATGCAAACAGATACATCTTTCCATCATAAAATGTTCTGTCAGGGTTTAATACTGGAGGAGTGGCGTTAGGATCAGGCTTGGGAAATTGACTATTTGGACAGTCAAAATAATGTGCCTTTATAGATATGATGTTAGTTAATGGATCAAGTGCTACAGTGGGATCAAAATTAAAAAGTACAGACCTTGCTGAAAACCAATATTTAGGATAGGCCACATTACCTATTTCATCATAGAATATATCACTGTCATCAGGAGCTCCCACTCTATTGTCTATAAAGAAAGGAAGCTTTGTCTTGAATGTAAATCTATTAATAAATGTATCACCACCAAACACAACATCGGTGTTAGGAGTGGTGTTATCAAGAAGTTGTTGATATCCTGTATCTATTGTTTCATAAGAATATATCTGTCCCCATTGGTTAGGGAAGATAGTTTTCATACTTCCGTAATAAGAAACAACCTTTATTTCAGACTGTTTCTCTGGTGAGGAGCATAGATTTCTTTGTGAAACCGTATATCTAGAATCATCAGTGATAGCAGGAGTTATTCCTCCAACAAGAAGGTTTGGTGTGTTTTGTGCATACGGTAGTGCAGATAACGTTTCCTTTGTTTTTATATATACAGAGGATTCTCTATTGTAATTGTTTACATCAAGATCATCTCCTGTGTTTTGAACACCTGGAATCAAATATCTAGCAATGTCTAGAGATCTTTGTTTAACTCCTAAGTTGTTATCAACGTTTGCTGAATAGTCATAGTTAGCTATGCTATTGAATGAATAAGTGTAGTTCCTTCTAGTGATGCCGTTGATGTATATAGAGAGATATGCTTGATATGCAGTGAATAGTGCAACAATATCAGTGCCTGCTATATTTTCACTAGATGTTAAAGCATCTAACTGAGCTTGGTATGAAAGAAGTTTGTACAAAGCATGTTCTTGCACTTGTACATGATGACCTCTTCCTGCACCAAATATAGCACTCTCAATCTTCAGAACATTTCCTAAGAAAGGTTGTCCAAAGGATGTTTCAGGAGAATTGAATACATATCTATATTTAGAGGAATCAGTATCGAAAGCCTTCAGTTGATTTGGAAGACAGTATTCATTAGCACCAACACTTCCATCAGACAGTTGTCTAATAGTGTACCCTCCTACATGCGATCCTACACTAGGGGATGTTCCAATTTTAACTTGTAAAGTTCTGTTCTGTCTTGTAAGTAGTAAAAATGATTGTACATTATTGTATATATCTACATACGAGAAGTTTGCAAATATACCATCACATGATACATAATATGTATCGTATTGTAGTACAATTGGATCTGCTAAAAATGTACCACCGCTACCAGGAACAGGAACAGGTGTGGTTGTTGAACACTGTGTATATTTTTGGTTAGCAAACATTTCTGCTGTCTGCAAACTATTGTCAGAACAGCTTGTATATTCATAATATCCACTTGTTGCACAAGTGAATTCAAATGTCAGACATTCTTCATTGTAAGCATTGTTTTCCTCTAACAAGAAAGGATCTTCTCTAAGATCATTATATGGATAGTTAGGAAAGTAGTATTCTGTTTCTTCTCTCTTATACTTACCAATATTCCTCAGTATTCCCTTTGCTACAATAGATTTATTAGTGGATCTGTTACCTCTAACTATCTTGAATCCAGCAATGTTTTCTTTTTGTTCAACTGTAAGATTTGATAGAGAAATCAAAGATTCTATCTGACTGATGTCAATCTTCACTCCTATTGGGAATACACTCACATCCTGCATAACAACAGGAATATTTGGAGAAAGAGTGTAAGCCCCACTTTCAAATATAGGACTAACAAGAACATCAGGAAACTTGTGGTGTCTGATGGGAGTGTTTGCAAGATCACCCCACACTTCCTTATTGCAAGGGTAGAGATCTGTGGATTCCCAATATGCAAAATCTCCATATTGATATGGAGTGGCATTACCAATATTAACTCCTGTTGCAGACCCTGTTACAGATGCAGTGTTATAGATCTTCCAATAAGGAGAATATCCCACACCACCAGATGTGTAATCAGGAGTGCCTATGAAATCAGGATTTGTATCAGGAACATCTGGTTGAGAAAGCTCATTTGCATTCTTTATTCTTCCTGGGATGTGGAATCCGTCTGTTTGTTTACCATTCTTAAGTAGGAACACTATTTCAAAAGCATACACTTCATCTCTTAGATAACCTCTAAGATTAGTGGCATTCAACTCATCTGCATAGTTTTCATCTGCAGGAAGTTTGTATGTTTGCCACTGAAGAGATATTTGATTAGCAATGCCTTGATAGTTTACACGATCAATAGATGTAAGATTGTCCCATATCAAAACATCTTGTGCATTAGTGATGTCTTGTGCAACATCATAGTATGGGAACTTTTCAAATACATCATCAATACTTAAACGGATCTGTGTAACATTCTGACCTGTGTAAGTGATTTGTCTTTGTACGTCATTAATATCATACGTTCCTACCAACTCTACAGAGGTGATAGCATTTATTGTTTTAATGACAGCCAGATTGAAATTCTGGTAGAGACCAGTGTCCTCAAGATTTGAAACATTGATAATAATGGACTTTCCAACAGGATAGTTGAAATTCGGTGTTGTTATGAACTCATCAGCAATTGGTGTTGGGTTTGTAATAGAATAATATGATGTATAAGGATTGCCTTGAGCATCACTATATTGTATTGCAAATTGATAAGTACCAGCAATTAGATTTCCTGTACTCGTAACATCAACTATTTCTAATTGAGGAATCTTGAAATTAGGTTGAATCTTGAGTTGATTACAATCAAGATCATCTGTGTAACTAGCGCTACAGAAGGGAGTTCCAGACTTTAAGATCTTTGGAACATTATCAATATCTAAGTATCTTCTAGAATTATATCCGTCAGTCCAATATATTTCAGTGCTACAGTTTGTTATTCTGTGCGCCACCTTATGAATTGGATAGTCAATATTAAAATTAAGGCAAGGAGCATTTACAATGACACGATAGACACAATCATTATTCTCCATATATCCAATCTGACTGTCTCCAGTATCTGGATTGGTGACAAAGAATATATGTTTATTCTTCTCTTGGATGAAATGTTTACCTATAAGTATAAATCCAGAAGGGAATGTAACACAAAGCTCATTCCCTGGTTCATTCTGATAGTTTACAGAATTGGCATCAAAGTTCTCAACAGCTGCATTTAGTGCATAAGTGAGCGATCCCTTTTGAACTTGATTAAGGGTCTGGTCCATGTTAAGACCAGTGGTAGCATTGTTATACTCCTGTCTAACGTTACCTTGTTCTTGTTCAGCCATTGTAATCAATTATTTCTACGCCATCCGTACCTATTGGTTCGGTTAGGTAGTTCATACCTATTAAACCTGTTCAAATCATTCTTAATCCTACGTTGCTTAGTCCAAGCATCCTGCTTCTTAATCTCAATATCAGCCATGATGAATGCTTCATCAGCTTGCTGCTTGTAGAAAACAAGCTTTGATTGAAGCTGATTGAATGTTTCATCATTAGTCTGATGTGTGAGAGTTTCTATCACCTTATATTTAATAAAGGCCTCAACATACTCTCTGATACGATAGTTATCAGGAATTAACTGATTACCCACTTTATCATATTCTGTAGCATAGAACAATAAATGAACAATACCATTTCGGAAGTTTGTTACAAATTTATTATCTCTAATATCAAATGAATCGTATCCTGAAGAACCAGGAGTGAACTGGTTAAGAGGTGGGGCTTCTTGATAGAATTCCCAATTACTTGTATAATCAACACCACAGTTTTTCTGTGCGGAGATATTACCAGGTTTGAGTAGATATTCCTTTCGATAGACAACAGCTGCTTGGTTATTACTTTTGTACACAGCTTGCACTAGATTGGGCATGCACTTAGGGCAAAACTCTTGACCACAATTTCCTGCTTCACAAGGATTACCGTGCACAATTACAGGACTCACCTGAATTGTTGTAGAACTAGCAGCTTGTGAATAGAAAGAGTTAGCTTGTTGATATGGATAACCATTTACAGCTGTGCAAAGCCAAGCTTCACGAACAGCATAGAAGTTATCTGGAAGTCTGGCTTGATAGTCAGATATATGAAGGATGTCTTCAGAAATTACATATGTTGTCCTGCCTAACTTTCTGAGACATTTGTCTAGATAAGTGGGGAACATCAAGTCATCAACAGCACCTGTATCAAAATAGCTTTTGAATTCCTCTTTAACAATGGAATACACAGGTTCTGGGCTGACAAAATTATATTTGTAATAGTATGACATTGTTTATTTACTTTTTCCATTCGTGATACATGTGTTGGTATTTATCACTAACTTTTAAATAATGGGATAGAAGTCTAGAAGTGTTTCTTGAAGGTTTAAAATACCACAGATTAGATTGTCTAAATCTAGCCGTATCTTTAAACCACATCCATCCAAAGAAGTAACCTTCAGTGTGAAAATTGAAATTGTAAATTCTCTTCCCTTTCTCTTTTGTCTTTTTCCAGTCAATAGGAAGATTTACAAACTCATCGTTAGAACCTTTTAGTTTCCTTCTCTTCTTTTTATTGATGGAAAATTCACCAAACCCAAAAGGAAGTTTTGCTCTTTCTCCTGTTTCAAGAATGTATTCCTTGAAAGCATCATTGAAGGAGTAGACGATGTTTCTCCACTCGTCAAAGGTGAGCTTTATAGACGGATGTTTCTTACAGAAACTGTTGTAGTTTTCTTTACTAGCGCTTCTCCAATCAATCTTCACTCTCATGTATCATCTCAAGTTTGGAGCGTTAGGTGCTTGACCATCAACCCCGTCACTTGTGATATCTGTCTTCAGTCTGAAATATGTAGACAGAAGTTTTTGAGAAGTGAGTTCTAAAACCTGCTTTTCCAAATAACCAGGAACAGGTGATTCCTTATCAAGAGGATTTTTACAAAGCTCTTCTACGGTGTACGAAGGACTTCCACATCCACATTCGGGATACATTATATTGTTTGGAACATCTTCCTCAAAAAGAGCAACAAGTCTGATGGCTTTCAATAGAGGATTGTTCACATAGAGATAACCATTGGAAACCCAGTAGTATTCTTCATTCTTAACGATGGGAAGTTTGAGCAGATTTATATATCGGTTGATAGTTATTTCTTTAAGTTTCTTTCCCTGTCCACTCATGATGTTTATAGAATAGACACCCTGAATAACATATTGATAATTACCTTCTGTAATTCTAGGGAGTTTGAATTTTGTTCTAGAAACAGAGCAAGGATCTACATAATCGCAACATTCAGAAATAGAAACTTCTACCATTTCCAAACAAGGGATGGTGGTAAAAACTGTATCAGTTGCCCACAGCTTCCTAAGATTAGTCTCACGCTTTATCAAAAGGAAGGCATTATTCTTAATTTCAGACATGACAGCTCTATCCGTGATCAAGTTGTCTGTAGAGAGCAACTTGTGCATAGAGCGAACATCTGAAACTAACTTCCTATAAGTTGACATTATAAATACTGTTTGAATATGTTTGTTATCCCATTATCAAAGTCTATTAAAAATCCTGTTATCTCTCCTTTGGTAGTTATATATCCATTCTTATCATCCCAAGTGCTTCTTGCTTTTGAGAAAGCTGGAAGCTGATAGAACTTAATACCATTAAAGTCCAAGCTCATCTCATGATGTTTATCACCAGTGAATACATAGAAATTATCATGATTTGACCATTCATCTTTGTATTCTATTGGAAATATATGAGCAAGCTTGGCAGGTTTTATAGCATCACCATGATTGAACATTATTGCAGAACTACCATAGCTAACATACTTCCTGTATCTAGGAGATATGTCAAAGAACACACGACTTTCATTTTTGTAATATGCTTTTAACCAACTGGCTAAATGCCATCCAACGTACTCATCATGATTTCCAGAAACAAATATTACGTCTACATTTGCTCCCTCCTGAAGAAGAAGGTTTATGACGCATATCTCATGATCGCAGATTGCCTGAAAAGAGTCATAATATGGAAGGATGTTCTTTTGAGGAGTTCCTTTTGTAGTTGTACCAGTGAATTCACTGTTAAACTCGTCAGACCCTATGATGTACATAATGTCTGTAAGATTACTAGATAGGGAAGCTTGATCTAGAATTATATTAACCTTTTCAATGAATCCATTAAATCGGTCTTCAATATTATTATCTCCTCCTATGTCTAGCTTATCTAAATGAGAGTCCTGCTTGTTTATTATTAAACAGCCGTTTGGTTTTTTCAAATCAAACTTTGGAGCAGTTACATTAAGAGAAGATGGTTTATAGTTCTCTAGAAATGAAATGAAGTTGTCTTGGAACAACTTCTCTTCATTTTTTCTACTTAACCACGCTTTTACTTGATAGTGAGGACTTTGAACATTTCCCCAGTAGTTCTGTACGTATTTAGTTATTTCCCATACCTCTGTATCAATCTTGCATTTTGCAATCAGATCATCTAGGTCTTTAATCTCTTCTTTGGAATTGATTACAATCTCACCTGTTTTTTTCTTAATGTCCTCAGAAAACTTTACAACATGATCCTCAAGTTCTCCAATATAACTAGCAGTTTCTGCATCAGTTCTCGCAATTTGTGAATTGCGAAGCTCAACCATTAAATCATCCACATCATCCTCACTGATGTTCAGCTTATCTGCATAATATTTTTTACTCTTCTTCCAATGAAGCATTTGCTCAAGTTGAAATAGAAGAGATTGATTATCAGGCATTTAGGATATCGTTTGATTAAAATTGCAGTAAAGATATAAAAAAGTTTCTATATTTTCCAAATTATTTTAACCAAATAAGTTATTGCAAATAACCAATTTAGTTATAAAATAAAACTCCCCAGGGTAGAAACCCCAGGGAGAAACTCTGAAAACCAACAAACAGAGTTTTTATATTTTATTTTAACATTGTGCAGTGCTCAAACCAATGATTACACCTGTTGATGAATTTATATCCCAGTTTGAACCATTCATGAACACATTTGCATAACCGACTAATGTCAGTAGTGGCGCACTGTTATTAGTGTAAACTGTACATCCTGCACCAAATGTGATAGTAGAACAATATGAATATAGAGTTCTGTTGTTTATTGCTGCATCATCACATGCTTCTGCATAATCTTGTCCTACTCCACTTCCAGTAAATTCTTTCAGAGTGGGTTCTGTAGTAGTGGTAGTAGTTGTGGATGAAGCAACTGAACAATCACCTGCAGTGGTACAATTTGTTCCCAAAGGTGTAAGAACATGACTTGGAACAGGTCCAACAGCACAGCTAGTTCCGAAAGAAACTGTAATACCAGCGGTGTATTCAGCTTGAACACACAGATAGATTGTTGATTCTACAGGAACAACAGTACATACAGGCACTTCTGTACTACCTCCACATTCATAATAAGAGACTGAAATATCCACACTATCTGTATTTTGAATGCTGTAACACAAACAAGGTGCTGCTGTAGTAGTTGATGTTGTTGTACTGCTTGTAGAAGTGGTAGTGCTACTTGTAGAAGTTGTACTACTAGTTGTTGTAGAAGTGGTGCTACTAGTAGTGCTAGTAGTTGTACTACTTGTAGAAGTGGTTGTACTGTCTATTATTGTAGTGCTTGTCGTAGTGGTGGTTAAAGGTATGATTGTAGAAGTGGTAGTTGTAGTTGTGTTGCTAATTGGTGTAGTTGTTGTTGTTGTTGTAGGTAAAAGAGTTGTACTAGTGCTTGTAGTAGTTGTTGTACCTATAGGAACAGTTGTAGTTGTGCTAGTTGTACAACAGTTTTCTATTGTTTGTTGTAGAATATCAATCTGTTCTTGTAAAGAACAAATTTGTTCATCTACCTTTTGAAGCGCAACAGTTACTGTGTCACAAGTTCGTATGTTTGTACAGGGCAGGTTGGGCCCGCTGTATGTAACATAATCTGTAGGAATCGGTTGTGCATTGCAAGGATCTCCACAATGAGATGAGGATCCTCCTTGTGAACAACACGGATTTTGTGGAAGAAATACCATTTTATGATAGTAGTTTAACTGTTAAGGAATATACATAATGTAGTAGCACCCTATAGCAGGTTGATTGTTAGGATGGGATTGTCCACCACCAGTGCTTGTCACAGTTATGGTGGCAAATCCAGTGGTTACATCACTCAAACCAGCTATAGGAGTTGTGAAAACATTTCCTCCTAAATCAGTGGTAGAGTTGAATGTAGGATAGACTGCTGCACCATTAGGAGCTGTAGATCCAGAAGTGGTTCCTGTAATTTTGTGCTGGTGACCACTATCTGTAGCTGTGTGCGTGTGTGATGGAATTTGAGAAGTGCTAAGACTAATATAATTAGCTCCTGCTTTTGTCATCAGTGAGTAACTTGGATTCAGTGGATTTGCAGGATCTACTGCAGCATCCAAAGGTCCTCCACCCATACCTGATGTAGCACCTATAGGAACTCTACCTCTTTTATCAGGAGTGGTAAAACCGTTAAACGTGTTACCGTTACACAAGTAGATTTTCTCCCAATCACCTAGTCCAGCTCCAGATACATCAAACTTACCAGTCAAATCACCGTAGTATTCCACCACTGTAAAAGGCACCATGCGTGTGTAATACTTTGTGGATCCCAAACCAGAAAGATATGCTGCAATAAGAGCATCTAGATCTGCAAGCTTTACATAACTTGTTTCTACAGTGAGAGCAAGAGCATCAAGTTCAACTTCCAGTGCACAAAGTTTATTGATTGCTGCCTGAAGGATGGCATGAGTTCCAGAAGTGCTAGTCACACCTGTAAGACAGCTAACTGTATAGGATCCTTCTAAAGCAGCAAAGTCTTCCTCAAGAGCGACAACTCTCTCTTCAAGTTCACAAATAGCTTTTATAAGTGCTTGAATTATATTAGGAAGTGTAAGGTCGTCACACGCCACTAAGTATTTACTTACTATCTCACAAATAATTGATTGATCAATTGTAAGTTTTATACCTGTACCGTCTAATGTAGAAAGCAGAAATGTAATAAGAGCTTGCTCAACTTGCAAAAGAGAATCTCCTGTTTCAATTCCTAAAGTGGGAACGCTAAGACCTGTGTACCTGACACATTGGTCAGATGTAGTTTCTACACATCCGTTATAACAATTTGAACAGTTATTGGACATTTATTTATATTTTAGAATTTTCACTCTACTTGCTATCATGTTAACTGTATAGCAACTAGCATAACTAGGATTAAAATACTTATAAATAAGTATTCTTCTATAGTTTATGAGATCCAACATTGCCTCTGCAGGCACAGGTTGGTTCAACATAAACGAAATGTTATTATACAAATTCTTTCCAAGCTCTGTCAACCTGCAATCTATCTCAAGGATGAGTGCAGGTATATTAGCGCATTCTGGACAACTTGTAAGTCTGGGTGATAGCATTTCCTATAAGTTTTCGTCCTTGTTTTAAAGCAGCGTTACATGCAGCACAAAGACCATTAATTAATTGACATCCGCATCCAACGTTAGCCCCACATTTTTTACAGCTAGCCATATTAATAGAAGTTTATAATATAATTATTTCCAGAACAACCGCAGTTATTCCTGATAAAATTATCTAACATCATGTCTGCTTGAGCGTATAATTTTTGTGACTCATTTATTGCACAGTTATTAGCTGCAGCAACTGATCCTTGTATGAAGAAATAGATAGTGTTCAAATTCACTTTAGCCTGTGTTTTGATTGCCATATCGCATTCCATCATGTCAAGTTTCATAAATGCACTGTCAAACTTTTCCTGTATCTGCTCAACACGAATAAAAGACCTCTCAACAAAGTTTTTATACGCAGGAGCTACGGAATACTTCAGATGATAAACTCCATCAGGCAGTGGTTGATACACGCCCACAGGACTTATTCCTAAGTTTGACGTAGTGTATATGTTAAAATCATTAACGCTGAAAGGTTTCATGAATGTTCCAAATCCAGGAACATTTATCTCAATGGTGGGACTATCTACAACAGGAGGATCAGTTGGGTAGATGGACGCATCAGCAACTCCTAGCGTTGTTGTATTATATGTAGGAATCACCAATATGTCTAATTTCAAATCTGCCATGTTGTTTTAAATAATTAAGCCAGAGGATTGAGTTTTAATCCTCTCACCTCTGGCTTAGGTTATGTGATATTGTTTCCTTATTACCCTTACGGAATCAGAGTGCTAGTGGTAGTGGTTGTGCTAGTAGGAGTGCTACTAGTAGTCGTTGTGGTTGTAAGACACGGTCCATTTTGACTAACAACTGTACCAAGAGCTGCTTCAAGAACTGCCTCAATAGCAGTTTCCATAGTGCTACCTTTTTCAACAGCAATAATCACCATGCTATCTTCCTTGATGTAATCACCCCAGCTGTACACAGATTTGTCATACTCGTTGAACTTGATGTAATAAGTGCTGTACGTAGTACCGTCACTTACCCAGCTTTCAAAGTTCTCGTTATAACCATTCATCCTGTACAAATGCTTGAGGTAACCAGCCTGATAGCTGTAGTAGTTCTTCTCAAGTTGTGCAATTTCTGCAGAAGTACCAGTGGCATAGTTAGAACGCTGAACAATAACAGGATTTGCAACAATGTTACAAGCATCTGTTACAATGAAGTCAGCAGTGGTTGCAGGTCCACTGTACACAAATGTACGGAACCACATCCTGTCATACTCGTAAGGAAATGCTGCAATGTCGCAAGGCTGAGCATACTTAGTGAGTGGCTTAGCAGAAATGCGGAGAATAGCATTTGCATTATTACCAATGCGCTGAAAACTGTAGAAATCAGAGAAGGTAATGTTGTCAGGATTGATGCCAGGACCCTGGAGGCTGAAATGATAGATGATATCATCAATCAGAGCAGGAACATCAACCAGATCACAAGGATCACCACCGCAATCGCAACAAGGAGCTTGTACAGTTACAGAGCGAGTGAAACCATTGAAATACAGAGTATCCAGATAGGAAGAATGTGCACGGAGAGTAACAGTTACAACCTCACCACACTTTACATTCCAATCAGTAACATCTGTAATCTGAGTGACAGGCGTAGGACAACCATCCACCTTGTACCATTCAGTTACATTGCTCTTACAACCAGAACCAGACGGACAGCCTTTAATCTTATCGGAACGCTTAGAGCCTTGCAGATAAGTGTTTGTACGGCCCTGCGCAATATAAAAATAGGGAGCAGCAGCAATGTTACCAGCTGTTGCAAGACTGTAGTCATTACGGTAAATACCAACGTGACCAGCAGTGAGAAGTTGCGTAGATCCAGAGCTAGGGAGCGCAGTTTGCCCTACTGGTACTACGAAGAGAGTAGTTAATGAAAAATCAGCCATTTTGCTTTATTTTAATGATTAAGAAAACTATTCGTTTGTTTGTATTCTGAGTTGTGCACTTTGGACAGCAGCAACATTCTCAGTGTACATTGCGAGGTTTTGAACTGTCAAGTCTACTAATTCATCCTCTAGATAGAGCTCAAGTTCGCAGTCTTGGTTTACTGAGTCAGTTCCATCGAATTTTATATATCCCTCTTTATCAATGTACACAGGATATCGCATGTAAGACATGTAAACTTCACTTGGTGTAAATGTACCATCTGTGAAGACACTTATCTCATCTGTCGAAAGGAAGTTGAAAGTCTCTTGATATTCAAAGCTTGGTTTGTAATGATCATTGTTCAGAATAAACTGAAGATCACCATGTTTAGCCAAATCTCTGTTTATCCAGATCTTTCTATCTTTACACACACCTTTGTCAGCCAATATGTAACTATCAATGTAGAACATATATTTTGGCTGAAGAGCATGCAAATAAGCAAACCACTGATTTAGTTCTTTATTCTTAAGGGTGAGCTTAAGAGGTTGATGGTTGTAGGGCATAACCAAGCTTTGTAGGTCTTCATAACGCTTCTTAAAAGCATCAAGTCCCATTCCACTCACTACACTAAAACCATCAACCTTTTGTTTTATCAGCTTAATTTGGGCTTCATTCAAAGCCAAAATTTTATCTTCTAAATTAATTTGCTGGTGTACGTTGGTTGACAGTTTATTTAGTTTCTGATCAATCTTATATAATAAACTGTCTACCTGTATCATACTGCAGCTAATTTCTTAGTTTTTAGTTTTCCTTCAAGAGTGAGAAGCAAATCTTGATTATCATCATCAGAGAGTTGTTTAATTAGATCGTCCTCATCTTTTGCTATTTCAAACTCACCTTCATATATCTTACCGTTAGGTTTAAGTCTATATATAGAGTGAGCAATTGCTTGTTTCACCAAATCCTTGATATGGAGTAAGTTATCCTTCATGTCAGCAAAGCGTGTGAACACTTCGACAGGATTAAGTCCTTGATACTTACCGTTTTTAAATTCGGTTTGTTTGAGAACATTATCTACAAGATTGTAAACTGCTTCCTCTTTAGTATCATCAGTTACAGGTAGTCCCAACAAGCGTGCAACTTTCCTTTTTCTCTCAGGAGTCATGCTGTCAAACTTGACAATTGCCTTGTTAATGAGTTGTTTCTTCTTAAACAGAACAGCATTTTCAAGCTCATCATCAGCTACATAAAACTGTGAATCTGCAGGATATTCACCCCTCTCCCACGCTTGATAAGAGCTTGCGATAGTAGGGTGAACTCGTAACCAAGAAAAAGCTAGTTCTTGAAAAGGAATGGACAGATCAAAGAAGTTATCACCATCCAAAAGCTTAACAGGTTGAACATGCAATGTGTCATTTGTAGATGTAGACAGTCCGTAATTCCAGAAAGTTGAACGAGGACCAAGATCAATATCTCCAAGAGCAGCTTGCAATTTAGCTTTCAACTTTGTAACACGCTCAATTTCCATTTCTCTTTCCAAAGGATCTTGAATTCTACGGATGTATGCAGCATCAGGATCTATTCCAGTTCTGTATTTACCATCCAACTCTTTGTAAGGATATTTGAAAACTCCTGTTCCAGGAATACGTGTTAATCCTTTCAAAGAAAGTCCACCTTGCATCGTTTGAAGCTGAGAGTTGTTATACTCTTTCTTAATTGTTGAGATTTTACCTAACTTACCCATATGTAGTTTTTGTTTATTTGGTTTATTTGCAGAGTGTCCCCTTTAACGGGCAGTGCTTACAGACACATATCTGTTACACGCACTCTGTGATTGAGAAGAGCTCCCCCACAGGGATTGTGGGGGGTACTCTCTTCTCGGTATTGGGTCTAGGAATACTATTCCTAGAGAGGATCCTTAGAACTGCGGGATCTCTTCAATCAAGACTGTGCGAGACAGATCTTCAATGAATACATCACAACGGTCTTTCATCCAGATTTCATAACCAGGGAACTTGTTGGCAGAGCTCATACCTTGAGACTTAGCAAAGCCCAGGTGATGACGAGTACCATCAATATAACCCCAAGTCATAGAAGGCGCACCCTTCATACGAACTTCACGGATGTTGTTAACCAGAGAACCATCAGACATCGGAGATACGTCAAACACCATGAATACAGGGGTAGACTTCTTATTCTGACCAAATTCCAGGTTAGTTTGAGGCAGATCAAGTTCCTTCAGGTGAATCAGTTCAACACGACCAGTCTCACGAGTAACCATTGCATCGAATGCAAAGTTGTAAGTGATGTGTTGACCTTCGCCTTGCATGTAACGGTTACCGCTATCAGCCATGAAGGTAAGACCGCTATTCAAAGCGTCATTCTTCAAAGCCTGCTGGAACACATCAAAGCCTGCTTCATTGGTGTACATTTTAACCCTACGGTCTTTAACATCCACCCTACGATAGAACAGATCACCAAATACAGAACGAATCAGATTTGCAGTGAATTCACCACGGTTGTACTGAACAAGGTTACCGTTGTTACGCATCCTGTGATATACACCAGCAGACGTGCGCTTAACTTCTTGCTTAGAACCATTGGTCTTAACAGTACCTGGACGAGACCAAATCATACGCTTAACTTTCAGTTCAAGCATAGACTTACGCATCCAGAACTCAATGAACGGTTCCCACTTAACATCGTTACGAGTGAGAGGGAGCTGGTTCCTACGCTGAGGAGCATATACCAGAATATCCAAAGGACGACCAGAACTATCACGCATCATTTTGTCATCAGCCCACTCAGTGATCTTATGCTCAAAACCATAAGCACTACCGAGGGATTCAAACATAGTGATTTGCTCACCCAGACGAGGAAGACCAAGCAGATCCTGATCAAACTCACCAATTGCAGCATCTACCAGCTCAAGTTCAATACCAACTTGCAGGAAGGTGGGGCTTACAAAATCCACAGTGGGATTGTCAGTCACCAGGGTGAAGCTATAAAGGTAGCCCATGTTCCAAGGAACAGGATCCTTAATAACATAAAAACGAGGACCATACTGGCGAGAACCAACAGAAACGATTGCATTCTTAGAGAATTCGTTAGTGTCAATAACCAATTGGAACTCTTGACCATCAATACCAGGCTTGTCCAAATCAAGCGTAGACTGGGGAACATCAATGATCTTGGGGAATTTGTACGGAACAGCTACTTGCCACTTCCACGCATCACTATTGTTGTCAATGTAATACGGAGTGGACTTGTTGATCATGTCAAGAAAGTCGTTACTGTACAGAGAGCTCTGAGTATAGAGACTGATGATCTTCTTATCGTAATCAGCAGGCTCAGTTGAGTGAAAGCTCTCCAGGTGGTTAGCGTCCGTTAGCTTACCTACAGCACGCTTGTCCATAGAAGCAACACGAGCATACGTGAAGCCAGTTAGACCTGGGATTGTTTGAATTGCCATTTTTTAACCCTTTTGTTTATTAAAATTTATAAGAACCATGAATTTTGTTTAGATGGCTGACTACCACTGCTTGGTGACTTAGTACGAGTGACTTGTCTAGCAACTTCCCCAAACAGTTCATTGGATTTCTTTGAAACCCCTGTTTTCTGGATGGTGGATAGAGTTGGGTCTTTTTCAAGAATTTTTAGCAGTAGGGCAACCTTAACTTTTGTTGCATGGTTCTCAGGTCTCTTCAATTCCAAGATGGTTTTGTCGAAATCAGTGAGAGTTTCACCGCTTGCTGTTTTATACTTATCCACCAGCAGGAAGTCTTGTAGTTCGTTTGCCAACTTAGGATTGATGGGAATACCATCAAACTCTTTTGTTTTCAGTTTGTCCTGTAGGACTTGCTGAACATTCTGGATGTATTGGTTTTTAACTGCTTGTTTCTGTTGAAGCTCTTGTTCAGCCCTCTGTTCCATTTGAGCGAGTTTTTGGGCTTCCTTTTTAACCAACACTTTATGATGTTTTGTAGCTACGGTTTCCAGATCACCATAGTTCTTCAGCCTTTCCACTTCTGTATCTACATCTTCCGCTTCAAAACCTTGATCAGAAAGAGCTTGCCTAATTACTGCCACTTGATTATTCTCTTGTGACAAATCCATTTCAGCAAAACTCACTACATTATTATATGTACCAAAATATTCTTTTGGACTAACTCCTTTTACGAATATAGCATCGAACGCTTGTTGATAGTCTTCGCCAAACTGACCAATGAAGTTTTGTACCATCTCAACAGCACCTTTCTTCTTCTCATTTTGAAAACGTTCAAGGAATGCTTCAGGAGTGGAGATATCTATATCATCTTCATCCTCATCCTTTGAGAAGACACCAAGTTTGAACAAGTCACGAGAAAGTGCGGTGAATTGATTAGTTTCATCATCCTCTTGTTCATCACCTGCAGGTTCTTTTGATTCAACTGCTTTTGCAGGTTTGGTGACAGGTTCATCATTATCATCATCATCTTCATCTCCATCATTGTCACCAAGAAAGTTTGAAATGAGGTCCTGAGCAGAAGGCTCTTTTCCATCTTCATTAGGAACAACTTCTTTTCCTTTGGGAACATCAGGTTTTTGAGATGGGGGAGGGTCTTGCACACCCTTCACGATTTCTTGTATAGTATCAGGACTACTTGTGGAAGTTTCAGGAGCCATTAAATCATTAATTAGCTCTGCACCTCCAGGTCCCACCATTTCCATAGTATTTTCAATACTAAAATTGCCGAATGACGGACTATCAAGGTTCTCAGCCATATGTAGTTTATTTTATTTGGTTTATACGCCCGTAAAAGTATATTGATTGAGTTGAATAACAAAGAGTTATGTTATAATTACATTCGTTTTCAAATATAATATAGCATTAATACATTCATTTACTATAATCAAGATTGTTTTTTAGTTATTTCTGTTTACTTGCTCTATTCTTAGCATTCATTTTTGCTATCTCAAGATCATTCTTTTGGTTCTCTCTAGCCACCTTCAACTTCTCTCTTTCAATCTCAAGCTTTTGAAGATTCTGAACATTCTTGGCTTGAATGTCTGCCATTTTGGTTTCATAATCTTTGCTTGTACGTGATTGCTCAGCTGTAAGTTTTTGAATCTCAAGTACATCAGGTACACCAGTTTGATCTGCATCTGTCAGAGGTCCTGATTTTGCTTCAGCAGCAATCAGAGCAATCTCTTTCTTATTTATCCTATCCAGCTCATTCTGGTAATTCTGATTTGCAATGTCTTGTTCTTTCTGAAGCATCGCTTGCTGCATTTGAGCAGCTGCAATCTCCCTCTGTTGTTCAATCTGCTGCTGTTGTTGTTGCATCTGCTGATCTTGCATTTGAATTTGCCTGTCTCGCAGATCTTTGAACACCTTCTTCATAGCCCTCATAGACTTAGTGCTGTAGAGTTCTATTACATCATACAAACTTCCACCATTCTGGATAATGGCTTGAGACAATCCTCTAAGCTCATCGAACATTTGTTTATCTTCAGGACGATTTGTAAGGAACACTTTCAAATCACGAAACTTAAGATCAGACCCATTCACTTGTACAAATGCACTTTCTCCTTCAGAAGTGATGTAAGAGAGCGTTGATTGGGGTTTTTTGCTTTCTGTGTAAAGAGCAGCATCAATAATAGCTTGATAGAGTTGACCCATTACATATTCATGTGCCACAAACAGAGGTTCTGTTTGAGAATATGATTGTTGAACAGCAGCATTCACACCTGTAGCAGATTCACTAGCTGCAACAGATCCCATGCGCTGTCTAGTCATACCTACAAGTTCCCAACACTCACTCTTTAACTGTTGAGCAAGTGTGTAACGAGATTGAATCTCCTGTGTGCGTGTCATGTCAATATCCCTGAACTGATTAAATGAACTTGGACTCTTCAAGTTCTCAGGACTATCATCAATGAACACTACACCCCTATTACGAGCTTCCATTTCCCAAATGTCAAGAGCATCTTGTGCATCACCATCCTTTGGAATAGGAATATGCCTGATAGACATCAATTGTACTTTACCTACCTCTTTCTCAAGAAGTTTGTAAAGCTGATTCATACAAACGTTATACAACACTTGGAAAGGTTTCATTAAGTCTACAAGACTCTTTGCTTCCGTGTTCTTCACCTCAAAGGTGGTTCCAATAATAGGACAATAATCAAGAAGTTTGAATGGTTTGATGTGATAGATGTCTGGACCAATCTTAATTCCCTGATACCATTGGTTTATCCATCCCCATTCCAAAGATTGTTGTGTAGGAATAGTTCCAGATTTGTAATTCTCATCTACAAGAATAGATTGTTCATTACCAAGCTCGTCTGTGTAAATCACCTTACCAATCTTCTTCTTACTAATCCAATAGGATCTTACAACAACGTATTTATAACCAAATGAGCTTACGTTAGACGTAAGTCCCAAGAAGTCCTTCAACCCATCGTTGTTTTCTTTCATCTCACTCTCAATAATCATTCTTGTCTGAAGGACAAGAGGATCATAAGTGTCATACATCACTGAATCTATACCAGGAATTGCATCAGGGTTACCCAAGTTTGATTCCCTAACATTAATCAGTCCATAATCTTGCAGAGAGCTCCTGAGATGGTCAATTTCTTCTTTAGTGAGGTCAGGGATACTTTCAATAATTTCTGAAAGTTCCATAACCTGAACTGTACCAGCGGCATAAGCCCCTTGAGCTCTACCTGTAGGATCAGAGATCCACTTACGATCAGGAGTTGTAAGAAACCAAGTGTTTTTTGGGTTAGCCACTTCAATGTTAAATCCAAGCTTTGAGTTGTCTTCATATATATGATAGAATTCTCTTCCAGATATCAGCATATCACGAAATGCATCCTCTGATTTTTCTTTCAGATTGAATTCTGCTTTCTGACACGTAAGAACGTGATTTGCCCATTTTTCAGCAACAGATGTATAGCTGTCTAGAACATCCTTCACCTGATCCATGCTCATTTGCTGCAACTCTTCAGGATCAATTTCTTCACCATTCATAGCAGCTTGCTGCATCATTTTTTGCTTCACCTGATTGATTACATATTGCTGAAGGATTTCAGTTTTGAACTGCAATTCTTCAGACTTACTGTCATCATCAAATGCTTTCACCCTGAATGTGTCAGGACGTTTTGTAATCTCACCCACCAATTCATTCACAGGTGTGGTCATAATGGAATACATCTTTACATATGCAGGAAGCTGTAAATCAGCAGTTAGCATATCTGTAAATGACCTCACCTGGGGCTCTTGATAGAAGTCTTCCATTCTAAGAATACCTTTGATCAGGTCATAGTTTTTGACAAACGTATCCCTGTTCTTTACATACTCAGCATATGCCTTGTTTGCAAAGTAGTCCATTGTATTCTTTATCCAACTCTCATCCTGTTTTTCTTTGTCAGTTTTAAACTGGTCAGGAAATATATTGAGATAGGCATACCTAATTGTAGCGTCTTTGGTATATCTAATAATTGCCATTATATAAAAAGTTTACTTTTTTTTCTTGTATTAAACATTCCACGAGATTCTGTAAACAGAATATTTTTATTATTGGGCTTAAAAATTGCATCTAATCTAGGATCAGAAGATCCTCCCACCTTACCTAGAATTGGATCCATTTTAAGAGCCTGAGCTATCGCAAGCTCAGCAGCCACAATACGGTCAAAGTTTCCCTGATCATTATATTGGATGATTTCCTCCAGTAGAACAGGGTCAAATATCTTTGACACACCTGTCACTTCTTTTGTAATTTTCCCATCCTCATCTTTCTCCTGATATACAACACTTCCCATGTATTTCTTCAAGCAGTTATGGAGATAGTCTCTTATCTTTTCTGCTGAACGATGCACCCCATAATCACGCTTCACAGTTGTTCCAGGAACCACTTCTTTGAGCCAATCAGGTTGTTTCTCAAGGTAGTGGGCATCTCCTTTAGCTTTCATATATTCTATAAAGGAAATGTCATCATTTTCACACAATGTACGAGCATTGTAGTATTTGATGAGTAGACGAGCTTGTTCTTCCCATGTTTCCTTCTTATCAGGTCTTGCACAGTAGGAAGCAACAAACATATCCTGATACTTCTCTCCTGTTAAATCGTGCATCCTTTTATATATGTACACAGAGCCTAGAGATGTAGAATATGCTGCTTGTCCTTGTCTATATGGATCCACTCCTGCAACATAGAGTCCGTATGGAGGATTTTCCATAGGAAATTCATATATTACAATAGGAGCATCCTTTGTATCACTATTCTTCAAAGGGAAGTTAGTGATTGGTTGTTTATCTGTGAATTCGTGAGTGATATTCTCACCATCATGAAATAAAACAACTGGAATTCCTGTACGCTCTTGCAAAAGCAATCTAGACTTCTGACGTTTAGCTGCTTCTATATCAAATATGTTTGTATCCTCATTCAGAAAAATATCATCCACCTCTAATGGGTAGTACATCTTTTCCTTTAGATAGGCAATCCTGTCTCCTGCCTTTTTCAACCTTTCTAGGTTGTTTGTGGTGATTTCAAGAGCCTTTTCAGGATTACTAACTAGCATTTTTACATTGTGAAGATCGTTTTCTTTAGGTTGTTCCAAAAACTCACCCAACGTACTCTCTTCTTTAGCCTCCATGCGATATTTATACGAAATAAATAAGCCATGAACACGTTTTTCATCTTTTTCATTATTATAACTTAGGAAGTTAAAGTTGTCTGCGTCAAACATCAAACTTTTAGCATCCATAAACTTCTTCATGTCACCACCTGTTCCTGTCAGGAGAGGAGAACATCCCCATCCATACGGAGTGGTGAAACCAGGAACAGCAGCTTGGAAACCTCTTAAGAAGTTCCCTTTACCAATCTCATCAATAATTAGTTTACGAGGTTTTGTACCTGCAATTGCTTCCTCATTATTTCCCTCATCTAGGTTACGAATAAGAATTTGAGAGAAAGGGATACGTTCCCCTGATTTAGTTTTGATGCCTAATGTCACCTGATTCTTCCAATTATCTTCAACTCTCTGCCACCTCCATGCTTCTGGGAGGAAGTTAAGTCCCTTGTCAAGCTTGTCTGTAATAAGCTTAATATCAGGAGCATTCAGTCCAGCGATAATGTTTTGGGAGTTCTCATCAAAGGTGGCACCCCATCCTATATAACTAGCCTCAAGTACGGATTTTGCAAAACGCCTGATTCCAAGAATGATGAGTCCTTTCTTCTCACGTTGTGCCCTGTCTATCTCATTTGTCACTATCCACTCATTATCTCTGAGCAGGGGATTGGCATATTTCTGAGATATTCTTCCTCTCTCATCAATAACATCCACCTCTGTGTGCCACACATTCATGTGCCAGTATAGGAATGGGTTGATGTACACCCCACCCATCATACATCCATTGAGACATATATCTTTGTGAAAGTCAAAGAACTGTTTATATTCCACTGAATTGCGATCAGGGATGCGAGGCTGGTTTATTAACCAATCTTTATAGTCTATAGTTTTAATACCGTTCATTTCCTACTCTTAAGGAAGTCTTCAGCCATAGAGCTCAATTCTCCATTACCTCTAACTTCCACCTTAGCTTCTTCCTTTTCACGCAGTTTATCTACCACCTCTAGAAGAGCAAGATAGTTCTTCATTGTCTCCTGGATGAATTTTCCCTGTGCCTCAATACTGGCAATCACCATAGGTAACATACCACCTTTAGCTGTAGGTTTCCATTCAATCCTGTCTTTCAGCTCATGAAGGGGATTAGCATCTACATAAGCTTTCCAACTTTGTAGCTGCTGTTCTGCCCAATCAAGCTCAGCATTTATGTATGTAGTTTTCTTAATAATCTTCGACATCTTCTTCTTTTAGAATATTATCCAGATCCATCCCATCCTTAATAATGCGATCAATTTCGCCCACATCATCCTTATGAGGGAAATCCATATTAAGCTCAGCTACGTATTTCTCAAGAGCAAATAGAAACTCCTTATCTGTCAATCCCCACACATCTCCATATTCATCCAAAGCTGTAGATATATGTCTACCCAGATTGTAACTGGGATAGCTTATGTGCAGCTGCTGGAGAAGTCCAAGAATTCTTTGATAATTGTTGGGTTTTCCCATATTCAAACATTAAGCACAATTCCTGAACTTGCTGCTGTAAACTTTGTCAAACTTGGCTTAACAATAGAATTGAGCAGTTTTTCAATCTCCTCATTAGCCAATGTTTTCACTTCCTTACTTACATCAGGCGTAGCTATCAGAGCTGCAAATTTTTCAATAACTATCCATGCCTCTACCACTGGATTCATATCAATTCGTTTAAATTGTCATCTGTTAAATCTATTGATGAATCCTCATCCCCCTCCTCAGGAGATTCGTCATCAACATCACTGGTGTATTCATCCTTAATAATCACCATTAAATTATCCTGAGTATCTCCTACAACGCCCACTAAATCAAAATAATCAGCCCCTCTTTCCCAGGCATCCTGAAGAATGTCCAAAATAGGCTTAATGGGGATTTTCGTAATCGTAACCTCGTTATTGTTTTCCATTGTCCTTCTTGATTTGTTCTTCTTGTTCCAATGTGGCAACAGCTTCCCAAAAGTTTAACGGACAGCTGCATGAAAGACATTTGGTTTTTGCAGACAGCGTACATCCACATTCTGTGCAATGAGCGTCCACTCTAATTGTGCTGTAGTTTTTCTTGTTAGCAGAATGGTGTTCACACTGCTTACAAATGGAAATCCTCTCACTGCTGATTCTGTTGATTTCCTCCTTCAGCTTCTTGGGAGGAAGCAGATTGTTCCTCCATCCCTCGTAAATCTGTGAAAGCATACATCTTTGGTTTTAAGGCTTTTATATTCTCCTCGGCTGTCTCCAGCTTTTTTCTGGCATTGTGACGTTTCTGCTCTGATAAACACTCATCGTTGGCTATTTTGGAGAACAATGCTTTCTGGCTCTCAAACTTCTGCATTTGCTTAATTGCCTTCTTCTCATTGAACACAAACTTCCCAAACCCACTTATTTCCAAACTGTTGTTATTTAGCAGAGCCTCATGAGCTGATTGAAACTGATGGTTGACAACAGCCTCAATTGTCTTCTCACTGAGCAAAAGGGAGGGAGCCATTTTCCTAATTATCCAATCCTTAATGGAAAGGCTAATTGGCTTATTGTTTGTGAAGGAGTCTGATTTCAAGAACGGCATCATTTTCAAAATTTAATAATATCACAGGATTCACCTTCACCTTCGTTCCATCCTTAACCAGAATTCCCATTTTCTTCAGCCTGGAAATAATGTTGTTTATAGAAGCATTTGTTGTGCCATGCTTCTCACAAAATTCCTTCCTTATATTAGCATAGGAAATATTTCCCTTGACAGCTGTAAAAGCTACAAGCTGAACTTCCCTCTGTGTAAGCTTAAGATTGTTAACAGCAGAAATAATCATATAATACCTCTCAGCTAATTGGTATTCATCTTTCTCCTGTCTCTTAAGCTTTTGTAATATCAGCTTCATGAACTATGTAATTACTACAAAGATAGATGGTATATATAACATCATCAAATACAATAATTTATGCAATTGCTATATTATGCCTTTTTTCTTCAAGAATACTGAAAATCCCATTATTGTCTTTGCTTACTGAGGAAGACCTTAATTCCCTCATTCCCCACCCTCCACCCCAAAGATAGGGGGAATATAATTAACACAGAAATATCGCTTCCTATATATAGAATGTATATAAGAGAAATCGTCAAGCTATCCCTTTACAAACATGCCCCCTATGTAAAGCTATTGTTTTACAAAGCCCCCCCTTATTTCCTGCAATATGGAAAATCCCCCCTGTAGGTGATGGGTGAGGCTACTTCCAGCAACAACCCCACGCATGTTTGGAGATTGTGGGGTAGTCCCCCCATTTATTATTAACCTTATCAATTTTATGTTATGGCTTTGAATTACGTTAAGTACGAACGCACAGACCGCAAATCTTTGGGAACTGTAGCAGAATTGTTGGGACCTGGTGGTAGCTATCGTCCAGCTAGCATGGCTAACTGGACTTCAGCCAAGCGCGTTGCGCTTGTCTTCATTAACAAGGCAGGAGAGTCCTGCCTTGTACTGTGCTCACCACAAGTGAGCGAGAAGCTCCGCTCCAAGGAGCTTCGCTTGTCTCAACTGCAATCGTTTGAGGTGTGCGAATTCATCACTGATAGTGGTAAGATTGTTAACACCATTGTAATGCCTAGTGTTGCTACCAACATGCCTAGCGTTGAGATTGGTGCGCAGCCTGTGGCTGCTTACCAACCCACTCAACGCTTCTCTCATGAGGAGCTAATTGCCTTCTAATGCTGCGAGAGCCCCTTCGGGGGCTCTCTTGCATTATATATAGGGTGGGAAACATGAAATGTTTTATAGGGTGGGCTTTTGGAAAGCAAAAAGAATAGGAATAATAATGTAAATGGGAATGTAAATAGGTTGATGTAAGACCCATTCATATACAACATAGGAAATAATGTAGCTATGCAAAACAGAATTGCATGGCATATATATAGCAATTATTAACTATTTAATTGAATAATCATGAACACATCAGTTCGAGGTATTATAGGCAATACTGTCTACCTATATATGCATGGTGAAAGAGTGGCAGTGGAATGTTCTATCTCCAATAAGTCTAAAAAAGATTTGTTGGAACATGGAGGAGTGAAAGAATACACATCTTTTGATGAGATGATGGATGATGACAACTTCTCATTTGAACAAGTTCTTAAAGAATTAAACTTAAGAAAATGAAATATTATTCTTACGGAGATGTTGTCATGCCATTTGAAGATGGGACACATTATAAACACATTGTGTCTCATATGAGATTCATATTGGACAATAACAGTATAATGATAGAGGACATTGAAGAATGTTCTCAAGATGATTATATTGCTTATTTAGAGGAATGGATTAGGAGAGCAGACAATGACATTAAAAACCTTAAAAAGGTGATGTCTACAAATTATTCCTCTATAGATGTAGAAGGATTATACGGAGAGGGTTATGATAGGTCTCTTCCATTGTAATATATTGTCCTCAGCATGACGTTAAACTGCTGAATTTCTAATGCATATTGTAACATCAGGGCTCTGTTTCCTGTCTATGAAGTTTTGCAGAATTGCAAAATGGAGAGAAAGCAATAAAATTGTTACAATGTGCATTTAGAACAGGCTACATATTAGGAGAAATTCTAATGTGTAGCCTTTTATTTTGTCATTTTTATTCTAAACCCCATAAATTGTAAATGTTATGACGCATCATTTGATGTTTTTGATGGCAGCAGCCACAGACACAGAAACAATTGTTAGCCATCTTAAGGATGCAGCACAAGATGTCATTCTGTTTCCTGATGATCAGGAAAAGAAAGAGCATCTTGTTATGCACTGTATGATGTTTCTTTTAAATCACCAATCAGGAGGTGATGTTTCTAAAGCCATGCAAATGGCTAAGGATGTTGACAATAGAGAGAAAAAGCTCTCTATGTTTGACATTGAAGATCTCCTGAACTAATGTCTTTTAAGAACTGTCTATTTCACCAATAGGCAGTTCTTCCTTCCTAAACCTAACAAAATCATTTAGTTATGAAATCTCAATTCAAAGCAAATTTATTGCTCACCATCATTTTCGCTATTCTACCATTTATTTTAGTATGGATAGCGTTCTTTATGACATTCTTCGCCTTTAGCAGTGTAGATGTGTTTACATCTCCTGTATTTTGGGGATTGTCATGTATATATTGGTTCATTTATATATGTGCTGCTATTCCAGCTATATGGGATGATAATAAATAACATTATAAAAATCAATTCATTATGAAAGAGTTTATGTACAATTTGCAAGCAGTCAATATTAAGATTGCTCGCTATGGGAATGGTCGTAAGGCCATTCAGCTCTACAGTGCTGTAGATAAAATGCCTGTAATGACAGCCACAATGAATGTCTCTGAGAAAGAGGTGGGCATTGAGGATGTTATTATTAAGGATTATTCTGAGAACATGGGCATTTATGAATGGCTCTTGAACAAGAACATTATTGAACCAGCTCATGCATTGTATGAATTGGCATTTGATAGTGTTCCTGTGTGTAAATTGCTTCCTGAGGAAGAATGGCATGATGAGAGTTTTCAATACGATCAGGACCTCTATGATTTCATTGATTAACAACATCTTATGAGATATATAATTGCAGCAATCATTTTGTTCTTAGGACTTCCATTAATACACCTATTGTTCACTACATTATTATTCATCATTGGTAATGAGAATGATTTTGTTGTTCTCCTAAGGAAGAATGATATAAAAGTGGGCAGTTTATTCATGTGGTTAACCATATTGTATGTAGTGATAATGGAAGTGATAAGACTAGACGATGAGGACGATGATAATAATAATCAACGTCCTGTAATATTTTAGGGTTTAGGTGGGAGGATCTCTATTCTTATGAATACGTAGATCCTCTCACTTATTATCTATTTATTCTATTTAATTTTACACATAAATCGCAGTTATTATGTCAAAACTGAATTTAGTAGTGCTTGATGTGCAAAAAACAGGCATCAAGTCACATGGTCCTACAGATGATAGTGGGGCAGTGAGAATCCTCATGAAAATATGTCAAGATCAACCTCTTGCATATTTTGAGCAAGTTCCAGGATTGTACATTGCTGACTTAGAGACAGGAACAATTAGAAAACCTGTTTTAAAATTAGAGATATGAACAACACTGTAGAACTAATAGGCTGGTATGGAAGTGATGAAGTTCATGCTCAAAGTGCTTGGACATCAACAAATAGGGATTTAACACCTGAAAAGGTGGAAAGAATCCCTAATTTGTTAGAGATGTTGGCAGAGAATGGTCATGAAACACCATTTGAGAAGTCAAGCTTGCATTTTCTGGTTACATGTGATCAAGCATCACATATACACTTGCTTAAGCATAGGATAGGTGTAAGTATTAATGCAGAGAGTGCAAGGTATAAGGAGTTGAAAGAGGACAAGTTTTATGTTCCTGAAGATTGGGATGATATACCATATAATGGATACCCAAATTATCCTTTCATGTTTAAAGATGGTACAAAATTGGATTGGATTGAAATACTTAACAACTATACAAAAATTGGTAATCAACTATACCACGATTGTTTAGATGATTTAACACCTATTTTAGGAAGGAAAAGAGCAAAGGAATCAGCAAGGTTCTTCAAGACCATGAATAGCCAAATCACTATGGATGTGATGTTTAACTTTAGGTCATTTGTTCACTTTCAAATGCTGAGAAATCATCATGATGCCCAGTTGGAGATTGCTGATATAGCACAGAACATGTTAATGCTTGTTAAGAACATAGAAGGAAAACCATTTGAGCATACACTAAAAGCCTTTAAACTGTGAAATACAGAATAAACGAGATCAAGTACAAAGGCAAGACAATGTACGAACCTCAAGTCTGCAAAAAAGTAAAGACTAAAATACCAACAGGGGAGTGGGAAGTAGTAGAGACTTGGGATAGGATTATAGGAAAATATAGTATTATCACTTATGAAACTTATTATTACACGCTTCCAACAACTATAGAAGAAGCAGAGGAAGTAATAAAAGAGTACCACAGAAAACTTCAACCACCTACAGAACCCATCATCAAGACAATAAAAGAGTTTGAGCTATGAAAAAGTCAACATGGATTGTATTAGGAACAACGTATGTAGGTCTTATTATTTACACATTAAACCAATTATTATGAAAAAACTCATTATTTTAGTAGTTATTGCTATATTAGTGTTGCAAAGCTGTGCAACAGGATATGGCTGCAGAGGAAGATCAAAAGACATGACAGGAACATCAGGACGTTTCAAAGCAATATAACATGAAAAACACGTACGAAAGACTTAAACCAGAATACAAGAAAGCGCTTGAACAGTATTATGCAAAACCTTATCCAAATACTTATGCATATGCAAAAGAAAGATTGGAAAAGTATTTCTCTATAGGAGAAGTACCTTTTGGCGTGATGGTGGATCTTAAATTTGCTGTTCAAGCATGTTCTCAAGAGTTTCGTGGTAAGAATATGACTATATCAGAAATGTATGATATGTTCTATAAGCCTGATGAAATGGAGAGCGTAAAGGTTGATGATTTTGTAATCTCTTAAAAATAAATGTTGTTGTTCCCTTGAGAAAGGAGATGAGTAAATGTAGCTAGTAGTGTTGCTACCAACACAGGGGACTTCTCATCCCCACTTTTAACAGTCAGGTGGCGAAATTGGTAGACGCTTTATGTATTTGTGATATAAAAAAATTGCTATGGTCAGAGTCTCGGCAGAGTTACCGCATAGGTGGTGTCCAGAACACCTAAGCAATACATAAGATGGTGTACAACAATACAGGTTCGAATCCTGTCCTGACTACTAAA